TGGGCGCACCTGGCATCTCGTGGGTGCACTCCTTCTCGGGAATAGAAGGAGGCTGTATCTCGTGGGTGCACCTGGCATCTCGTGGGTGCACTCCTTCTTAGGAATAGAAGGAGGCTGCATCTCGTGGGCGCACCTGGCATCTCGTGGGTGCACTCCTTCTCGGGAATAGAAGGAGGCTGCATCTCGTGGGTGCACCTGGCATCTCGTGGGGGCCGGCTGCATATATCCAGACGGATCCAGGCAGGCGGGCAGGGGACAAACATCTCAGGGCGGCGGGGGTCTCGCGGCTGAATGAAGGTTCTCGGGTTTTCCCAGAAATTGGGATTTCTCTAATTATCAATTATTTATCTTCTCCTCTCGGGCGGTAAAAACAAAAGGCTATCTCTCGTAAAACCTTAAATGCCAATAGTTTAGAGGGGATTTAAAATTATTCAAAAATAATTTGTACTATCTGAAATCTTAAATAAAAAATACCTAAAATATATACTATCTCATCAAAAAATATATAGAAAAATAAATAAATATATAACTTTTAACTAGAAATATTTGCAAAAACCAAATAAATATATTACCTTTGCACTGAAAATTAAAGAATATATATAACTAAAGAGATAATGGAAGGAAATAATAAACCAAAATCGGAAATCAATCTCCGTAAACTGATGCAGAAATTAGGCTTGGGCACAAATGCTTTTGCCGAGAAATGCGGCATGTCATCGCAATCGATGTCGCAGTTCCTCCGCAACAAGTCGTTAACGACAAACACCATCTATCGCATAGCCACAGCTTTGGATATAGACCCTCGTGATATGTTCTTCCCGACAGAGGAGAAGAATGATCTTTTCTCGAATGCTGATAAGAAAGAGCAGGAGGGTAAAACTCTGAACGCTACGCTGGGGGGCGATTTGCCGGAAGGTGTCACCTGCAGAGACGTGAAGTTTGTGCAGCAGGCAGAAGAAAATCAGCAGCAGATGATTCAGACTTCCACCTTCTGCCCTCACTGCGGCAAGAAAGTAAGAGTGGGAGTGGTGCTACTATCGGGGGAATGTTGAGTGTTGAGTGTTAAATGTTGAATTGCCTACGGACTCAATGGCGCTAGCCTAATTCAACATTCAACATTCAACATAATGATTGATAATGTATAACTCTTAAAACAAAAATGAAGAAATGAAAAAGAACTTTTTTATGAAGATGAAACGTTCCATGATGGCTATCTTCTCGGTAGTAGCCATGGGAATGATTACGGCATCGCTGGCGGCTTGCAGCAGCAGCGAGGACGAGAGCGAGAAGGAGGCGGCTAAGGTGAAGGAATATCTTGCCGGAAACGAGTGGACCATCAACAGCACCAGGGGTACTTATTTCTACTACAAGAACCACATGGTTTATTATGAGGATGGTGGCGATCTGACTCCAGGCGGTTATGTTATCGAGCCTAACACTGCCTTCGGCTACTGGCAGATGGATGGCGACAGGCTTACTACCCGCTTCGAGGTGGGCACACCGAAAAGCTTCAATATCGGCAATCTGCTGAACGAAACTATCTCGGGTGTGCATCTGCAGGAGAGCAACAAGATTACGGGCAGCAGGGTATCGGTAAGCATCGATATGCGCCCGCTGATTGTGGGCACCTTCGCCAACGGCAATGAATGCCAGATGAGATGCGGCAATTCGCTGAATGATATATCCGATGAGACGGACCATGATGCAGCGATAAGGGGTACTTGGTATTGCATCGTAACTATGACAAAGGACGGAAAGAAGAAGAATTGCATGAGTTCCATGACGTTTAACGAGGATGGCACCATGCACATGGTGATAGAGGGTGAGAAGGACTTCACTACCACCTATTCTACGAAGAACGGAAAGGTTACGATCAATGGTTATCTGGTAGAGAACCATGTGGCCACCTTCTATTACACGAACCTTTACGGTTCGCTCATCAAACTTTATAACTGCGAAAACGGCTACCTCTCGTCGATATGGAGGAAGAACAGAGACGAAGCGTATCAATAGCTCCGAGTAAGTCCCACACGCCCTGAAAGGGCAGAAAATCCTAGCCCAGGGCGTATGCGTGTTTAGGAATAAGATGAAGCCTTCTGCTCCTCGGATTAAGGAGCGGAAGGCTTCATCTTTTTTAGAGAACAGCAAAAGAATCGCTTGGGGCGTGCACTTTACTACGAAAAAACGGACAATTCTTACGGATATGAACAAAGATTTACAGATGATTTCTAGTTTTTCTCTGATTTTCTCTGAATTTCTCCGATTTTCTCTGAATTTCTCTACATATCTCGGTTTTTCTTCGTATCTTTGCAGTCGAAATTCCGCTGCCCGTAAAAAAGGTGGCGGTGTTATAATCTTTAAAAAAGTATTAAAAAACGATGCAGCCCTGCCGTCCGCGATGGATAGCAGGGCTTTTTTAAAGTTACGGACCAGCGATGGAATCGCTGGGGACGGGGGCGCAAAGGGGTTAAGGCTTTTTTTACCTTTTTACTTTTTTACTTTTAAGAGATGAGCCTGCCGAGAAGGATAACGAGGAAACATCTCACCACATCTTCCCACTCGAAACATGGCAGGGATATACCTTATATTGCCAAATCTTCTCTCATAATTTAGTATCTTTCCCATAATCATGCACAGATTTTACGTCCTAACTTGAGGCGACTGATAAACATGTCAAAAAATCCGTATATATAAAACATTGCTGTTACTACCATAATCGTAAAGCAGGAATCTATCATGTCATTTGTCGTGTACCAGCTCCACTCCACTATGTGAGACGCATTCACACCAAAAAAATAGCGTTAGAACGGCTTTCTTGCCAAATTCTAACGCTATTTCTATATCTACTTATCAGTGTTTATCCTATCACAACATCAAGGGTCTCCATATCAGCGAACTTCAAGCCGCAATCTTTCGCTGCCTTGAACAACTCCTTCTCGTCAACTGCCTCGATGGCTACCTCTACCTCCTTGTCGGCAAGTTCCTTGAAATACTTCTCGGTCTTCTGCTTCTGATTGAAGAAGTACTCATTGACCTCAGCAAACTTGGCTGAATCGTCCTTGGTGTATTCGTAGCCCTCATCGGCGTGCTTCTGCTCCAACTGCTGGCACTCCTGAAGCTTGCACTGCATCTCCTCGAGCTTATCGTCCTTCAAGCTCTGCTGCGCTTCCTCCACATCCTTGTCGTAGGTATCGGCTACTTGGCGCAGTGCCTTCATATTCTTCCAAACTCGCATAGCGGCATCATCGCTCATTGATGATGTCTTCAATGCCTTCAATGTCTTGTAGGCTGCAACAGCCTCGAATGTCTTAATCTTTTTCATAATTGTTTCTTTATTTTTATGTTATACAATATTCTTCTCCAGATTGCCATAGCAGAATACCTTTCCTATTAACAGTGCAAAGTTAAGAAAATAATTCCGAATAGCAATGCAGGAGGAGCAAAAATTACGAATTTAAAAATCAGCTTCCCCTCGTTGGGTAATCACTAGGTCGCAACGTGTCTGCTCTCTCGGTGAGAACGTAAACCACAAATACGTTTCTAGCACATTTGTTACATTAATAATATTTACGTTTTAACGCATAATATAACTACCTCCTGGAGGAACTTGTTTCCATCCACCATCTATATTAATTTCAAAAGATAATTGACACATTTGTCCATAATATCCTCCTTCATAAACGTTATCAAATCTTATATATACTTCAATATAATCTGTTCTATCACCTTCAGGAATAGTTACAGAGCCTGCACCTTGACCAGAGCTATTAGATACATAACCTCTTCCGTATGTTGTCTTATTATTACCATAAGTACAAACGCTTCTAAACATACCATCAGTAACGGTTAATGCACCATCAGGAAGTTTATATATTTTAGCTTTACAAATACAACTAGCACCAACTAATTCTCTCAACGATGAGAAATCAACAAAACCACTAGAACCACTTTTAATACTTTCCATATTAATTTGTCTAGGATAATAATTAAAACGAATACTACCTGGATAACTTATAAAAATTATTTTTGAATTATCTTGTAAATTTGCGTTACGAACATTCGCTAAAAAAGGTACAATTTCAATTCTTTTATTATGACCTATATCAAAAGTTATTTCTTTACTTGCATATACATAATCTGTTGGTTTTTGGCAATTACCAACATAATAATTTTTATAAATCTTATCAGTAGTATTATATGGTGAATCATAACAAATTTGAATCCAAAAAGACCAATCTAAATACAAATCGGTAATTATATCTTCCATAGTAACATTTGTATTATCATCCACATTTGTATTCTTATATAGAACACAATTAAATTTAGGAGTTGAAGAATAATAAATTTCAATATCACTTAATTCACGAATAGAAGTTTGGAAACAATTAAATTTTGCTTTAGCATTATAGTTTCTAAAATCACCTAATCTATAAGGAGAATTAGCACCACCTTTTGGGAAGTGTTTTCCTGAAGCATTTACAGCATGCGAACCGCTAGTACTTGCATCTTTATCAATACCGTTACTTCCATATACATTATCAATATAAAAATTTTTACATGCTTCAATTGCAAAACCTTCTCCTCCATAATTATTACGTAAGTTCTTATAAGTATCCATAGGTATATTCATACCACAACGAACAACACAAGTATATTTACTATATGAAGATGTTGCTTTTTCATCAGAATCTTCTCTAATAGGATATTCTTTAAATTCACCTTTACAACTAATAGGTTTATACCTACTCCATATATTTATATTCTCACTCTTACAAAGAGTAGCAAGGTCATTGCTACTCTCTCCAAGAGCTCGTTTAACATCATCAATGCTAACAGGAGCACTAATAATTCCAGTTTCACTATTGTAAGACATAATCTTTATTTTTTAAATATTCAACTTTAGTTTCTAATTCTGTTACAACTTCTTTAGTAACAACTTGCTCTACTGTTACATTGAACACTTTCGCAAGCTATAATATAAATCGTTTCATACGCTTTATCTTTAGAACTTAAAACACTAGGCAAGGCAGCTCTATAAGAGCCACCCTGCGTTAATACTCACGATACTTACTCTGCTGCCTCGCTTGCCATATTAGCGGCGATAGCGGAATTAACCTCCTTAATCAATGCTGATACCTCACTGAGCTTGCTCTGCGGAACACCGCTGATGTTGTAGGTCAGCTCGCTGCCGTTGGAGCTTGCGTTCGCATTGCCGAGATAATTACCATTTGGATCACCATAGATACTCATATTGATGCTCTCAATGTTGCCACCAGTCTTGTCAACATTGTAGGTGATTTCTACTCGATAGCCACCCTTGGTATAAGTGGCGGTTGTCTGTTCACTCTTCTTGTTAATCTTTAAATTCTCCATTTTCTTAACTAATTTAATAAATTAATATTCTTGTTATCTAATCTCTTCTTGTTGCAGTCTTCCTTATCTCCACTCAATCGCTGAACCTCTGATTCAAGGAAGACCACCCGAGCCTTCAACCTGCTGACCTCATCGCCCACCTGCTCGATAGCACCGAATGCCGTTGCAATCAGCTTCGGAGACCAGTAGTTAATCTTGTAATAGCCCTTCTCGTCAGTCTCCACGATGTCCTTTAAGTGAGGGCTGCACAAGACGTGCTGTGCAATCCAACCGATAGACCTTGTGTTGTCCTTCTTCCAAGCAAAGCTGAACGTGCCACCCATTGCCTTGATGATACCCAAGTAATCCAGCTTCCGCAAATCCTGCTTCAAGCGGATGTCAGAAGATTGATAAGCTGTAACTCCACCTTTAGCAAGAATGCTATTAGGGAAGTAAGTATTCATATAAGGGTCATAATCATATATATGACCCGTAGTACTAATTGTATATCTGTCATTAGAATAAATATATTTAGTTAAAGCTAAAGCTCTAATTTTAGCAACAATACCATTACGTAAATAAGTATGAGTATTGAGATGACTAAATACTAATCTTACATAACGATATGTATCATTACCAACATTTACATTTAAAGGACCAACACAAATATCACATTTGTGTGACCATCCTTTCATTATTTTAGAAACATATTCTTTATAACCACCAGTACTACTTCCAAAGTATACTTGACATTTTATATCAACTCCATTATTTACATCAACACTTATCCAACTAAGTTCTTGATATATTTCATCAGGAATTTTAACAGTAACCCTAAGTTGATTTTTCTTTATTTGAGCAAGTTTATCAGCATTAGTATCACCAAGCAAATTATTACACCCTAAATAATAATAAACTACTCCAGTATTATCATTTACAAGATTAAATCTACTTTCTGGATTACCAGGATATGTATTCCAACTAGCACCGTTATCCATTGAATATTCTACTTGTATATTACCCTGAGGAATACCATTAAACATATTAGTAACATTAGCTCCAATACTACCATCCCAATTTTGTACTCTAGTACCAAAAGCGTTTACATCAGCAGTAGTAGGCATTATACCTTTAGCTGTTAATAAATTATTAATATGAGTAGAACCGTTAATAGTAGCAGTATTAATAGTTATATCTTTAAAAAGAGCATAACCACTTTGCATTATTTTCCAATTATTACTATCTACTTGACTACATATATCTTGAACTTTCACCCAATTAGTATTATTACCATTACCTAAATATAAATCACCACCACTACCTCCAATTCTAGTTGCGGCATCAGGAGTTATGGTTGTAATACCTGGAAATTTAAGTGTACCATTACTTTGTGCGCTATTAGCCTCAAACACAGAACCATCAGCTATACCAAGATAAATAGTCTTATTACTATGATTATATTTAAGACCAGCCCATTGATTCCAATCCCAACTAGTTTCACCAAAACGAATAGCATTACCAGTATTGAATATTACTTGGTCGTCTATAGCAGATATACGAGCATTAGCACTTATATTATTATTTAATCGTATAGCTCCATTACTAGAGTTATTATTATTTATGTATATTGTTCCATTAACATTCCCAGTACCATCAAAACTTTGACCCCATATCGTTCTTGCTGCCGCAAGTTTTGTTGCAGAAGCTACATTGTCAGAAGTTAACGCTAATGTACCACCTACTGATGGAAGATTAACTGAATTTCTATAATTACCAGTAGTTTGTAACCTAGTAGAAAAATCATATTTACCACTATTATCATTATGAAAATCAATATATTTACCTACTTCCATTACTCCATCGCTTTCTATAGTAGGTATATGTCCATAGGGTGCAACATTACTACCATTAGGATGATAACCATCGAGAGTATCTGCATTTCCTGCACTACTAGCATAATTAACACTAATGTTCGATACGCTTTTAGTTGTCCCACCAACTGTTAAACTAATACCATTATTAGAATTAGATAGAGCAGTAAGAAGTCCACTTGCGTGATAACCATCTACAGTGTCAGAATTGCCTGCGCTGCTAGCATATCCATTATGCAAAGCATTATATAAACTATTTGCACCTTTTTGACTAAGACTTGTACCAGTAGAAGTTCCACTATAACTATCAGTAATTCCTCTCCAAGTATTTTGCCAAGTAGTAGAAACACCATTGATAGTAATAGTTTGACCACTTACAGAACCAGTAACAAAGTTTTTGTCATTAGTAAGTTGACTAAGTTTAGTAAGATTACCTTTATGATAAACTTCATATTCAGCATCATATTTACGAGTAGTTCTAACTACATTATTGCTAAAATATAATACTCCATTTGCTGCACGAATACCATCATAGTTGCCATTACTTCTACAAAAAAGAATAGCTTCTGTAGGGGAATCAGATAAATCGTGAGTATAAACGCTATTAACTCCAATAATATCAGAATTTCGCATATTTATACCATAAGCATTATTAGAATAATATCTATCATTAGCCATGTTAAGAATACTAACATCTTGATGACTAGTAAGATAACCTTGACTTTTAACCCAAGATTGCGTAGCATACCCATTAAGAGATTGATGACTAGTAAGATACGTTCCTAAATCTACAGCAGTTCCACCAGTAGCTGCAATAGTTTTAGTAACACCGTTAATCTTAACACTATGTGTATGACTAGTTGCCGACTTACCACTAAGAAGTGAATCTACACTACTTTTGGTATAATAGTTAGCAAGACTTTGGTGAGAAGTTAAAAATGTAGCACCTTTAGTAAATGTAATACCCTTTCCGCTTTTAGATACAGACGTGATAGCATTCCCACTTCCACTTACAGATATTGCATTAACGTAACCATCAAGTGACTGATGACTAGTCAAGAACGTACTACCTTTAACTACGCTGATAGTAGTACCATTCTTGGTGACAGACGTAACCGCATTACCGCTACCGCTAACACTAACGTCCATAGCCGAGCCTCCTTCTAGGCTGGAGATACGAGAATCAAGAGCCTTGATGGAGTAGGCAGAGGCAATCTCACTCAGCGATTCTGATGTAAGCTTCAAGGCACTTGAATAACTCTTAACACTGCCGTTCAAGCCGCCACCACTGGATGATGATGTCCCAACACCATAGGCAGAAACACCACCACTAGTATAGAGGTTTGCCACCTCGTTAGTCGTAGTGTTCGTAATCTTCAACGCCTTATTGGTTGCATCATACTCCATCTTTATGTTGCCGATGGAGATGTACTTTCCGTCAGGCACGATGATACTTCCGTTAATATCGGCAGTACCGTTAAACGAGTTACCCCAAAGCTTGTGAGTATTCGTGAGCTGGAGAGCCTTTTTCGCTGAACCGCTTGTAAAGTAGCCCTGCAAGGTGGTGATACTCGTCTTGTTGGTGGATATGCCCGAAGCGTTCACCCCTTCTGCCTTTTTCGCTCTTGTTACCTCATCAGATATAGACTTATTGATTCCATCAACGATACCACTTAAAGTGTCTGTCTGCGCAATATTGGCGAGGAAGCTCACCACCTCGTTCCACTTATTGATAACGCCGTCCGCAGTCTCCTCGTCAGTAGTTATAAGGGCGTACCAGTCATAGGCACTATCCCAACAAGTTACCTTCGTTGATGTAATGCCGTCTAGTACAGACTTATTGCTATGAGTATGCTTTGCTGATACCGCACCATCCCAAGCCGTCTGCTTTGTTGTTGTTGGGATGGAGTAACCAGAAGCAAGACTAATAGCAAACGTACCGCTTGTTGTGATAGTCTTAGTTTCGCACGTCAAACCAGTAGGAAGGGTAAGAGCTACAGATGTAACAGTACCCTTATTGGTAGTATAGCCCTTTGCATCAATCTCCGCTTTGGTATAATAGCTTGCGAGAGACTGATGAGCAGTCAGATACCCTTTATCATTGGTAAGCTGGCTTACCTTCGTGATGCGGTCAGTGATTTCTGTCCACTTATGGGTATGCGCACTAGGTGTGAATGTTGATGGCTTACCCGTGATGTTATTCCAAGAGAGATTAAGACCGCCAAGTTCTGTGGCTATGTTGTCAATTCGGCTGCTGAGAGCCTTGATAGCATAGGCATTCGGAATACTAGTCAAGTCTGCATCCGTATAGCTTCCTTCTAAGATTCTCGCATAGCTGATTACGCTTGCAATCAAGCCGCCACCACCCGTGGTAGATGCTCCTGCTCCGTATGCCGTGATACCACCTGTGGTATAGAGATTTCCATCAATTTTGATAGCCTTATTGGTTGCATCATACGTGAGCTTAATGCCATGGAAGGAGATTGCACCCTCGAATGTAGCATCGCCCGATACACCAAGTTTGGAAAATGGAGCGTTTGGCTTCAAAGACACAAGGTCATCAACGCTTGTTCCTGCACTTCCTGCCTTCCAAGTCGGCTCGAAAAAGGTGAGGTATGCGCCAAGATTCTTCTCGCTGATGATAAACGATGTCGGGTCTGCGTGAACCCTACCATCAGTTCCCCACCAGATAGCGCCATTAGCCAGATAGCCGGAACCATCAAAACGGACGAGAGAGGTAGCTGCCTGTTTTGAATAATCTTCCTTCTTATCGAAGCCAACCACCTCACCATCGTTCATATATCCACCCCACCAGGTAGCAATGCCGTTTCCTTTCGCCGTCTTGTCAATAACACCATTAATTCCACTCTCCACCCGCTGGGTCTCAGGGTCACGCAGGGCGATGAGAGAGGTAAGAATCAATCCACCATTGATTTCCGTCTCCACACCATCGGCAAGCACTTTTTTCAGATATTGATAGGTAGCCACATCACCGATAACTACACCGAGGTCGCCATATATCTTTCTAGTGATGTATGCGTTCGCCAGACCCAGCTTGTCGTAGAAAGAAGCATAGGCAGACTGAAAATTAGTGAACTTCGTTCCCACTGCTGAGACGATGGTTGCCTTGCCGTTAGTATCAGCCTTATTATATCTTGCCGAAATATCGGAGAGATACGTGACGAGTTCCGTCTTGGCTGTAGTGAGTGTATCGAAAGCGGTTTTGAGGTCAATGAGTTCATTAGTGTTTGCCAACACCTCTGCTTCCTTCACCTCATTGTACGACTTCTGTGCTGCCGCAAAATCATCCTCAAGTCGCTTAGAATCCTGCGCCATTGCCGCAATCTCGGAAGGCTCTAGGTAGCCATTGGTAACATAATTATCAAATTCCTTCTTGTTACCAGTGACCGTATTTCCGAGGATCGTAATGTCCTTCTGTGCGTTTTGTGCCGCCTTCTGAGCATCTTTTGCTGCCTGTTTTGCTTCGTTGGCAACGGTATCATCGGTGTTCTCCTTGATATACTGAGACAATTCCTTGCCATCCACAGTGGATTTAGCGGAAATCTTACCCTTAACAGACAGTTGCTTAGTGCTGCTATCATATCTAATATAAGAGCTGCCCTCATAGCCATTCTCCTTTGTAGGTCTATCGCCAACATACATATCACCATAGACGTTGAAGAATGCCTTGTTAGTCTGCTTATTCACACCATATTCCACATACTCCCTATTGGCAAAGGAATAGCTGTTGATGCCGTGATAGAGGCTGATGGATGGCGAATAGGTATCTACCGCCGAGAAGATAAGGCAGTTCTGACGTTCTACATCGGTTCTGTTACCGCACTGGTTGAGCACATCACCTTTCGCAGGAACATCGCTTGCCGTAGCGCAATCGGTATCAGAGAGGTCGATGTAATGATATTTCTTTCCTTCCAACTCTACAGGTTCCTCGTCACGACCGATTGCCAATCGCCAATAGAAGTGATTGCCAGCCTTGTGATAAGTGCCCTTTCGAACGTTGAATGATTCCGAGCGCACTTGGTCGTTAACCGCGAAGTCGTTATCTACCGCATCACCATCCTGCTCTGCTAAGAAATAGCAACGATAAGCCTTCTGTGACACATTATTGTATGTCACAGTAACTTCTTCTACCTTATGAGCCACCACGCCACCAGCAGGAGAGATTATCTCCTTACCGCCGATGGTGGATGTTTTATTAATGACCAGCTCCTCGAAGATAGCCTTCATTCTTACCTCCAAGTAATCTGTGATGAGGTGCGAACGACCTTCTGCATCTGTAGTCCACGAGCCTCCGTTCTCATTGTTGGAGTTACCGACATGCAATCCACTAAAGAACTTCTGCACCTTCTCCCATGTGATTGTGCCATAGGCCGTATCATCCTTATCCTTGGCAAGGAAATGCTTCACCCCAAACTGGCCGAGATACTGAGGGGTAACAACGGTATCATTGCTTGTTTCCAGGGTGCCGTTACTGTCAGCAACGCCCTTCAGTTCATGCCCACCCAGGAAAAGACTGGTTACGCGAGCTACCTTTGCCGACAATTCATTAAAGTTTGCCTTCAGAATCTCCTTGAGGAAGGTGATGGTATCTGATACGGAATTATACCGCCACCATTCGCCTTCACCGCCGCTGGCTATCGCCTCGTCGGTAGCCAGTTTACCGCAATTAAAATGCTGTTCCCATTCTCGCTTTCTGGTATTGTCGGCATCGGTCTTTACAGCAGATATGATACCGCCTGTAAAGATATAGTAATAAGCCTCGTTACCTATCTGCACACCTTCAGTTCCGGAAGATGGAATAGTCTTACCATATATATCTATCTTCTCACCAGGGAACACGACGGTAGCCTGGTTATTATCGGTGGTAGACTGTCGGGGAATGGCGATATACACATACTTCCGTTCGCTATCGGGGAAGATAGAAGGGTAGGCAGCAAGCGTCCAGCGCTGATAGTTGTGACCGGCATCATAGCCCAAGCCTGGCACATCGCTCATATAGCAGAGGACCGAAGCGCCCGATACTACACTACACTGGATGTAGTCAGGCTCTCCCATCGAATTTAGCTGGATATAGAGCGCAGTGCTCGAGATCCAATAATTTGTATTTTTTGCTTCTGTTGCCATTTTTTTGTTTGGATTTTTATTTATTTATAAGGCAAAGATAAAGGTTTTCGCTTTTTTAGTGGGGACAAAAAATGTTGAATGGGATTTTTAAATGTTGAGTGTTGAATGTTGAATTGCCTAACGGACTCAACGGCGCTAGCCTAAATCAACATTCAACATTCAACACTCAACATTAATAAAAGCATTCAACACTAAATAAGCGGGTTGCCGTTGATACCGAGCTTGGCAGTAAAGGAAACGGAATACATATTTTTGTTGGTTTCGTCCTTGATGGTTATCTCATCTTCAAGATTGATGGTACAAGGAAGCCAGGCATCATTGGCTTTCAGCCATACGTGCTCAGACATCAGGAACTCATGGAGATACCACTGCTGCCATGCCTTGGTAAGCGGGTCGCTCTGATAGAGCCAGCTTTCACGATCATTCTGCTTCTGAATAGCAGCACGGGAGAACTCATTGAAAGTTTCCTGAATAGCTTTCGTATATTGCGTGCTCTCGACACTCATCTTCTGAGAGTAGGATTTCGGCACGCTGATACTCTCTAGACAACCGAAGCGGTTAATGAAACGGAAGGTGGTACGGTCTTCAGCTTCAGAGGATGGTAGAGCATAGATAGGGTGCCCCTGAATGCTCTGCGCACCTTCCTTCGTGATTTCCTGCTCCCTAGATACAGGGGCGGTCAGTGAGCTGCTGGTAGCTAAGTTCTGCCCTGCGCTATAGGAGACAGGATAAACAAAGCTCTCGCCTACAACGGCTATTTCGTGGGTATCAGTCGGTTTGCAGGAGAGAAGGGTGACAGCCTTCGTTACGCCCGATTTCAATCGTTCTATATCGCTGAAGGCTCCGGCTATGCAGCGAAGGTTGGTTTCACCTTTATTCTTCGAGCCATCAGCTGGATAATAGACCTCGCCTACACCGGTATGCACCTCGCCGTTGTTATCCATATACTCATCGTAGGCTTTGATGTACCAGCTTACCACGGGGTAGGTGGATGGAATGGCAGTATACTTGTAGCTATCCAGCGTAATGCGGAGAGCAGAGGATATATCGAGCGATACATCACTTCTCTCGGTGGTAACAGGAATAGTGAGCTTATTGGTTTCGTAACTGCCCGTACCATTATCAAAGTTCACTTCCACGATAACCCGATGGAAGGATGGATTCGTAGCCACGGATGGGGTGATGGTAAAGGTTATCGGGTTTCCTGCAAAGACAGAACCCGATGTGAGATTGATTTTCTGTGCCATAGTTATTTAGTGTTGAGTGTTGAATGTTGAATGTTGACTTTCTGCTCGGTGAGCGCAATTACATCAGAAACGAGTTTGCAATCTTTCGCCTCTTCCGGGGTAATTTTGATATGGAACATCATTTCCACCTGCTGGATCATATCGAGAAAGTCAATAGACTCCAGTTCTACCTCGTCACGGAGATTAGAGGAAGGGGTTACTTCGTGTTTTACCCAAGATGTTTTCAGGCTGTTCACGATAGCGATAATGCGAGAGGTTATTTCTTCTTTTTTCATAACTATGCTTTTGAGATGATAAAGGATGAATTGGTACCTCCAAAGCCAAAGGCATTACAGAGGATATGATGAGGGGAATAATACTTAGGGCGCATCACCAGGTTAAGATGTGGGAAGGCGCTCTCCTCGGTGGTGGCTGCATGAAACAGACGGCCATAAGTGAACATGATTACGGCTTGCACAGCTTGCGATACACCTGCCATCCAACACTCGTGACCCGTCATACCTTTTGTAGCTACTACGTTCGGACAGATAGGGAAAATTCTCTCTATTGCCTTTGCCTCGGCTTCATCGCCCATCGGTGTGCCGGTAGCATGAGCAAGAACTACGTCTATCATACCTTCGTCCAATCCTGCGTCCTTGATAGCATTCAGCATAGATACTTCTTCCTGATAACTATCAGGGGTAGTGATAGCTTTTCCATTGGTAGAGAAGCCATAGCCGGAAAGGGAAGCGAATGAATGCACCTTCTCTTCTTTCAATCGAAGACTATCCGATGATTCGAGGATGATGCAGGCTGCGCCACCAGATGGTGCCAATCCGTTTCTATCTTTACCAAACGGCTGCACTTTATCAGGTGAGAAGACACCGAGGGCATCGAAAGCCTCCATACAATATTCGGTTGTCGTTTCCTGCGCACCAATCACAATTACCATTTCAGTCTGTTTGCTATCGAGCAACATTTTTGCCAGTCCGATGGCGTGGCCACCTCCTGCACAAGCTGCGCTTACGGTGAGCGATAGGCCATGAATACCGAGGATGGTGGCGAGGTTCATACTGATAGTGGAATTAAGTGAACGGAACAGGGTTGTTACAGGCAATGTATCGTTGGAGTTACCATCATTTACATGATTTACTACATGTCTACTCTCCCAGCATTCCGAATCGTTGCTTACTATGAGGGAAACATTATGACTCTCAAGAAAATCCTTACTGACCTTTGCTTTCTTCAGCGCCTCGAATACCGCCTCTAGCACGTAGAAACCATGCAAAGGCATACATTCGTATTGCGCATGGGTAAGAACGTCTTGGTAATTTTTTTCATAACTATACACATTGCCGCATAAATCGGAGTTGTAACTAACACGCCATTCGTCGTGATGCAATCCGCATTTGCCCTTGTAGAGGTTCATGGCAACTTCTCTTGTATTTCTACCCATGGCAGAAATAATACCGGTTCCGGTAATCAATATCTTTTTATCCATTTTTATTTCGTTTTTATGTTATAAAACATATTTTCTAATTAAAAGCTTTTGCCCTTACAGGGCGACATAAACTACATTCTATATACCCAGGGTGTTGCCCTGGGCTAGGAGCTTCTGCCCTTACAGGGCGTACACTGTTAACTCAACCTCTCCCATTCCCGTCTTGGCATCGATGGTAGTATTCACCCTGTCTATGAGGCATTTCATACCGCCTATGTTCCACCATTCCTGCCAGTGGTTCGGTATATCGGCCACTTGCGCTACGGTAGTGGTACATCTTACCATAAACTTCTTTCTGTTCAGAAGAAAATAGGCGTAGGGGAGGACGAAGGTATCAAAGAGACCACGGGAGCGAATCTTCTTAACTACCTTACCGTTTTTATCTACCTCATCTTTATCACAAAGTACTACATTTTGATACTTCGGATCACTTAACCACGATGGTTCCTTGAAAGCTCGTATCTTGAGCGAGAAACGTTCACCATCGCCTACACCTTCCTGCACACCGTTGTAATCAAACACGTTGCCCATCATATCCAGTGAATCACATGCAAGGGCATACTTGCCTGACACGGTTCGCCACTTAGATGTGCCGAAATGGTCGTAGTTGTAATCGTAAGACTGGCGGGTAGCATCGCTACCACCTCCACGCATCAATGCAACCGCAAAGCCCCAACGTGAATCGTCCTGCAACGGAGAATTGCCATCATCGGTGCTCGACGGGTCGTAGCTTTCTACGAGTGATAGTGTCTGCTGCATGTAGAAATCGCAGAAGGCAGTAGAGATAGTCTGATTGATAATCTGTTCCACAAACTCATGCTCCATATCCTCATCTACATAAGCACAGAGGATAGGCTGACTATCGGCGATGGTTACACCATATTTCTTGCCGTTGTAGGAGTCGATTGCCTCGTGAGAGCCATAGGCAGCTTCTATCTCCTTGAAATAGTTCACATCATTGAACGGAACAGGAGTAAAATCTACCGAAATATCGTGAATGAAATCTTCGTTCTCATCGCTGCAATCTCCATATTCTACACCCTTAAACTGACCTACCTCAAAGAGTACCGGTTTCAAGTCGGCTGTCGTGGTTGCATCACTATTCACCTTTACGCGATAAGCGTTGCCAGTCTTGCGGTCAATATAGCAGTGCTTATCTCCACTACTCAGATTATGGAAGAAATCGATGTAGTCTAGATTATAGATGGTGGAGTTATCGCCACTATCTGGCGCAGGGTAATCGATGTAATCATAATCGGTAGAATAACCCATGTTCTTGTTTCTACGGCTATCGAGTACATTCTGACGCTGATCTTTTGCATCACTCTCTGCAGAATAGCGCATACGCACACCTGTAATCTTCTCGGTCATCGGGACCATGGAGTGGATGTAGGCATGAAACGTTCTTGCCTCATTACCGCTCTTGCGCAGTACATCACGAGTAAGGTAAGCTGTTACCTTCTTCTGTTCATAATCATACGAGAACTTGATACCGAAGGCGCTTTCAAGAGAGGAGATTACGGTGCTTACACTCTCATCAGGGAAATTGCCGCTGTTGGCTACCATATTGAGCACGTTTGCCTGAACATTGAACTTGCTGATTTTTGCCTCGATGCTAATACCGGTAACTTTGCCGCCATCATCACGAACCTCACCAACCTGTATATGCTCGGTGGTGCCTTCAGGTGTGTGGAGTGTTAATTCCTGAACGTCCTTATTCTCTGCCTTTACGATATTAATCTTTCCACCGCAACCACGGCTTTCCAGCCATGAATTGATATGCTCCTGGCTTTTGAAATAACCCGTCTTGATTTCGCCAGCTTTCTTCTTCTTGGCGATGACTTCGGCATCGTCTTTTCGGTAATAAGTACCATGGTGAGGGTGAAGATTAGGTTGTTTTGCGCCTGTAGGATCGTCCTCGTCATACTGGTAGCTGACGGTATCGTAGCTGCATACGGTCGTGAAGAAGCAGAGATGCTTCAAATCCTCTATCTGCATTAAGGCTCGCTTATCGAAAGTTACACCCAGATAGTCAAAGAGGCAATCGAGGAAATAAAGCACATAGAAGCAGATACCCGACTGCGGACGTTTGGCATCCAATACCCAATAAGGATAAAGGTCTTCATTCGTCCAGGTACAGTCTTTCGTGCTGATAACACCGCTCGCCGTCTTCTTGTCATCATCAAGACCATGATGTTTGTAACAGATACGGGCGTTGCAGTAAGCGGCTGCCCTGCCCGCGCCATCGGTTTCGCCATAGGCAGCAGCGGTGTTTATATAGTTACCGTTATTTGCGATGGTAGGCTCATTTACTGTATGGTTCTGCGGATAGGAACGCTCTGAGAGCTTATACGCATCACCTTTATAATGCTGGGTAGATGTGCTTGTATATTCCTTACAACTGGCAGGATAAGAGAAACCGAGTGCTTGCGGTTCGAGAACCTTGCTTACGCTTACGTGGGCGGCTCTGATTTCGTGGTTTTCCGTCTTATCATCCTTATGCTTACCTCCGGTAACAAAAACATTTACCTTTACCACAGGGTCGCTCTCTATATCCACCCTCACATTACCGATTTTCTCACCGATGATAATCTGGTCCTTTACAGGAATATCACGGCATTGCAGGTCGCTGATTAGCTCGCTGAAACTCTGCGTGCTGGCATCGATGTTCATAGAGAGTGAATCGGTTATTTCCTCATCGTCCTGCATGACCAAGGTACCGCTACGGAATGGCAGTCCGTCGGCATGAATGCGAGTAGGCAGGTGCTCCATATTCACGGCTTTCATGGCGGCATGAATATCTTCGATGTTCTTTACCAGCCATCGGTTGCCGTCCAGCGGAATAGAGAAAGGATAGGAGAACATTTCCGTATCGTTGAACACTGGGTTCTGGTCCTCAATATCTATTGAGAAATCATCGGGCAAAGCTACCGGCTTGTCGTTTATCAATATCGTAAGATGTGAGTTCATTTTCTGATTTCTATTTTTGCGTTATCGTATAAATCTAAGAGGCGATCGGTGAAGGTATCAATGATTGCCGTACCAAAAGCATTGATTTTCTGATGCCCATGGTCGTGAAGGGTGCCATCGGTGATGAAGACTACACTCTGGTCGTAGCTTTCTGCCTCGCTGCCAGTTACCAGGTGGGCATAGTTCCTGGCGATACCGTAACCTGCCTTGATGGTTGCCTTGCTGCCATCTAATAGCTCTACTTTGCAGCCTTCATTCATCACGAGGGCAGTAGCGGCATTATGGAGAATGACGTGCGCCTTACCCAGGACGTATATCTTTCGGGAGGAATAGAGGTGGATTTCCTCGTCTGTATCGCCTACAAGGACGGTACCGGTGGGCGAATCTTCATTATAGAAAATACCGCCCTTGTTAATATCTGATTTAAACTCCGGATATACGGCTTTGAAGGCATCGATTACCTGCTGCGGTACCTCGGTGATTAAGCCATGCCAGTATTTGCGCCATGCCTCGCACATTTCCGGAATACTCTGCGTGCTCTTGAAAGCATGCTGCGATTCCTGGCAGTTGCCGCTCTGGGCGAGGATATTGACGCAAAGGGTCTTGAAACGCTGCGTGCGCTGTTCTGGGGTTTCTTTATTCTTTGCCATATTGCTTTTCTTCTTTGTTTATAGGGCAAAGATAGGAGGTTTTTTCTTATTAGGGGGGACATAAAAATGTTGAATGTTGAGTGTTGAATGTTAAATTAGCCTAGCGGACGCAAGGGCGTATGCCTAATTCAACATTCAACACTCAACATTCAACATTACGCATAGCGCTACGCTTCGGGATCCTCTTGTACTTCTTCTATAGTTTTGGTGAGAATAGCTTCATAGCCGGAAAGCTCCTCTTCGGTCACGATGTCAGAGAAATCCTGGCGAAGTTTGTCTATGCGCTCCTTGATACCTTTCACTCTCGTCTGGGTAGATGGCTTATCCTTACGAAGGATATACTTGATGAGAGCATCGGCTTCTGCTTTGTGCTTGGCGGCTGCATCGCGTGCTGCCTTTACTTCCGGACGGTCGTTGGCAATTTTCTCGGCTACCTGCTCGGCAAAACGAGGGTCGCGGGATTGTGCCTTCTCATAGAATGGCTTAAACTGGGTACGGAGGGTCTGAGGGTCCACGGTAAAGGTTTTCTTTACGTAGGCGATATACTCAGGGTCTCCGGTCTTCTCGCTCAGTCGCAGATAGCATTCGCCCATCTCTCTATCTACTGCCTTGAAGATTTCCGGAAGAATATCGCTTTCGATTTCTACGGCTCTTGTGGCGAGAGCGGCAATCTCATCCTCGGTGTAGACGGCACTTTTGCCTTGAGAGATGGCTTTCTCGTTGGCTTCAGCCCTGGTCTTAGCCTGTTCTGCCTTGCTTGCCATCTCGCTGCGGAGGTCATGCACGGTGTTCACCTGCTCCTGCAGGGCGGTAGAGAGGAACGGACGCAACTGCATTAGGTTGGGCATGGTGGCAGCGATACTTTCGCCGTTAGGGTTGGCTACGATACCATTATAGGTAAGCGGCTGCAGGGTGGTGTCCGGTTTCAGGCTAGGGAAGAGAGACTGCTTCGCCTCTTCCATGGCTTTCTTTTTCTGAAGTTCGGCATACTCAATCTGTTCCTGCTTGGTAGGTCTGCCAACACGTCGCTTGTCGGTAGCAGATGATGCAGCGTTAGCTTGAGAGTTGCTGTAGCTGTTGAGATAGGCGATCATCTGTCGGGTACGGCGATGATAATCTTTAAACTTGCGTGAGTTCTCAATAAACGAGCGTGCATTACTTGCACTTTCCAGGAGAGACAATCCCTGCTCATAAGCATCCTTTTGTTCCTGGGTAAGCATTCTTGCGCCGATAGCTGGCTTCAAGATGCTGATGATTTCCTGTAAAGATAAATTTTCCATAAATCCTTGTTGTTGTTATTTATTTGAAAATTAAGAATATTTTTAGCACAGAATAGGGGTTACGAAGATACGAGAACCTTTTTGGTTGTTGTCGTAGCCTTCGCTGCCGCCCTTGTCATTCGATGATGAAGCACTGGAGGCGTTACTCGTCGATGAGGAGGAGCCGCCTTCTGTGGCGCTATCAGCTTTGGCTGCATCGAGTTTCGCTTGCGCTTCGGCTTCCTCTTTCTTCAGCAACCGATGAATGCTTTCCCTTACGGTAATGGCATCATTGTGCGCGGTGGAGCGGGTAAGCTTATCAAAACTGATAACTGATGTACGTTCCTTGAGATAGGCGGCTACAAGTTGACGTGCCTTCTTCAGCATCTTGTCGTTCTCATCAGCCTGCAAGAGGCGAGGAATGAAATCTTCGCCAAATGCCTCTTCCAGATACTCACTCTGGATGAAAAGCATATCAGGGATGAGACGCACAAACTTATCTCTGTTGCCGTAAATATCGAGATACGGCTGCAAAGACTCGCAGGTAGGGAAAAGCAGATCTCGATGGTAGTAATAGTACTTACTATCCTGCCAAAGGGTTACGATTTCCTCTATCGCTTCATGCCGTTTCTTCTCGGCTTCATCTGCATCATCTTTGCCGCTATCGGTTCCTTCATCTGTTCCTTCTGTACCATCGCCCGCTGCCTCGATAGGCATAGGAGTATTCACTTCCTTTGCCCATCCCTCCAAGAGGGAAAGCAGGTTATTGAGCGAGGTCATGGCAGACTGGCGATAGCTTTCCTTGCCTTGAGCAATCTGCTTGTCGGTGGCTACGGCATAGTCGTTGCTGGAGGCTACGTTGATACCGGAACCATTCACAGAAAGGGCTTGCTTCTCGATGTTCTGTGCCATCGCATCATTCACAATCATGCGCTGCGCATAAACCAGAAGCTCATTCCATGGGTCATTGACGTAGGTACCATCACCAACAGCCTCACAGAAGACCAAAGGGTCTAGGCTTGCATACTGCTTGCAGAGACGGTCGTATAGGGATGCTCCAAGGCGAGGCTTCAAGAAGTCCTTTTCGCTATTGTCGAGCATACCCTGCAGGTTGGCTACCTCGTCCACGGCATTGCTGGGGAGGTGGAGCCTGAGTTCTTGATTCGTGAAGAGTATCATATCCTTATTTTTTTACCTTTTTACTTTTTTACTTTTAATAGGTCTCTTGTTTCGCCACTCCGGTCTTCGAGTTATCGAGGGTGGTTAATACCTCTCGGTCTATCTGCCACACCAGGTGCTCGTCCCAATCGTTGAAGCGGCTCAAAACTTCCAGTGGGCGTATCATCAACTGCTGCAATGGGGCAAACTGGATTTGCTTGACCAGGAAACGTTCTCTCAGGTCGGTACCGCCCGATGATGCTGTATCGCCAGGAGTATTACCGATGAGCTTTGCATCAAGACCCATGGCAAAGAAGATGATACTGCTTATTTCCTGCAGCTCGGTCTTATCGGCATTTGCCTGATCATTTGCCTTGGTTTCGATTTCCACGATTTCCCAAGCCTTGTGTTCCTTTCCATCGCTGCCCGTGAAGGCAGAGGAAATGAGCGCCTGACCTGCATTATCGGGGTTGGCGAGCCATGTATTGATAGAAGTAAAGATTTCATTCTGAATCTCGCCGTGGGTCTTCTTTTTCTGCTCGCCCTGCTGCTGATAGAGCCTGCTGATATAGTCCTGATGGATATAGATAACTCTACCGATGATATTGCTGTTGCGCTTTCGGGTAAGGCGGTCATCTACGATGGTGAAGGCATACTCGAAGATGCTGCCGGCAAAGATAGAGTGCCAAAGGGCATCGGCATAGTAGGGGCCGCCGAAATCTCTTGGCGACATGATAAAGCGGGTAGGGCGTTTCTTGCGGCTTACGTTCTTCTGACGTGCCTCGCGTATCTTGCGCTGCAAATCCTTTACGGCTGATGTAGTAGGGAGATAAGGGATTGCTGCTATCTTGCGGTCTTCCTCTTTCTGCACACCGACGTATTGGGTTGGGTCGAGCCATTGGTTGCTGACGTAGGCATAGTTGATGCGGTAGTTTTCGTCCATGCGCTCCAGTCGGGTAGTGAAGATGCTGCGGTGCTTCAGACCGATCACCTTCGGAGTCCACTGTGCAGTAGGAACGGCCTTGCCGTTCTCGTCGAGGGAACGCTGATTGAGCTGGAGCTCTACAAAGCATTGTGACATCAAAGCCATATCTCCTGCCAGGTCGAGGAAGGTCTGCATCAGGTCGTTATTTTCCAGGAAATCACGAAGCTGGGCATTGGTTTCTTCCCATTTGCGGAGAGCTTCTTTCAGAGATTTCATCTCCTCGCTTTCCCCTTCATCGGAGGATAAGACCTGCGATTGAACCGCAGAGAACGGTGACTCCTCCTGCTGAGACTGCCCGTTCTGGTTCTGCTGCTCGTTCTGGCGCTTAGCTTCGGCGGCTGCCTCTTCCTTGGCTTTCAGGTCAGCTATCTGACCTCGGAGCAGGACTCCTGCGCTCTCGTAAGGGATATATTTTTCTGTGATGTTACCGCCAACGTACTGGGTGTAGTGATACTTGGCTGCGGGACCGCGACCTACCAGTATCTTCTTGATGTAATCTACTCCTGCTGCGGTAAAAGGCGACATGCGGGAGAGCATCCAGATAAGGTTTGGAAGTCGGTTGGCTATACCCCATTCCATAAAGCCTAAGCCTTCGGTACCTACGCCTTTCGGCTTGCCCATGTTCTCGCCGCCACTCGATGCAAAGATAGTGGAGACTTGCTGACGTGCTGCAGAACCGCCTGCGTCGCCACCGCTTGCCGACATTCCGGCTGTTGTCAGGAGCATGCTGTGGACGTAATCGTTCCAGGAAAAGACTTTACCGCCGACATTTTTAAGCGGTGTAAAGGCATCCGGGCGAACGGCTACATAGCCTGCATCTTTCAGTTCCTCACTACGCTGTTGGAGCTGCTGCAGGTTGGTTACTCTGTTTTTGTTTTTGCTTGCCATTTTTGCGTTTCTTTTTTATGTTATCCAGAATGTGATGGAAAGAGAGAAGGGTGGCGATATACGCACACCTATTTCTCTTGTTTCTGAGTGTAAAGTTAGGGCTTTTTATGGTTTTGGAGGGGACAAAGAGGGATTGGGACCAGCGATAGAATCGCTGGGAACGGAGGCTCCTCTTCTTATTCATAATTGATAATGATCATAAAATCCTTGGCGATGGAGGAAATAGCGTTACTGATGCAGTCTCCGATTTCGAGCCTTTGAGAGTGAGGATTGGAATACCAATCACCATCGGCTCTGCCTCTGCTTGCGCAGGTTCTTATTCGTATTGCTGCCATAAAAGATTATCTTTTGTTACGGTGGAAATGCAGTTACTCCAGGGTGATGGGCTTGGACGATGGTATTTATCCTGATAGCGGCAACCGCCTCTGTCGCCGTGTATCTTGCGATATGCCTTCGCTTCCTCGGTTCGATAGTGAGTAATGATGGCTTGCCTAATCATATTCCACAAATATTTTGGGCTGAAGTCCACCCCCTCCACATGTATTACAAGCAGGGGCTATGCCTTTTACTGCATACACTCGTTTTGCCAGCTGAAAACGCTTATCAAACGGAGGCATATTCAGCAAGCCTACTACTATCGGATGTATTTCGTTCATAACTTTTCTTTATTCATATCTGAAGGCAAGGAGATTATCCTTCGTGTGGAAGGTACCGATGCACTGCATCAGGAAGCTGTCACGAAAGAAGATGGCTTTATCACGATAATCGTTGGTGCCAGTCTGCTTGCGTACTTCCTTGGCGTGCTCTGTTCTTGCCTCGTGAATGGCTAATATCTTAATCATATTCTATTAATACGAAAGGTGGCATATCATTAGGATCATCCTCTTTCTCTTCAGAAGGAGGAATGCTGCCTTTATCTATTATAACCTTATTCATACTCTAATAATATTTTCGGTTTATCTACATCATGCCCTTTGCCCCCTCCACATAGGCATAAAGCGATACCGCTAGGGAAAACGATAATGCCATTTTGGGATGGACTATAAGAGCCGAGGATGATAGGGCGATTACTATTCATAGTTCTATATTTCTACAATTACAGCACCCTCACGATTACACCTACGTTTTAAACCAGGAAGAATATCGGATAATGCCAGCTTATGATAATGAGTGCAGACCGGACAGTGAAAGCAATCGTTATCTACGTTTATCGGCATTAAATGATGTATGCTTAATGAAAACAAACCTTTAATCATATATTACTATTACAGCCGTTGCAGCCCTACCGCCTGTAGCCTTCAGAAAGTTTACTATCGAGTTTCGCTGATACTGTGATTTCAAACATCTGCTTACTACAAGATAGATAGGGTCCGGGTTTAAAGAACTTACCTTTATCATTGCCAAAATGGATATTGGGGTTTATCTTCTTCCAAAGGTTCAAAAACCTCTAAGTCTGCACCGCAATTCGGACAATGATAAAGATACTTATAACCATTATCTCCATACTCTTCATTACCAACGAAATTAAGAGATGCAGAGCACTGAGTGCATTTCGGTATCTTATTGCGAATCTTTTTCTTGCTCATTTCTTCTCCAAAAACTGATGATACATACTTTCCAACTTAGAATTTGCGAACTTGCCGTTCTCTTTCCAGCCATTGAACAGCGGCATGATGATGTCCTCGTGAGCAGAAGAAATCTTCTCCTGCAGTTCTTTTGGAGTGCAATTCCAAAGATGCGCCTCTTCTATATAAAGAGTGAGGATGGCTTTCAATGCCATTGCATTCTTGTGGCTCGGCTCTATCTCGAACTGATGGAAGACACAGGTGTCTTTATCGTTTGCCTGAAGGAACTTGCTGACGGCTTCATCTTTCAGGAAGAACCTTGTATCTACTTCTTCCTGTAACACATCTTCCAACTTTCTTTTCAGCGGAACTGGGGCGGGAAACTGGTAATCGAAGGCTACATCTTTTCTCATTGAGAGACAGAAAACTCGGTCGCGGTTCTGCGGAACACCATAGTCTTTGGCATTGAGTCTTGCCCATCGGCTTACGTAGCCGAGAGACGAGAGTTTATCAAGCCACTTCTGAAAATCGGGCATGAACTTTTCGCTTACCAGGGCTGCCACATTCTCTTGAAGCAGATACTTCGGGCGCAACACTTCCACGGCATCGGCTACTCGCCACAATAATGCCGAGCGGGTATCGGAACCTTCCTTCAAACCCATCTGCTTGCCGGCTTGCGATATATCCTGACAAGGTGAAGAATAGGTAAAAAGGTCGATTTCTTGCCCCCCCACATTATTCTTTACTTGCTGCCAGTCGATTTTAGTTATATCGCCCAAGGCTTTGTCAGCAAACTGCGGAAAGATGAGGTTGTGCATCTGACAGGCATACTTATCTATATCGCTCCAGCCTACGCACGTCCAGCGGAAATCAGGGTGCTGCTGGGCGAGAACATCGGCTGCCATCAACTGCGAGTCGTAACCGGAGAAGGTGGTGAGGATAAGTTTCTCACCATGGTTCTTATCTACCGGATAGGTAGGGAGTTGGTCTTCTGGGAAGAAATCGGCAAAGAATGAGGTCTGTGCCTCACGCTTTGGCTCTTTCGGATACCAGAGTTGCTGATAGATGGCTGCGAGCACATCTACCACGATAGAATTTCCAGTTTGCTTGTATTGCTGACTAGCCGATACCGCCATATCCTCTGCCTTTCCCTTGCTCTTATAGCCAGCTACTCGCTCGGCTGCCTGGGCATTGGTACTCTGCATCATGCGGATCACATCATCACGCACACCCATGAGTCGGAAACACTCAAAGGGTGTCAGCTTTCGGATGGCATAAGACTTAATGGTCTTATCCTTGAAATCGAATTTTGTTATCATTTTGTTTTGCTCTATAAATCTTTTTTTGTTTATAATTCTACAAACACAAACGGATTGCTACTGGCAGCCGTGAGTGCATTTACCAATTTACCTCCCCCTACCGTGCGGCTACGTCTTAATGCAGAAGTAGGGTAATTCAAATCGGCTGCACCGGGTACAGGACAATCGGTATAGCCTTGTTCCGTTGCCTGACGGATGCGTAGGAAGGTTTCTCCTTCTATATCCACGATTTCAAGAAACGGACGGTCGGAGGTGGAGTATATCCGATAGAGAGAACCATCGGGATAAAAGCCATATCTCTTTCCGTTCTTGATAATCGTTCCTCGCTTGTATTGAGGTTGGTTATTATTACTCATATTTCTTTATCAGAAAAACGTTCTGCTCCCACGCATTGATGGTAATGGTAGGGCAGAGATCCGTATCTAGAATACCGCCCTTATTCTCGCCTCGTGGATATTGATAAAAACGATGGTTATTCATATTCTATTAATATACCCGTATCAAACTTTTCAGCTCGCAAACATCGGCTATAATTCCATAATACCGATTTGCCGAATAACGGAGAATCCTGCGGATTTACCCCCCCCCACATTTGGAAAGTGGTAATCTATCTTCATCATTTTCCTCTCCTCATCTTTTCCATTTCCTCATTCTCTTTCGATAATCTTTCGAGATGTTCGAGAACGAGGGAATAGGATTGGGTGTTGACCTGATCTTCCGTTAAGCCTGCATACTTCTGCATCGTGGCGGTGGTGGCGGTGTAGATTTCCATCGGGGTTTGCGGCTTTTTATTATCTACCTTCTGCACCTTGAACACGTGAGGGTAGCGATGGGCTAGGGTGTGCATGATTCCGCTCCACCAGAAGAGGATAACCTGCCAGTTTGCTTCCGGGTATTTGACGAAATAACCTGCGTTCTCGGTGAACTGCTTCGACTCATAATGAAAATCGTATTTCGTGATGCCTGTTGTCGGATCGACGTACTGGGTGGTGGTGTTAAAGATGGTGGCAAGGAACATGTTTCTTGCACTTGCGACACTCTGAGCTTGCGTCTGGAGTTGTTCCTCGGTGAACTTATTCATCTGCTTCATCTTGACCAGGTTGTTGCTTAACTTGGTATAGGTCTGCATCATATCGCTGGCAAAACGGTATTGCTGCCAGGAGAAGCCATCGAGGTCGATGTTCGGACCGCGGAAGGCTTTTGCACGACGGTACCACTTGGCTTTCTGCCCGATAATCGGATAGGGGAAGCGGGTGAGGAAGTTGCCGCTATCTGCATCCAACCAATCGAGAAGACCTGCGCCCTGAGCGATGTACTCAGGGGAGGTCTTATTATCGGTCTTGGCTTTCGGGGAGAGCCAATAGTTGAGCTGCCAGAGGTAGAGGGGAAAATGGCTACTCTGGGGGTGACCAGCGATAGAATCGCTGGGGACGGGGGCGCAGAGGGAGAGGAGCTTCTTCAGGAGGCTCTTCTTCTGCGGCTCTATGCTTACCAGGTAATGTTGCTCATTGAGGGGCAGACGAGGGTCGGGATAGGCATTGATGCTTATCCCGGCAAAAAGAAAGAAGACGGCTATCTTCACCTTCTGCATATCAAAAGGGTGATAGCGGTCTACTTTGGCTATCTGCTCCTGCATGATGGCAGCGAGGGCTTCCAACTGGGAGGGAGTACATTGGTTCCAACCCTTCGGAATTGTAAGATTTATTTGTTCTTGCATATTCTTATTTTTTAAAGGTAAAAAAGCTTTTGCCCTTACAGGGCGACATAAAACACATCCCATATACCCAGGGCGATGCCCTGGGCTAGGAGCTTCTGCCCTTTCAGGGCGTGTGAAGTAATACTTGCTTCTTCTGCCATGCAATCCCGCTAGGCTTTTTTACCTTTTTACTTTTTTACCTTTAGAATGGCAGGTCGCTGTTCGGATCATCGTAACCTGGCATTGATGAATAATCATTGCCTCCATCTGCTGGCGGTACATAGGCGGTAGCATTGCCGGCGGCTCCGTAGACTTGCTGGGGGTACGTCTGCTGCTGGGTAGCGGTCTGTGGCTGATAGAGACTGGCAATGCGCTTATTCATGCGAGTACGGATTGCCTTGAAGAGGTGAGAGTTCTCGTCGTTGAAATCCTGATTTACGATGTCAGGGTCTTTCTCCTTACTATACTCCTTTACCTGTTCTACGAGTTTCGGGAATGCTTTGGCTACTGCCTTGACGTACTCGGTGGAGAATGATATTTGCATTTCGTGGGTAGGCACACTTTTTTCGGTGTCGCCACGCTCGATATTACTCTGTCGAATCTTATTCTTGTACGAATCTTTAAAAGGTTCGATGTGAACTCTCAACTTAGCCACCTGTCTGTTAACATTATCTTTTTGATATGTCTCTATTCGAATTTCGTTTACATCCATAGGAATGCAAACATAAGGACGCTTTACATTCTTCTCATCGATACCTACTAAGACCTTTGCTCCATTCAGAGACAAAAGGTCAACATTTCCATTGTAAGAAGCCATTTTTTTTACTTTATTTATTTGTTAAAAACTTATTTTCTTGCCGCCATTGGCGATGAGACTGCCGTAATTGATCGCATTGATGCGACGGAGCCAACCTGCCTCGAAGACCTGCTGGCTAGGGTGCTTGGCGATGATGCCGAGGATATACTGCTTGCGGCGTGCCTTGATGCGCTCGAAGAACTGCTTAGGGCTCTGACTGTTGAGCGCCTTGAGGGTTTTGTTGCCCACGATACCATCGGCTCTTACGCCAAGCATGGCTTGCACGAGGGTTACGCCTGGTGTCCCGCTAGACCAGACCCAATCTACCAGGATGTTGGCGATGCTTTGGTCTTTGATGTCATCGGCTTTCCATCGGTTCCAGTAGCAACGGCGAAGGATGGAGATAGCATCGGCTTTTGTGATAAGCTTCACGTCCTTTGCGTCTATGCGGCCATCATGGTTCTTGTCGTAACCTTGGGTTTGCCAGGTTTTCAATGTTACGCCCATGTTGGTAGGACCGCCCTTATCATTGGGGTGATTGACGTAACCTCCTTCAAAGGAGAGGATGAAATCTGCAAGAGGTTGAATCTTTGCCATATCTTTTCTGTTTTATCGTTTTTATTTCTTCTGATGGCAAAGATAGCAAATGCTAAAAAGATGATGGGGACAAAGAAAGCCTCCCTGCGGCTTTTGTAGGCGCAAAGAGGCTTCAAAAAATGTTATCCCAATCTTTTTACTTTTAATACTTGCACTCGCTAGTGCGAAATCCATATCACCTATTTCAAAACAAACTACATCATAGCGTGAGCGGACATATAGTCCCATATCTTGGTGCAATCGTCTTCTTCTGGTTGCCAGTCTACATCCTGGAAGTAGAAGAGATAAGCTGCCTTGATGATTTCATCTTCTGTCATATCGCTGCACAGGTCAGCGTACATGGCATTGAAGGCAACATACTTATCCCAATCGTTCACCTTATCATGGAACTTCATGCCCTTGGTGGCATTCACTATCTGCGATTTTGTCCAATGCGCACCGGTCCCTGCCAATTCGCCATTCTCGCCTTTCTTGCTATACGCAAGATGGCAGACATCATGGTTGGCCATTTTCTCGCTGTAATGACGATCATAGAACACTGCGTGCTGGTGACGGAGGATGCACCAGTACAATTCCGGATTTGTTTCCTCCAGGGAGGCGAGGTCGCAGCTCAACTGCTCCATCGCCTCCATCATCTTCTTCTCGGTAGCCACGCCGTGAGCGCGAGCTTGATCTATTAACTGAATATACTTCATCGTCTTTTACCTTTCCTTTTGTTGGTGGATAGTCATGCGATGGTGAGTGTTAACGGAGCATCGCACACGAAAGTCTTGCTGCAGGAGCAGCAGGCTACCTTAACAAGACGGTTTTTCACGCTGCCAAGAGATGTGGTAACGTTCGTGATTGCCGTAGCAGAGAAGACAGGAATGGTGAAATCCTGACTTACTACCTGCGAGCGGGTGCAGCAGGAGCCACAGTTGCAAGGCACGTAACTAATAACACCCTCTACGTGAATCGTTATGAGATATTGCGAAGTACCCACGTTGTCAATACTCTTTACAGAGAACTGAGGGTTGAAAACAGGAGTCTCATCCACGCATGAAGGAGCACAGAGCTGCTGCGTGATATTTACATCATAATAGGGAGCAGTGGCGGTTGCACCTACTGCAAGCGTAGCCATGATGCAGGCTGGAATTGTTCTTTTATTCATAATCTTTTCTGTTTTAATAGAGCGACGACTTCACCGCCGCATTAATGTTTCACCTGATAGCCCTGGGTCTTCTCTACCGGAAGGTTCTTCTGAAGAAGGTCGGCGAGTTCGTCAAGATCTTCCTCGTCAAAGGTTATAACACCCTCCAGGATAGAGAGCGGTCCTTTGTAGCGAAGCTGCTCTACCACATCGTGCGCCATCTGCGGAATGCTCTCTTCGGGAATGTTCCCGAAATACTTGGCGAGCATCGGAGTGACAAGCGCATTGACCACAGGCTGAATCATCGGTTCTATATCGGCTTGCAGAGAGTAGTTACCACTCACCAGTCCCATGCTGCCGATAGTAGCCTGGAGAGACTGGAGCATAGGCAAGTGCATCAGATTGCCAGCCGCTATCTGAGAGATGGCAGGGCGTGCCCATTCGGACACCACCGCTGCCAGGATTTGCGAGTTCTTGTAATCCATATCGTTTCTTCCTTTTATCCGAAAATACGGTTACTGATTACAAGCGCATCCGCATCCCATCTGACAAACATTGCCCGATGGAATCATCAGCTTGGTAACACTCGAAAGTGAAGCTACCTGCGATTTCAGCACGTCGATGTTGGCGTTGGCAGCGGCATTGTATGCCATCTGCTCTGCGTTGACCGCCTGCTGTGCATCCTTATTGGCATCTACCTTGTTTTCGAGCTGACGAATCTTACCGTCAAGATACTGAGTAACATCTACCATCTTCTTGTCGGTATAGTTCTCACTCTTCTGGATAGCAAGTTCCGTCTTCAATGTAGAGTTCTCCTGAATAAGGTTGGTCTCACTCTTGGTTACAAAGCGTGCATCCGGATCACTCGGATTGGCAGTCATGCCATTGTTGCCTCTACCGAGGTTAAACAAGGATGCACCGCCACCCAGCAAACTGGTAGCCAAACCTGCGATACCAAGTCCAAGGGCGGTATTACCCAATCCCTTGCTGGCAACATCATAGTTGCCATCATTCGTTTTTACCTGCATAGTTTTTTGTGTTTAAATTCTTCCAATATCGGAATCGTATGCAAAGGTAACATGAATGAAGTAAACAGAAAAGTGATTTTCATTAGATGTTCTTGCGGATAAATCATGAAGCAGGAACACTAATAGACAGATAAGAAAAAGTACAAACGTGCAGAAGTACATAAGTACAAATGTACTTTGGTACTAAACTACATAGTTTCTTCCAAAGCCTTGATATACGGGATGGCTTCGTCCCTGATAATGTCGAGGAAGAGTTGTGCAGAACGCTTCATAGGTACATCCTTCATACAGTGGGCATTGCTCATCAGTTCTTCTCCTATGCCATGGATAGGACGAGCTATAAGGGTAGGGTGGTTTTTCAGATACAGCTTCGGCATAAAAGTAACCAGGTGAGTATCTTCTATGATAGCAAGGTCTTCGTCTGGGTCACTGACGATACACTTTACGCTTAATTTGGTGAGATCGTTCTGCAAATATTGCTGAAAAGTGTTGAAAACACGTTCGCCTACATCGGGCATGATGATGCCGTGCTTCAGCAGGTCATAGTATGTTACCTTATCTTTCCTGGCAAGAGGGTGTGTGTTTCTCATGATGGCACAAATACTGAATGGGATGCAAGGCTGGCTCTCGATGCCCTCGTTGGTATAGGCTTCGTTCATCGTAAAAGCGAGATCCAGCATGTGGTCTCGCAACAGGCGGTTCAGGCTCGTTGCCTTGGAAAATTCGGCATTCACTCTTACGTTAGGGTATCGCTCCATGAATATAAGTGCAGCCACACGGATATAGGGTGCGATAAAGGAACCTACACCGATGCGCAGTTCTCCGGTCATGCAGTTGTTGAGTGCATTGATATGCTCCTTGCAGTCTTCCGCCAACTTCAGTATTTCCTTGGCACGTGGCAGAAGTGCCTCTCCGTTCTCGGTGAGCATGATGCTGTGCGATGTGCGTATCAGCAGCTTGCATCCCAGTTCATCCTCCAGAGCCTTGATGTGCTGACTGATGGCGGATTGGGTGACAAAGCATCGGGAGGCGGCGATGCTGAAAGAAAGCGTCTCTGCCACATACACAAACGAACGTAAATGTCTTAGCTCCATAATTTCTTACTATTTTAGTTACACTATATAAATTAAAATTTTATGCTGCAAAAATAAGAAAAATATTCTATGCGAAAACGCATTTTGCATAAAAAAATCTAATTATGGGATAAGATATTAAAAAATGAAAGATATGTGCAGTTTTAAATGCGAAAAGCCCCGGTATCTTGCCTTATTTTACTAAGGATCAATACCGAGGCTTTGATTTATAGAGTAAATTGCCAATGGAAATCATTGGATAGGGGAGCGATTATTCATCGTTTTCGCCGGGCGTAGAGGTTTCATCATTGATAGATGATACCTGCTTGCTCCGCTTAGATGACTGCTGTGAAGCGGAATTGGTATCGCTCTTGTCAGTTCCGCTTACACTTCCCCCGATGTGCCTACACCGTTGCAGAGAGAATCCCAGCCACTTTCTGGTGTGGCAATCTCATAGCGGCCATACATGGTCGGACTGAGGGAACCGCTCAGTGTCACTGTACGATCATCCTCTGGTTTTTTGCCCGTGTCTCCCTTAATATTACCGGAGTCGTACTTGAAGTCGTGCTGCTTGTCGTAAATGATGATTGATTTATCACCATCCTCGATGATGTAACCACACTTGAGGTTATTGAGAGCACGAGCCACATACGCAGAAGCAGAATTTACGCTCTCAAGAATATAGTCCAAAGTCTGCTTAAAGCCCTTTCTGTAGCCCAAGCTTTCCCAGGTATGACCCTGACCGCCATCCTGACACTCGAACTTGAAAAGACCCTTACCCTTCTTGAAGGATGCAGCCGTCAACGCTGCATAAGAATTCTTACCTGCCTCTGGCGCAAGAGGAGCAGCAAGGTCACTCTTGATAAAGACATATACGTTTACGCCAAGACCGCCGTAGTTCTCCAAACATTCGTTCTCGGAGAGAATATCCTTGATCTCTGGGCATGTTACAGTTTCTGTCATAATTGTATCTTTTTAATGATTAAACGAAATGGCGGCGGAAGCCATATTCCGACAGGTCAGGCGACCGCCGCCGAGGATTTATAGAGGACTGCCTTTTCCCGGTTGGACCAGCGATGGAATCACTGTGGACGGGGGCAGGAGAGGGCTAACCCTTCTTGAAGAAGGCGGTGAAGGCCATGCTCATACCAGTGGCGCTTACCTGAATCTTCTTCTCCTTGCTACCGTTGCTCCAGTGAGAGAATACATCGGTAGTGCTCTCTGCCTCCAAGGTGATAACCTGGTTAGGAGTTGTAGCTACTGGAGCAGTATACTCTTCGCCGTTTACCTTTACCTTACCATCGGTAACAGGAGAAGCATCCTCCATTGCAGTTGATACTACGAGGTTAGAGTTGGTGTAGTCACCAGCTACGTACTCAGCTGTAGCAAGGCTGCCGTCTGACATCGCAAAGGCGTATTTGAACGGATTGCGAGGTGCCAACGATCCCTGAACTGACTGAATCTGAAACTGTATGTTACGCATATCGGTGTCAGTGCCGACCTTAACACCGACGTAAGTCTGGTTGCTAAGTGTATCAACACCGTAAACGAAGTTCTTCTCGATGGTAGCGTACATACGATCACCCTCACCGAAGTCTGCGATAGGGCAGATGGTTACACGAGAGAGACCTGGGAGTTTGAAGTTACCGCCTACCTCATAGTCAACCTTGAAGTTGCCGTGGAACTTATTAGCGTAACCTGCAGCGATGTACTGGGCAGTCTGCTCGCTCATGTAAACGAGTGTTTTCTGCTTGCGCAGACGAGCATCCCACTTCATGTGCCATGCCAGGAAAGCATCGTATGGAGTAGAGTCGTTGTTATCAGAAGGCTCTGAGATTGACTCACAAGGAATCAAGTTGCCGTTAGCCTCGCTGATGATGCCAGCCTCGATGTCGTGCTTGATGCAAGTGTGGAAACCGTCGTAGAGAGCCAAAGCCTGCTCTGAAGCTGGAGTGCTCTCATCGCCCTTATCAAGACTGATGTCACCATTCCACAAGCAAGCGGTAAGGTTGTCGGCATAGTTAGCGAGGATAGCAGTAGCAGCCTCTGTAGCGAGAGGGTACTGACCCTGTGCGTTGGTACCGAATACTGTTTCACAGTACTTATCGATGTTATCGGTATAATGGTCCCAAGCAAGCTTGCAGACGATTGTACGTTCTTTCAAAAATCCCGCCTCGCTGTTCACCTTAGTGTGAACATCCTTACGACGGGTGGTACCGCCCTTACGAAGCAAGATGTGAGTTGTGCGCTTGAACTGGATACCAGTGATGATGTCAATCTTCAAGCGGTCCATCTCCTCAGCATCGGTGTAACCTGGACCCATAAGGATTTCCTTAGTTACCTGCTCGGCTACATGCTGCAAGGCAGTAGTGCCAATAAAATCTTTAGGAAGTGTTGCCATAATTTCAATTACTAATTAAAAAATGAATAAGAATGTTTTAACCTGAATACTTAGTGTTATCCTGATGATGAAGGGCTTACTCCTCGCCACGCATAAAGCGCTCGTAAGCTGCCTTGCGCTCAGCATTGGTTTTGTACTTCGATGGGTCGAACTCACGGAGATTCTGAGCCTTTGCACCTTCACCGTTGTTCTGAGGTGCTGCACCCTGTGCTGGCTCCTCACCTGGGTTCTCGTTCAACTCAGCAATCTGAGCATCCTTGTCGGCGATGGTCTGCTGGGCAGTAGCGAGTGAAGCCTGGGCAGTCTTCAACTCCTCATCTACCTTAGCTTTCTCCTCATCAGCCTTTGCCTTTGCGTCGTTGAGGTCTTTGATGTCCTCATCGGCCTTAGCCTTTGCCTCTTTCAGGTTCTTGATTTCATCGTCCTTCTTGGCGATGGTTTCAGCGAGTGCGTCGTGCTTTGCCTGAAGGTCAGCAAGACTCTGCTCTGCTGTGGTGGCTTTCTGCTTTGCATCAGCCACAGCCTGCTCCTGCGATGTAAGATGAGCTTCGAGGGTATCGAGCAGTGGTGCATTCATGAATGCGCCTTCCTCCTTTACCTCAATCTGCTGACCATCCTGCATACCGCAAGCGGCGTTAATCTTAGGGTAATTTGCCATATTGATTTGATTTTTGGTGTTTGTATGTTGATGATTCTCTTTCTTTGTTGAAGAAGCCTTGTCTGGCTCCAACTGAGGGTCGTGTGCCGGATGATCGGATGGCTCATTCAAACTGCCTTTCGTTTCGTCTTCATCATCAGATGGCTTTCTGACGATAGGTTCTGCTGTGCCGTTGTAAAGGGCGAAGCAACGCTTTACGCAAGAGAAAAAGTCACTCTGGTTATCCATCAGAATACCCTTTACTTCCTCGGCATCGAATACCTTACCATGAAGGTGTTCGTCCTTTGCAGCAGGACAGGCTTTCTTCACATCGGCTCTGAACTCCACACCCAGTTCGCCAAGTTCCTTAACCAACTTCTCGCTATCGCCATCATTGGCAATATCACGGAACTCACGGTTCTTGTCGAAACTCTCAGGGTCGTAAAGCTCGTGATAAGTTTCATCGGTAAACTGGTTTTTGCTACCATCGGCCTGCGTGTAAAAAGATGCCATCACACCGATGCAACCGATTTCGTCCTTCGGGTGCATGTAATATCGCTCATCGCAGAGAGAAGCGAGATACATACCTACCGATGCACACATGCCGTCGACGAAGGCGATGACTGGCTGACCCTGCGAACGGGCATAATTGATAGCCTGCTCATAATCGTTCTTTGCCCAAGCGGAGCCACCAGGAGTGTTGATGATGAAGATGTGACCGCGACAGAGGGGATGATTGGCCGCTTTGATCATCATGTTGCGATGGTCGATAGAACCATACGAGCAACCGCCACCATTTCGGGTGATAGGACCATCTACGGTGAGCACAGAAACAAACGGGAAGTTCTGAGCATCATCATTATTACTATCCAATGCCCACTGACCTCTCACCTGCTTACCATCCTCGGAAATCTGATATTCCTCCGGGTAATAGATTGAGCCATCGGCTGCATTCACGGTCACGAAGCCACAGGTAGGTGCTGGGCGTTCGTATACGGCATGGGCATTCAAGTTCTGCTCCAATGCCTTGCGTATGCCGTGAACAAAGTCAGGCGAAATCATCCACTTCTTCTCGGTCAGAATTTCATAAAGACCTTTCATGTGGGTAATAAATTTTTAAAAATAAATGTATGTTATCGTTATCCTGAATACAAATCTCCTTACCTTATTTAGCAAAAGAAGACCTTTCAATATTTCTGACGGCAAAGGTAATGGGAATACATCGGAAAATAGGGACAAAATAAAGGTTGAATGTTGATTGTTGAATGTTGAATTAGCCTAGCGGATAAAACAAAAAACCCTGCGATCATCACGGACAGCAGGGCTAAAATTAATATAAATATAAAATTTCGATACTTATGAATTATATGATTTCAAAACTAGAAGATAATTAAGTACTATAAATTTATGATTGATTAAGCAATCGTTATCGGAATAAACTCTGACATCGCCTGACAGGTAGCCGTGATGCTGCGGGTCTCAGCATCATTCTGAGCGGTCACGGAATCGGTAATACTGAAGGTGCCTGGCAGCGTATGGCACAGAAAAAGCGAATCATCCTGCTTACGCAAGACTATATAATAGTCCTTTCCGTGCATTTTTTTGATGATTTCGGGTATATTCGCCTTTCCGTCACTGATATTTGCGGTAATCTCGAACTTGAAGACGGTACCGTTGCCACCTTCTGAGGAAGTCTGCTTGGCGGTGATGCCATCTGATATGACGTAATTATTGCCTTCGCTGAGGGCAACATGGAGTGCTTCGCCGGCAAAGTGGCAGCCGGTTATCTGCAATATCATCGGTATGCTGAAGGGAATAGGAACGGAGCTTTCCCGTACAGCATAAAAATAAGCATCGGTTACTCCGTCAAGAAATAACTCTCTGCAACTATCAGGTAATTTCATAACTTTTCCTTGATTTATCTATTATTTAACTTTTGTTTATATATGAATTAACATCTATTATATAAGGTGTAAAATCATAGCCACTGCACTTCGTCGATGCGGTTAGGCTTATCACGGCTATCTTTATACTGCATATCCACGCAGGAATAGCTCTTAAAGAAACAGTGCTCCGTGCGGAACCACCTGCCGATGATGCGGCGCAACACGTCTTTCTCTTCCTCGCTGACTTCTATACCGTAGCGCATTAAATAACGCTCCAGCATAGCGTTATGGGAACGGGCGATGACCCTACCATTGGAGGTACAGAAGTCGAAGGTGGAGAGTGCCCATTCCACGAGACTGCGCTTGAAATCGTTGTTGAGTGATACCGCCAACGCCCTCATGCCGTGCGTATCTAGTGTAAAGGTAGGCTTTACCGGATAAACGGTATCGACAACTTCTACCTCACTCGGCAAGCGTATGCAGAGATAATCATCGTGTGAACCCTTGCCGTCGGTAAGGCGGCCGTTGAGCTGCTGCACCTCCTGGAAAGTGAGCCAGCTTCCGGCATCACGGCGCATCACTACCTTGCCTCCTGCAGGGTGCTTGCCCGACAGCATATTGCACCACTGCTGCTGCGAGAAACAGCCGAGGTCGATACGGCTGCTTTTCGCAGGGGCGCTGATAAGCGAATTGCGCATAATGAACTGCTCATGTGAGTAGTTGCTGAACACCACCGGCTCATCCTTTGCCAGGGTGAACTTGGGGTCGCGGTGCCGGAAGAACTGGCAGCGGGAGGTTGGGAGACGGAGATAGATATTTGGCATCTTAAACAATGTTGAATGGTTTGATGAATGTTGAGTGTTGAATGTTGAATTAGGCTAGCGCCCTTGAGTCCGTGAGGCAACTCAAAATTCAACATTCAACATTCAACACTCAAAATTACCGCCGAAGGTGGTAATTTAACATGATGGCATCGGTGATGTAGAGGAAGTATTTCTGCATGCTGTTTCCTTCCTTCGGGCGCGGTACCAGCTTATCGAGCTTGGCAGTCTGCTCCTCGTTGAGATTAGGGATGAGTTTCATGCCGTCGATATAGCGGCCACCTGATTCCGTCTTGGCGATGAAGCTCTCATTGAACTTATCTTTCTCACCGAAGAAGAGATTGATGGCCTCTACCATCTGTTCCTGAGTGAAACCAGGAAGGGTAGGATGCAGCTTGCGGTACTTCTGCGAATAGGTCTGCATACGCTTATCCATATAGTTATTGATGCTGTCGGCATACTCATAGTAGAGGGCGTAATCTTTCGATTTCTCGTCTTTCTTGCGGGCGAAATCGAAGAAACCGCTCAACTGACGGAGGCTCGCCATTACGCCATCAAACTGCTGGAACTCGCTGGCACCTTTGAAGATTTCCAGCATATCGCCCTTCACCTGGGTAAGAAGGTTTTCGAGCATTTCGGAGAGGAACGTGATCTTATCAAGATTAATGTTCAGATGGTCTACCTTTTCCTGCATACCCGGCTGGCTGTAGTCTACGTAGTAGCGTGACAGATGACCGAAACTGAGGAAATCGTAAGTTATCTCACTATGCAGATTTACCTGCACAAGCAGGGCATAGATGGCATTGGCCAACTTTGCATCTTTTTCCTGGATAGCCTTGATGAGGGGTGCCATCTGAGGTGCGCCCTGCGGTATGCGGTTGGCAGCACGTACCAGTTCGTTGCGGTTGCGCACGGCATCGGCAAACTGAGGATCAGAAAAGATTGCCTCCAGGGTTTTGGCGTATACCTCAGATGGCACATCCTTAAAATTGAAGGTGTAGATGGTAGGGAGCTGACGGATTTTAGCATCCCGCCTTGCCATAGCCTCCATCTGGTGTTGCTGCTGTTGTTTTTTCTTGTTTTTATTTCCCATTGCTATTTTTTGCTTTTTATTGCCAAGCATTAATTGGCAAAATACTCTATTTACCATAATGAGCGTTAGAGATAGCGAGTAGTGATTTTACCTTTAAATCTCGAAGTCCTTATCATATTCCATCATTCTCTCGGTAATGATACGATGAATCAGATAGCCTATTTCCTTGGCGTTAGGATGTGCCTTGCCGGTACTTTCATGGAAGCGGAGGTCCAGGATATGTTTCCACTCCTTGAGCGTGTAGGTATAGGCTACTACCGTATAGGTATCGAGAGGAAGAATGCCGCGGGCATCCTGCGGCTTCATGCCCGATTTCAGCAAACGGCGATAGAGCCAGTCAGCTATCTTGCATCCGGCAAGATAGAGGAACTTCTGCCAGCGGGTGCCTTCATGCAACCAGTGCGGACGGGCAATCTGTACGCCACCTTTCTTCTCCAGGTTCACGTAACGTGTGCTCTGTTCGCTTATGCTATTAGGCGATGTGCGGTTCAGCTCACGGCTGGTACTGATTTGCGTGGTAACAACCATGGTCATGCGGAGGAGATAGAGAGCCTTTTTGCAATCATACTTCAGTGCCTTCTCGATAAACTCATCTTCCTTCACATTGTATGGGGTGAGGATTTCGAGAATTTCGCCATGCTCGCAGAGATACTGCATGTTGCTGCTGATCCATACCTTCTTTTCCTTCACCGAATAATTGATGTAAGGTGAAGCAACGAGGAGTGACCAGAGAGACTTCGGCAGTTTATAGTCATTCTTTACGAAGAAATAGAGAGTACCATGGCGGTACATGGATTTGTGCCCGCTCTCCCAGAAACGGTTAGCCAACTTGATAGCCTGTTCTGCCCGAAACTTCTCTTTCTGCTCTTCAGAAAGATTTTCATCAGGCTGTTTGGCTTTGCTCTTGTAGCAGATTCTGCCTACACGGGCAATCTGTTGTGCGGCGGTCTTCTGAGGCCACCACTCAACACCAGGAATTATCATTTTCATATTGTTTCTTATTTGATGTTTATATATCAAAAAACAGATGGTTTCTTTTAAAAGAAGGAACTGAAAATGCGGATAGCGTTTTCAGCTATCATTCCTCCCTTTTTCAGTTTCTCTTCTATCTCTGCTGCATACTTCGGCACTTCTCCATTGTCAGTTTTGATGCACCTTACTAAATTCAGCGTAGTAGTCAGCAAGCGATAGAGTGATGAATTATTGCTGATTATATAATCGAAGGAGTTAATATCCAGCGATACACGATATTCATCACGGTTGGTTCTTTCAGGAGCGATACCGCGAGCCTTCAGCGTTTCTGGCTTGGCAGCCACATAAATACTCACCAGTTCAATATCCGGAAAATGCTCACAGATGCTCAGAAATCCTCTTTCATCAATCACGTAGATGGCAGTATCTTCTATCTGGGCGAGTTCCGTCCAATACTCGTAACCACCATATTCGGTGTAGGCAAGCATATCCTCCTTGGGAGTCTTGCACTCCTTCACGAAAAAGTGCTCTCTACCATTTACCTCGCCATCCCTCATGGGACGGGTGGTGAAGGAACAAAGCAAGGGGATGTTTAGGGCGATGGAAAGGATATTTGCCACCGTGTCCTTGCCTGCTCCAGATGGACCCATAATTGCAATAATCTTCTGTTTCATATCTTTTATTTTGTAAAGTTTTTTGTATATAAATAGAGGGATAAACGAACAACACCGAAACAATCGCAAAACATTCCCAAAACATCCATAAGACTCTCGTAAGACTCTCGCAAAATTTTGCAAAAGTGTAAAGCCTTTATTATCAGCTACTTACAAAAAGTATAAATTTTAACTTTCAGGGTTCTGCTGAATCGTTTTATAAATTTATTTCATCCTCTCAAAATCTTATTTCCCATAGGGAAAAACGTGAGGTTTCTCAGGCGTTCCAGCGAAGGATATTGCTGATTTACTCTGTCTCTGAAATCGTCCATATCGCCCATATCTACCATGTATTTTCCCAATGCAATTTCAAAGTTCACCGGGAACGTCATCACTATCTGCCGGAGGAATTTACCCCCCCCAATCATTACATCAAACACTACTTTCATCCATCGCTGACCATTCTGGTCGAGCCATGACCCCTTCGGGATTTCAACTTTTCTCTTTGCCATAATCTTATATCTTTAAATGTATTAAAAAGCTTTTGCCCTTACAGGGCGTATTTTTTTATCTGTTCTAAAACCCAGGGTGTTGCCCTGGGCTAGGAGCTTCTGCCCTTTCAGGGCGTGCTATTGGACCAGCGATAGAATCGCTGGGAACGGAGGCGCTTTCTAAGTATTCTGATATATCTCTTTCCAGTCTTCCCTGGTGAGGAAGATGCCCGACCGCTTGCAGTAGTCGAAGAAAGTTGCCTCAGAAATCTTGTTGTAATTAGCGAACTGGTTCCATCGCTTGCGGAAATCCATCTCATTGTGGCCGCAGGTAGAGTCAGCAGGACGGAAGCGGGAAACTCTTCTCCATAGGTCATAACCCGCCGTTCTATCCACATGGTAAAGCGACATGCCGCATTTCACCCAACCCAGATAACCGCTATTAGCATCCTTTCCGGCACAAATATCAATGCCTTGAGCCTCTATCTTCTCAACAAGGCGCAAAGCTTTGCGATAGATGATTTCCGGTGTGTCCCGTCTGTAGGTGCCCTGTCCGCTATGCGGATAATTGCCTCCATAGCCAACACCAGTCGGATGACTGCCACTGAAATATGTGTTGGCATAGTTCATCACGGGCATTGGTGTAGGTACATTATTGGGCAGTTTGGTATATGGTATCACACGTTCATTAATATATATATGCGCAGGATCATCCCATGAGGCAAAGCGCACGCGTCCGATGTTTCCGCAGGAGCCATCGAGCATGATACCCATTGCAGCATATTCATGCAGTAATGCCTTGAACTGCTCTTTATGATGGTCTGGATAAGCCAAACGGACCAAGCCAAACAGTCCCGTTCCGGAGCAGGAGCGCATCAGCAGGGCTACTTCGGGGCGAAATGCCAACACCCTGCGGATATTCTCGAAATCGGCAATACCCTCGTTGTCCTGAAGGTCAATATCTATCGCCAGCCATCCGGTATGCTGCTGAAGGTGGCTTTCTCTTCTGGAAACCATCACACGCTGGCCGGGATGGGTAAGGCTATCGTCCTCGTAGGTAGCGAAGAGACCGCTCAGTGTGGCACCTGGAAGCATCTTCTTCGTGTCGATATACTCCGGCATCTTCTTCGCCTTGCTACCATACTGCTGCCGCATGGCTCTCAGTTTCTCTACATACGGCTTCCATCTGTCCGTAAGACAGAACTCACGGATAGACATCTGCGTGATGCACTCGCCAGTCTCCATATCGACGTACCTTCCGAGCGCATCTTTCGCATCCCGATAGATGGAACATATCTCGTCAAACATATCTTACATATATTATATTATTCATTTTTCGCTGCAAAGATACAAAAATAAATCGAAAAGAGTATAGGTAAGCTATATTATATTTGAAATAAGTTATATTTTTAACATTTAATATAGGTTTGAGAGGGGGAACCAGCGATGGAATCGCTGGGAACGGAGACGCAAAGGTTGTTTTTTCAAAAATGAGACCAGGAAGCGAAATCTGGTCTCATTTTGCCGATTCTGGTCTCATTTTAATTTTATTAGCAGAAATGTTAAAGTCCCCTAATGAGGAAAATGGCGTATTTTGTCCCCCTGCTGCCACACCATTGTCCCACTGCTTGCCCACACTGATTTTTTGCTATCTGCTTATTTTTCAGCAACTTACTATATATTGGTCTCATTTTTATATAATTTTCTATAAACAGATGTACGCAGGAGATACAAAATATTTCAGAAATATGTAGAAAATCACACATTTTTCTCGCTAGCTGCCACTCCCCTATATCCCCATAACTACCTTGTTGTCTGATGTTTACGGCATAGCCGTTAATGCTACTAACTTCTAGTTTGGGGTTAGGGGATTTTGTTTTTAGGGAAAAGGAAAAATACACGGAAAATTTTATATATAGGTAGTAAAACCGACGAAAAATGAGACCAAGATATGCTTTTGAGACCAAAAAGCCCACTAAATCAGCGGTTTAGAGAAAACCCACTAATCTCTCCCCTTGGCCGCAAAATGGGACCAGGATAAAATTCACACAAAAAAGGCTACCTCGCTTCACAGCGAAACAGCCTCGAAAAACAAATAACTAATAAACTTAAAAACTAACAACTAATAATCAACAAAACCTTTTTCTATTTATTCTTCATGAATTGGTTAGCCTTATTCAGGCTATCGTGCAACCCGTCACGACCGTACATGTTAATCTGGGCGTTGATAGGCTGATTGAGGCGCTGAATGAGCGCATTCACAGCTTGCAGGAGCGCCGCATTGCTTGCTGCACTAGCTGCTAATAGTCCGTCTGCCGCTGACGCGCCAGACGAAAGATTACCATTGCTCCCTTGCGTGCCGGCTGCAAAAACATCACCCACGTTGCCGCTATCAAATGCCCTTCTTGCTGAGTTTCTTCCTGAATAGTTCTGGTCGTAGTTCACCAGTGCTTTCAGTAAGCCAGGGTTATTCATCATCATGGCATGAGTGGTTTCACGGCCAATCACGATTTCCGGTCCCTTCTCAGCAACGAGAGACGGCTGCCCGTTCACAGAGGTAGCGGTAGGTGTCGTGAGCATCTTCACGCCCTGCATCTGCTTGCCATCATCCTCCTTTGCCCAATATATCTCGCCATTATCAGCCACAAATGGCTTCAAATCCTGCACGTTACCGCTATCGTAGGTAAGCATACCGGTTACGAGCTTGGTGTTGGTAGAAGGAGTGTTGCTCTTCTTCTTACCGCCGCTGAAAGCTGAGTTGAGTGCCCACTGGAGTAAGCCCATGAGGGTAGCCATCACACCCGCGGCTGCGATAGGACCCGCGATAGGACCCAGGAACTCGAAACACTTAGCCATCGCACCCGCGATAGAGAAGGTTACTTCGCTTTGGGTACGGGCAGCATCAGACTGAGCCATCGCCTCATTATTAGCCTGAGTATTGGTAAGGTTGGTAGTGAGCGCCGTTTCCGTCATAGCCATACCCGCGTTCAAAGCCACCTTAGTGCCCTCACTCTGCTCCTTGTTTCCGGCAGCAGTTACATCCGTGATGTTCTGAACCCCCTGGGTAGTCACCTTCTCACGATCCTTATTGCCCTTTTTTACCTCCTTACTCAGTTCCTTCTGGTGTTTCTTCTCCTTCTTCAGCTGCTCGGCTTTCTCCTTGTCTTCCTTGGATTTGCCGCCCTTCTTGAACTCGGTATTCATCACACCACCGATGAAGGAACCAGTGATGCCGGCTGCGGCATCACTGAAGGAACCGCCACCAGCGATAGCATCGGCTGCTGCAGCACCCGTCTGCGTGGCTGCATCATTATAGAACGCATCGGCATTATCTCTGTTGCGGTGTGCCCACGCATGAGGAGCACCATTGCCCTGCTCTTGCTTATTCGCCTGCTCGGGGGTTGCAGGGGGCGCGTATGGAGGCACAATCGCCGAACTGTTAGGGTTGATAGGCGAACCATCAGGATTCCAACCGAGAGCCGGCTGCTGAGGAGGCAGATTCTCGAAGTTAGACTGCGGCTGCTGGGTAAGATAAGCTGCACCCTCATCTACCAGTCGCACATACATCGGATTCGCCTTTGTACCGAGATTAGAGAAATCTTCCTTCACGGCATTGGCATTAGCATTGGCTCTTGCTGCATCAATACCAGGCTGGGCTTTCTTCTTAGCTCGCTTGGCACCTGCATCATTGATAGCCTTCCACATCTGCGTATTCACATCGTTGAGCGCCATATTAGCCCACGATTCGAGCATAGACTTCAGGGCGTTCTTAATAGCTTCCTGTGCGCTGCTTACATCGTAGCGCATTTCGGCAAATGCCTTGCCTACCTCTGCACCGAAGGTTTCGATAGGCTGCACGAGCTGCTGCATCTGTGAGAGTCGGTTCTTCATCGCCGTAGCCATTTGGTTGACATAGGCAAGTTCTGCCTCCTGACGAGCCTTGTCAGCTTCATCGAGGAGCTGCTTGTTACGTGAGTTTTTGAAAACGAAAGCATAATAATCTTCTGCCATCTGCATCTTCATCTTCATCAGCTCCACCTCTGGGTCGGCGGTGAGATCACCGAGACCCAGGTTAGACCACATATTGGTTCGCTTACCGAAGAGCGCACTTTCCTGCTGCATCTTGCGAAGGGTTTCCTGGTTGGCAAGATTGCGCTGATTACGTTTCCACAAGAAATCAGTAATCTTTTTTGCTTCATCGTAATGTTTCTTTTCTGCAGCAGTATATTCATCAGAATACTGGATGAGCTTCTGATAGAACAGTTTTACGTCCTCCTCTGTATCATTCAAAAGCGCAAGAAAGACGGAAGGTGTATTCTCGTAATCCTTGCCAAAGAGGAATTTCAGCAATTTATCTTTCTTTCCTTCAGTAGCAAAGAGATCAGCCATCTGCGTTCTTGCCTTTTCAAGAACCTTGAGAACATCATTCTTATCCTTCTGAAGCGAATCGAGAGATACATCCGCAAAGCGAGAACTGATCAGACCGAGGAAAGAGTTTTCCTGCACCACTTTGGTGTAATTATGCTCCAGCAGTTCTTTACGGCGCTGCTCCATGCGCTTCTGTATCACATTAGCACTATCATTCTCTTTCTTAGAAGCATCGAGCCATTGACGGTCGAGGTATGCCCTATCCCGCTCATCGGATTTATAGCCAACAACCTTACCCTTCTTGATTTTAGGTAATTGCTTTAAAAGGTCAGCACGGAGTTTTGATACATTGTAGGCGTTAATCTGCCCTAACAAGGTGCGAGACTGAGACTGGCCAAACTCATCGTCCTTCTCCTTGCGGTCTTTATCCATTGTAACCTTAAAATCATCCCATGTTTTCTTACCGAGAACGATGGATTGCTTTGCAGCAGCAAGTGCCGACCGCAATCTTATATCAATATCGTTGACAACCTGGTCTTGAATCTCCTTTTCTATACCATTCTTCGTCATCTCCTCTACCATCGCCGTCTTCTGGCGCTCGTAGAAGTTCTTGATTTTGGTAATAAACTCAGAGATATTGTTGCGGGCATCATCTTCAGGAGTTGTAGCAGAGCCATGGCCACCTTTACCGCCCTTTCCGGTTTCATCAATATGTTGTGGGGTTCCCGTCTTTTTACCAGTTGCCACATCCAATTCCGCGCCGAATTTATCTCTTAACGCGTTTTCCTGCGCAACAACATCATCCAATCGGCGTTGAGCCTTATCACGAGCGCTCTTTGCCGCAGCCCTCTGACCTGCTTGACCGATAGCGCCCTGAACCTGAGAAGGCATCATGGCACCGCCGGAAGTCTGAATATAGGAGCCGTTAGGTGTCTGTACTTTCGAGTTAGCGTAAGCATCTTCTTTTTTCTGCAAATCAAGAATTGCATCTACCTTCTGCCGCCCCAACTCTGCCAGCTTTGAACGAGCACCTTCAAGTTCGTAATACTTCTGCAAGCGGGTAAAGTTTGCATCCCATGCCCTAGTATTTTCCTTGACTGCACCGGTTTCAGTATTAATCTTTGCGTTGAGTCCAGGAATAGCACTATTCAACTGATTCATCGCATCGATTCGCAACTTCATAGAGGCAGAAGTATCTTTCATTACATTATGAAGACGATTCAGTTGCTCCTGCTCTTCCATTGCCCTACGCTTACCTTCCTCCTGTACTTCGTTCAGTACACGCTGACCGGCTGAAGCCTGATTCAGAGAAGACGTATATTCAGCTAACTTTACGACAAGAATACCTAGCAAGCCGATTATACCACCGAAGACACCAGCCTGTTTTACTAATGACAGCTTATTAAAAGTTGAAACCATCTTAGCCCAAACTACGCTCAGTGAGGCCGAAGCAGAACTCAACTTCTGAGCATAATCAAGTACGTATGCAAACGCACCCGCCAAACCTGCCATACTGAGCATAGATATGAGCGTAGGAAGGATATTCAGCAGCATTTTGACAGAAGCAAAGATAAGTCCGATGGCTAATTTAACCTCTGTCATAAAACCGAGGCTGCTAGTCAACTCCTTAGTTAACTCAAACCACGCCTTGGCTATATCGTGAACGGGGCCTGCTGCTGCGCTGGATGAAACAAACTGTTTCTCCCAAAGATTATTGGCACGCTCCATATAAGCCATAGCGGTTTCCTGCTGCATATTATACTCTACCGTTACAGCCGTACCGTCATTAAAGGCTTTATTTGATTCCTCGACAGCTTTTGTAAGCATACCATTTTTGGCAGCCATCGTAACCATCGTCTTCACGAGTCGGGCGCCATCAGAACCTAAGTCTTTAAACAAGCCGTCAAGAGCAAAGACATTCTTGGTTTCACCCATTTTTCTAAAGATAGTAAGAATAGCGTCCATACCTCTTCCGCTCTCGATCATCTTCTTCAAACTTCCGGTAGCGATACCCAGGGATTTTTCTATAGGGCTGGTTCCTTTTCGCAACTCAGTTACCAATTTACCAAAAGCGGTTGCTGCCACTTCTGGCTCCAATGCCATACTATCTACCGCAGAACCAAGGGCGAGAATATCAGGCGTGGTAAGGGCAGCCTGTTCACCAAGGGCGAGCATACGGTTTGAGAAATCCACAATCTTATCACTGGAAGCAGTGGAAGTAGCAGCCAGACGGAAGATTGCAGAACCGGTCTTCAGCATGGCTTTTTCTACACCATACTTGTCAACCAATCCCATTACCTCAGTAATCTTTGCCAAAGATGTGAGCGCTTCCTCGCCCAAATCTTCTTTAAGTGCCACATTCACCTGGTCGGCAGCACGAACAAAACCAGCGAGTGCCATAGTGCCGCCCTGCGTCTGAATACCCAACTTGGCGCCGGCATAGGCGATTCGGTTTAACTCTTCAAGACTGGTACGGGTATCAATTTTTGCCAACTCACGAGAAAGATTTGCTATTTCGTCCGTAGTAGAAAGCGCAACTTTGCGAATATCCGTCAACTGATCCGCGAACTTCATGTTCAGACGGAATAAATCAACAAAGTAAGTCTTTACCTGGTTAAATACCGCAAACAGACCTACGTATGCCGTAAGATTCTTTAAAGCCGTATGCCATGCACCACTCTGCTTATTGGCTGCACCCGTTGCGTCATCAATAACCTTTTTGAGGTTCTTCAACTCCTTCTGTCTGTTTGCAAATGTCTCGCTCTTGGTGTTGATAAAGTTCAGTTCCTCCTCAAGTTGCTTATAAGCCTGTCTCAGCTCATTGATATTTGCCTTGCCAGTCTTACTGCGGGCAACAATATCATTGATTTGCGCTTGCGAAAGACGGGTACCTTTCATAGTTTGTTCCAACTGGGCGTATTGTCTCCGCAAATCAGATACAGCCTTGCTTCCAGCAGGGAGTTGCTGTATTTTCTGCTGAATAGCGTCCATCGTGCGCTTAATATCCTCGCCTGAAGCCTTACCAGGGTTAGATAATACCTGACGCATTTTCTGCCAACTGATGGCTGCTTTCTGGGCTTTCCCCGATACTGCATCAAGGCGTTCTTCAATCTTGGCAAGGGCATCGTTAAAGGATTTAATCAGAGCGGTATCAGATGTATCTACATTATCCCTCGCCTGAGTAAGTGATGTTCTAGCACGGCGAAGTTCGGAGGCCGTAGCGTTTTTATTACCGACGGCTAGCATAGCTTCACTGGCACTCATCTTTCCGTTACGCCTATCCTCTTCTGCCTCCAGCTGCTTTAATATATCAAGATTAAACTGATAGCCAGAGGAAGTTTTCTTTAAAGAAGAAACGAGTTCTCTCTGCTGAGTAAGAGCCTTACTCAGCCATTGGTCAGACTGATTCCCAATATCGGCCAAACCTTTCGCAACCTTCACGTATTTACCTTCCAGCAATCGTACCTCGTTGCCTACTTCCTTCATCAGCAAGCGGATATGCTTTGCTTCTTCCTCCTCAGCTTCAGAAAGACCTTCCAGCTTGCGCTTGCCTTCACCCAAGGCACGGCGAAGGTTACGGAGCGAAGTATTACCGAGGTTACTGACCACAGCTTCCAGTCGCTCGGTAGTCTTGATGGTCTGAACCTGGGCAGACTGCAGGGCTTTTACTTTTGCCTCTGCCTCCTTGTATTCCTCTGTGCCAGGCTTCATCTGCTTCATCTGCTCGGTAAGTTCCTTCGCCTTATCGAGGAGGAGTTGCAGCACTTTGATAGGCTGCTTGCCGTCCATCGTAATGATGGATTCTATTTTACCTGCCATAATCTTTTTCCTTTAAAATATTATTCTCTTTTGGTTCCATCATCCTCCAGCGCCTTTGCTATCTGTAAGATACCCTGCCAGCCGTAGTAATCGGCAAGATGGTTCTCGTATCTCGTTTTCAGTCTACGGATGGTTCGCATGATAGCCGGACGATGAGATTTGCCTTCCCGTCTATCCCACTTTCTGATATATCGGGTGTTGTACTTCGCCTTCCTTGCTCGGTCCACCTTGTCAGCCGTGATATGAGCTTCGGGGTCGTGAGGATTTCCGGTCAGACCAACACCAATATCCACAAACTTCAGATAGTCGTTGTAGCGAATACCTACGGTGAGTTCACCCGTCTCCTCATTAGCCTGATATACTGTACTCTCGAAGGATTTTGCGCCATCGCCTCTTGACCACCACATGTGGTGCTTTCTCCGGTATTGGTTTACCTTCTCGTAGCCACGATATACCTCTGTAGGGTAGATGCGCTGCTTCTGAAAGTTCAACTCAATATCGAGCAAAGCCTGCTTGAGATAGATTCCTGCTACATCTTTTAAAGGTGCAAAAGGCGATTGGATGGGTTTAGTCTTGATTCCCATAAGCCGTTTCCTTTCTATTTAGTTGATGCCGGAATGATATATTTCTGCTCCTTCCCGCATTGGAAGTTATATAGCGGACGGATAGTCTGCCAATAACAATCAGCAAGAAGCCAGCTCGGACCATGAAAAAGAGGGTTTACACCATAGGCGAAACTCTCTATATCGACGGATGATAACTCTATGCCCAATTTAGGTTCTTCCGTCTTGAAGTTTCTGCCAGTGATAGGACAAATACCTGTGCGGCGAAGCTGAGTGAGATAGGAGGCAAGGTCTTCGCAATACTCCATCAGATCATCCGATGCAGCCTGCAATTTGCTGCCATCATATCTGCCCAATGTAGCAGAGGAATCTTTCAGTCGGGTAAGGAAGCAAACCTGATAGGTAATCAGGGCTTGCTTATCCGATTTTAGCTCTCCGGAGTTAACTACACGATAGAGCATACAGGGAGAGTGGATGATATTGGCGTTGCGGGAAAAGATATTTTCCTCGTCAATATCACGAATGCGGAAGAAACTCTGATTCTCCAGCTTCTTGCTTGTCGGGTTATGAGACAAGGGCTTGTAGATGGTTGCCCAGTGTTCCAAAACATTTGATATTGTCATAATTCAAAGAGATTTTAACACATTATTAACTGATAGCGTACAGAAATTAAGAGATATTGGCACATTACATGCCCATTACTGGGTCTGCAGGTTTCTGCGGAATCCAGTCGTCATTATCATCTTCTTTCTTCTTATCCTCTTCCGGAGTAGCCTCTTCCTTGTTGCCCTCTTCTTCTTCCTTCATCAAGTCTTTCAGCTTCACGTTGAAGTGTCTTTCGGTTTTATCGGCTACAATCTTCTGCATCACTCTTGCCCAGGGTGCACCATTGCAGGTACTCTCGTTTTCGAGGATGCTCACGAGTTGCACGCCACAATAAATGGCAGCGAGATAGTTAGCAAGATGGAGAGGGTTTTGGAAATCGAGTATGACGGTATCTACCATCGTGGCCAAGAATATCGCAAGGATGAGGACGGAGAAATCCTTCACCATCTTTGCCATTTTCTTAGATTTCAGTTTGCCGTCGATTTTGCATCGAGGGTCTTTCTTGATAGCCTCCCGATAGCGGGAATAGATGCGACAGTTGCAGCGCCATGCCGTGTAGCAGTCGCAGACAAGGGCGAAGAAGCATACGGCAATGTAGTTAAGAGATGGTTCCAGTGTGCACCATACTAAGCCGATAATGGCTGCAAGAAACCTTGTAAGAGTTGGAATTAAACTTTGCATTTCTTTTTTCTTTTTAATGTTATCCTATGTTGTCTTAATACTATTGCAAAGGTAGAATATTTCTGCCCTATGAGGGGGACAAAATATAATGTTGAGTGTTGAATGTTGAATGTTGATTTTTGCCTAACGGACTCAAGAGCGCTAGCCTAATTCAACATTCAACATTCAACATTAACCCAAAACTCATGTCCCAATCATTTAGGGGCGATTTCGTAATTTTGTGGGCAGATAAAGAAATTAAAAAGGCGCGAAATGATAAACGAGCAATTACAGAAAAAGATAGAACAGTCTATCCGACTCCTGCAAAGCGTACAGAAAAGGTACGATGGAGAGATAGAACTGGCTTATTCGGGCGGCAAGGATAGCGACGTAATCCTGCAGCTTGCAAAAGAAGCTGGCATCAAAATTCGAGCGATATACAAGAACACGACCATCGACCCACCGGGCACTATCGCCCACGTGAAGGAGATGGGTGTGGAGATTATCAGACCTAAAGAAAATTTTTTTCAGCTTATTGCAAAGAAAGGGTTTCCTAATCGCTTTAGCCGTTTCTGCTGTGAAGTTCTGAAGGAATATAAAATCCTCGATAAAACTGTTATCGGTGTGCGCAAAGAAGAAAGCAGAGCGAGAAAGGAAAGATATAACGAGCCTACCGAATGCCGGTACTATGGTTCTAAGAAAAAGGAAAATCATGTAGAACAGATTTATCCTATCTTGGAATGGACCAACGAAGATGTGAGGGATTTCATTCTTGATAGAGGATTGAAGTTGGCACCAGTATACTATGATACGAGGGGGCAAATCGACGTTACCCGAAGACTCGGCTGCATGTGCTGCCCCCTGGTTTCAAGACGCAAGCGCCTTATCGAGTTTCAGAAGCATCCCCGCATAGCCAAGGCTTATCTGAGGGCGGGACAGAAATTCTTAGATACGCATCCTGACTCGTCAGCAGTAAGCAGATATGATAACGTTTACGAATGGTTTACGCGTGATGTGTTCTATGCCAACAATAAAGATTGGGAAAAGGCAAACGGCACACTATTCGGTAAGCCCGATTACAAGAAGTTTCTGGAATGTCAGTTTGGTATCGACCTTACCATATAGCGTTTCGGGGGTTCGGGGAGTTTGAACACGAAAGACACGAATAGCACGAATTTCGGTTTTCGATGCCCCACCAGGTTAACATTAAACATTAAACATTAATAAGAGATGAGTCAACTTACGCAGAATACCCTGCAACGTATAGACAAATGGCTATCAAATGGACTGAGTATCGACACGATGTTTCCAAAACTGGAACAGAAGTATAGGATGCAGCTCTGCTACGAGTTCTACAAGCGCTGGGTACAAAACAACGATATAGACCCCAAGACTACCTGCCGCAACATAGCAAGACGCGACTACGCGCTGTTTATGAAACAGGCAGGACAGGGCAACAGGGAGGCGCAGGAAATGGTGATGGCGCTGCATATTGATATTGACGACGAAGGAAATATCAAACCCCGTACCATTACCGAGCTGACAAACGATGTGGCGGTCTGCAACCACATTATTCGCTTTTTTATGACCGATGAAAGCCCTCGTCACAAGGCGATGTATCTCAATTCTGCTGAGTGGCTTATCCGTACGGGCAAGCAGCAGAACAACGACCGTGCGGTGGATAAGGGTATGCAGGCATTGGCTACCGTTTATGGCAACTTCCTAGAAGAGAAGGATGCTACCGAGGAAATGCCGGATATGAGCCGCATTGCCATCACGCAGGATGTAAGCATCGTGAAGCGTGATAGGGTGAACTATACTGACGAGTACAAGAAAAAAATGGCTCGCAAGTATGGTCTTACTGCTAAGGATATGCAGGATATTGCCGAGGAGGAAAGTCTGCAGGAGCATAATGAAAAGGTACCTGACTATATGGAGTATATGGAAGAGGTGCTGGATGATCGTGCTGAGAAGAAGGAAGCCGAAATGGATATTTCAGAAGAGGAAGGTGATACTAAAAGGGAAGGAGGCGATGATGAGTAAGCGAAAAGGTGATCATCACTACCACAACAAGGTTCCTCCCTTCACACCGGATCCTGAACATTATACCCGAAAGCAGCATACCTGGAAGGCGAAGGTGGCATACGAAACAGAGGATGCCGCCTGGGAGTTTCTGAACCAGAGACCGGAACTGAAGGCGCAAGGGTATGTAGCGTATCAGTGCAAGACGTGCCAGAAATGGCATGTGGGAAAATTAAGAGTTAAGAATTAATAGTTTATAGAAGATGGAATTAAATAAGATACATAATGAGGATTGCCTGGTAGGAATGAAAAAGATTTCTTCCAAGGCTATTGACTTAATAGTTAGTGATCCTCCTTATATTATAGATAATTCTGGGGGGGGTATTTACGCCCATGACGATAAAGGCTACGTAAAAGAGCTGAATGAAATAAAGAACGGTTTCGATTTAAAGATTCTAGATGAATGCTGCAGAGTTATGAAAAAGATAAATATCTATCTTTGGTGTAGCCAAAAACAGATTCCTCTATATCTTGATTACTTCGTAAAAAAGAAAGGCTGTAATTGGAATCTGATTACTTGGCACAAGACAAACCCGATACCTGCGTGCGGTAATAAATACATTACTGATACAGAGTATTGTTTGTTCTTTCGAGAAAAAGGAGTTCGTATTTATGGCGATGCGAGTACCAAAGGAACGTATTTCATTACTCCACGCAATATTTCAGAGAAAAACCTTTGGAATCATCCAACTATAAAGCCAACAACGTTCTTTCAAAAGCATATTATCAATTCGAGCCTGAAAGGTGATATCGTCCTTGATCCCTTTATGGGCAGCGGCACTACTGCCATCGCAGCCATCCGCGAAAAGCGAAACTTTATCGGTTTTGAGTTAAACAAGGAATATTACGACAAGGCTTGCCAGCGCATTCAACTCGAAATGGCGCAGCCGAGCCTATTCTAAAACATATAATTGCAATGGAAATAAATAAGATATATAATGAGGATTGCCTGGTAGGAATGAAAAAAATTCCGGACGCAAGCGTGGATTGCATTATCTGCGATTTGCCTTATGGTGTTCTCAATAAAAAGAGTGAAGGCGGTGGCTGGGATAGTATTATCCCGCTTGAGCCATTATGGAAGGAATATCTGCGCATAGCCAAACCCAATGCGGCCATTATTCTTTTCTGCCAGGGCATGTTTACCGCACAGCTTATGATGTCGCAGCCGAAACTCTGGAAATATAATCTTATTTGGAGCAAACAACGGGTAACAGGTTTTTTGAATGCCAACAAGATGCCTCTGCGCTCGCATGAGGATATTGCAGTATTTTATCGAAAACAACCTGTCTACAATCCTCAAATGATAAAATGTGCGCCACATCAGCGTAATCATCGAAGGGGCGATGGCTCGCATAGTTTGAAGCGAGGTTGTTATGGCGACCATAAAGAAGTGCCTACTATCGTATCAGATGAAAAATTCCCAAAGAGCATTATCTGCTTCGACAAAGAGCATTCTGCCGATACCTTCCACCCTACGCAAAAGCCAGTCGCCCTTATCCAGTATCTTATATGTACTTATACCAATGTGGGGGGTGCGTTCTCGATAATTGCATGGGCAGCGGCACTACCGCAATCGCCTGCATCAGAGAAAAGAGAAACTTCATCGGATTTGAATTAAACAAAGAATATTACGACAAGGCTTGTAAGCGCATCAAATTAGAAATGATGCAGCCTAGTCTATTTTAAATCTGCGAAATTATGGCAAAGATTATTTATTTTGGAACCAATGGATGTTCCGGACACTACCCTATCGGTATTGATGTGACACTGACAGGAGAAGAATACAATAAATGGTGCGAGTGTGATAATGAAGTCTGGATAGAAAACATCCGGAAAAATCCAGGTCGCCACCTGATTCAACACCATGGCGAAGCCTACACTAACTACGGTGTACCTTTCTCTGTAGATGAAAATAGAGTTGGAAATCATACCGAACTCTTCTGGGAAGGAGTACACTCAGAAGAAGAAATGATAGAACTCATAAAGAGCAACCCATTTTTGAAACGACGATTTAAAATGTAAGCAACAATGATAGTAATAAAAATCAAAACATGGAAAGACTGGAAGCAGGACTTTCTAAAATGGGTGCAAGCACCTCGGCGCAGTACTTGCAAAGAGTACGTAGATTATATGGAGACTTTACAAAATCAGGTTCTCTACAAAATAATAAACGACACTTGCGATAAATACGGAAATATGCGTGAGGATCAAATTCAAAACATCACCGAGGCAGTCGAGAGATGCGTGGCTGAGTGTGCCAAAGAGACACGCAAGCTAATCGATGATTCCCAGCCCGCAAAATTTCTCTAAGACTGTAAAAAACCTGGCATGTCTGCGGATTTCAAATCCGCAGGAACGCCTAACGGATGCAAGGGCGCTAAGCTAAATCAACATACATTCAGGATAACAATTTTACTATTATGCAGCAACCACATCAGATATATTTAAACAGATTCCAGCAGGAACTCTTTTATATGGGGGCAAAAGACGAAATCGTCATAGCTGGACGACGTACCGGTAAAACAGACGGATTGGTAGCGCCACGCGTATGGGCGGTATCAAACTCTATGCCTGGTATGTTGGGAGCTTGGCTGGCTATTTCCAGGCAGCAGGCATTTTCTAAAACTATTCCTGGTACCATGGCTGCCATGGAACGAATGTTCGGCTTCACAATAGGCATTCACATGGGATGGGGAAGACCACCGAAACATGCCCGTCCTGCAATCTTTAAGCCAAAAAACTATGATAACATTATATGGTTCGCCAACGGCGCACAATGGGCTTCCATATCCCTTGCGCAAACTGCATCAGCAAACTCATATACGTTCTCACACGCCATTTTGGATGAAGGTAGATTTGCAAACAAAAAGAAAATTGACGAGGAGTTTATGCCTTCTCTGTCAGGACAGACTCACCCATTAGGCAATATAGAGTTTTCTGAATATAACCCCCTCTATAGAGGTAGGCTTTTTGTTTCCGATGCTGCTCTGACCGCAAAAGGCAGTTGGCTGGAAAGAGAAGATGAGAAGTTAGACTTAGTGATAGAGAACGGACTTTTTAAGGGTAAAACCTACAGATGGGTACAAGAGCAGTTGGAAGAATATGCCAATAAAGTTATCTTTTACAATGACCTGCTCTATAATGCCCAAAAATCAAGACACACACCCCATGTGGTTCCTGCGGAAGTAAGAACGATGATTCGTGCAATAGCATTGAAAATGCTGAAGCATGAGGGCATGTTTCGTATTCTACCTAAACACGGAAATCATCTTACCAAAAACATGGTAGATATGGCGGTAAACTACAAACTGGTTACTGCAGAAGATGCCGAACTCATCTATGATTACGAATATCTGATTACACCAGAAGAGGATTTCGAGATGCAGATGTTTTTACGTTCTAAGAAATTCCAAGATAAATATCTGAGAGAATTGAGGCGTTCAGCTTTCGTAGTACGCAGGGCATCTACTCTCGAGAATGTGGACATTCTCGGTGAGGATTACATCAGGCAGTTAAAGCGAGATCTCCCTGCCTATACCTTCGCCGTTTCAATATTGAACATCAAAATCAAGAAATCAAATGACGGTTTTTACTCTAACCTGGATATAGATAGGGTACACGGTTATATCCCCGACAACGAGATAGATCCGCTCTCAGTGGCGAAGTGGGAAACAAAAAAGGCTACGGGCATCATCGGCGGCAAGAAGATTACATCAGAAAGTTATCAGCCAGACTTAAAAGAGCTGTCCGAGAGAAACGACTGCCGTATGGATAGCGACTGCATAAACGACCTTCCTCTTTATCTCGCATTTGACTATAACGCCAATATCAATACCCTGGTGGTAGGTCAGGTATATCAGCGTGACGGAGTAGAGGCAGTGAATGTTATCAAGAGTTTCTACGTGAAGAACGAGCGCAAGCTGAGAGAGTTGGTAGATGATTTCTCGCATTACTATGCTCCGAAGAGAGCCGTGAACAGAGATGTGGTTTACTACTATGATGCTACCGCAAAGCAAGGTGCATCGTATGCCTTGACCGATGAGCGATTCTACCAGGCAGTGATTAAGGAGTTGGAGCGCAATGGCTGGAATGTTACGGCAATAGATATGGGTGTGCCGGAAAAGCATGAGGTGAAGCACCGTATCATCAATAATGGTCTTGCCGGCATAGAATATCCTGCTATTCGTATCAATCAGCCTAACAACCCCGACCTGATTATTGCCCTGCAACTTTGTGAGGTAAGCATCGGTTATCAGGGATTCCGAAAGGATAAGAGCCAGGAGAAGAAGCCGGAAACGGAAGACAACCTGCCGTTGCAGCAGCGTACTGACTTCACCGATGCCTTCGACTCGCTATACTTAGGCTGCAAGTTCTGGCGAGGAAATATCGGCTGGTTCGTACTGCCGGACGGAAGGAACGTTTAACTAAATGTTGAATGCTGAATGTTGAATGTTGAATTAGGCATACGCCATTGAGATAAACCAGCGATGGAATCGCTAGGAACGGAGGCTTTACTCCGAGAGGTAATTCAACATTCAACACTTAACATTAAACGAAATGAGGGGCGGGTGTCATCACGACAGCCGCCCCTCTTGATATTAACAAAACTTTACCTTAAAACAATTTTAACTTTTAATTCATGAGAACTAATTAATAAAGAAAATAAAGTCCCCGCGTTTCACAACGAAGGAACTTCAACAAGATCAAAAACTAACAACTCTATAAAATTAAAATAATCATAACTATTACGTTAAGCATATTTTGATAAAACACTAGAAGAATCTATTCTTTACACACACATTAGAATTAATGAAGAAATTAGAACCCCGCGTTTCACAACGAAGGAAACTCTACGATTTTCAATGAGTAATAATAATTGTTTAACTTATAAAATATATCTGACAAAACATTAGAAGAATCTATTCTTTAATCTCAGGATGATCTCTGAGATATTTTTCACGAAAGTTACGGAACATAAATTCATGCAACTTTCCCATTTCCGGACTCAGTGTTCTCCATCTCTCGCTCCACTTTACCTTTTTACGGTAACAGGCTATGCGGACCACGGAGGATATAGGAAAATCGGTTGCCGTTCTTCCCGTTTCCGGATCATCATACGTAATACTAACTATCGGACGGTAAACATCACGAATACATACGCCCTGTTCTGCTACTGCCTGGAGAAGTTTATCATCATTCATTGGCAGCAGCAAAAGGGCATCACCGGAATAGGAATTATTAATGAGCGATTCAAAACTGCGGTTATGAAGTTTGATAAACCTGCCATCGGTGAAATAGATTTCCACCACCACTTCCTGGTAATCGCCACTATCCTGGTCGAGATCAGTAATCTCGTCCCATAGCGTTTTATTTGCGAAGTCCATCTTACCGGAAGAATCCATCATCAGCCAATAGACAGACTTGAGCTGTTGCAGCATCATCTGCTCCCCTATTTTATTCATACGCTATAATCTTTCTTTTTTCTGTTTGCAAAGGTAATACTTTATTTTTTGATGGGCGGGACAAGAAAGGTAAAAGAGTAAAAAGGTAAAAAAGCTTAGCGGGGTAAGGACCAGCGATAGAATCGCCGGGAACGGAGACGCAAAGCGGTTAAGGTTCTTTTTACCTTTTTACCCTTTTACCTTTTTACCTTTCAAAATTCCTTCACCAGCAGCAGACGATTGTTTTCATTCCTTGCCATTACACGATAGCCAAGACGTTTATACCATGCGAGAACGAAAAGCTTACTGCCTTTATCATCCCATTCCAGCTGTGCCGACTTGCAGCCCAGTTTCTTAGCTTCCCGCTCTGCGGTCTCCATCAGGAGGCGAGCCGTTCCCTGCTTGCGGTACTTCTCATCTACCCAAAGGTTATAGATAGCGCAATCGGCATACTGATAATACTCGTCTTTATAAGGTCCAGGCTTCGGTACCTCCACCTGTACGGTGCCGTGATTGATTTCATCTACGACAACAATCTTTTGAGATGATTCCCAATCTTGAATCTGTATCATAATATATTCTTTTTTATAAATCCTTAAAGTCACTTGCTAATCAAATAAACTCTAAAGGTAAATCCTTTCTTGGTTCTATCTTCAGACCATGATTATTCATAAGCTGCAGGCAAGCATCCTCTGTAAGATTCTGCCAGTCGATTTTATCCTCTTCGGTTAATGGAATAGGCAAAGAATCTTTAATCTTCATAAACAGGTCTTGTATTTTCTCCTCTCTATAATCAGAATAAAAATAAGCCTTATAATCGAAATAACCGAATACGAGACCTTCTTGCAAATCAACAGGACCATAATGAGGACTTATGTCACGCGTCCATCTTAACATAGGGAAATGAGAAGACGGTAAACTGGCAATAGAGCATGAAAACGCTCCAAAGCTATAGCTTTTGCCTTATCACGATCGATAGCTTTCAGGTAAAAGTAAAAACAACTGCCTATACCTTCTCCAGGTCGAAACCTTACAGCATCGAAATACTGACCCGACTGACTAAAATCATTGACAGAAACATTCTTTACTTTTGAAGAGTTATCTATTCTGATAGAAATTTCATACCAGTATTCCTTTCGAAGCTGCTCCTCATCATCAATATTATATTTCTCTATAGTTCTATCCTCGGCTTTTTTAGCAAACGAATCAGCTTTCTCTTTTTCAGAGAACACGCCATCAACACGATAGTCACTATACTCGCCCGATGTTACCACATAAGCGGTTTTAGGCTTATCAAGAGGTGCCCTGAAGAGAGCACTGAGTTGAGTTTCTGAAACCCGATTTAAGTTAACGATATACTCTACGTGATATAGTTCGGGATATTTTGCAGCGAACTCTCTGCACAGTAACGGCGCATCACCGTATGCCGGAGTACCGCTCGGACCGAAATCGAAATGGTCAAACACCTTTGGACCCGATTCGTACATAACGAATAACTCAGGGCTTTCGCGATTGCCTTTCACGTCCTCGATACACTCACCCTTCGCACAGTCTATCGCATTATAGAAATCCTCGTCAAGATACATATATCCATAATAGTCTTCTCGAAATTCCTCCTTGCCTTCTTCAGACAAGGTTTGCGCCTTGACATCGTAGAATCGATCTTCATCCAGATAGTTAAACATATCTGCAAAATCTTCCACGATAAAGAGAGAACAATCGTCTGCACAAAGGATAAATGGTTTACTGAAGTCAATGGTGAAATCCTCATCGGTAATAGGGTGCCAAAGGGATTTTTTCTTTTCTTCTTTTGTGTATAAACTCATATTTTATAAATCTTTTAATCATTAAAATGCGTCTTTAATATCGCATCTTTTCTGAGGTTGTTATAAAATTCCTTTGGGCAAATGCAATCCCAGAAGTTATCTGCTGACGCATTATATCTGTTGCCAAAGAAATCACAGGCACAGTTTACGCTTGTCTGATTGAAAGCGATTGCCTCTATATCATTTACGCTGTGAACCTTAATAAAGGCACTCAGTTTTTCGTATTGTTGTGGATATATACCTCCACACTCATCAGCGACAACCTTTAAGCATTCAAGATAAACTGGTATATCTTCGCCTAGAACCTTTGCAAAATCAAAGGTAGATCTGAATACCATCATTTCCTCATAAGTTAAGCGGAAATCTTTCTGTAAATCCTCGATCCCCTTTTTGGATGAAGCACAGATCCATCGGCTTACATATTCACCTTTTGCCTGTTTTTCCTTCACCCAATCCAGTTCCAGCGGTTTTCCATCAGCTCCTACCGGTACGTAAGATGGAAGGTATTTCTTTTCCAGATACATCCAGAGGTGAGGCATCCCACCCCAAGCGTTGGGAACCTCTATAGCAAGTTTCCAGCACTTTTTTTTCTTCATTTTAACGTAAATTTCAAACATGATAAAGCTTAGTTAATGATTAAATGTATCTCATCTTCGTAGTCCTTGATAATCTCTATCGGACGGAAATGTTTATTCAGGTACTTCTCGGGAACTTCATTCAGTGGACCCTCAAATAAGGTCTGAAGGTTGCGGGTATCAGGCTGGATAGTATCAATGCTTACCTGGCAGAACTCGTCGATGATAGTGCCAACAAGGTCGCCTATCTTCAATGGCGAAGGGTGTAGCTTCTTCTCCTCTTCGTCGCTGAAAAAAGGAACAAATGGCTTCTTCTTCTCACAAATCACGTAAGGAGTCACGATACTCTGATGCTTGGAAGCATCCTCTATAAAACCATTATAATGAATGGTGACAGCGTTAAAGTTTCCAAGAAGGTTGATAGGGCAAGCCTGGATAATCTCAGCAAGGGTCGGTTTGAATAAAGCCGATGAGCCGAAAGTATGCACTGCCTCAAAACTAGGCAGTACACTTCTTACCTCCTTTTGATGTTCCTTATTATATATAGGCTCATCCCAGATACAGGAGTAATCAAACACATCTTTAACCTTCGGATATTCCATAAGCAAAAATTTCTTTGCCTCCGAGTTAGAACGAAAGCAGATTACGCTGATGCCTTCAGCTATCTTCTCTATCTGTTCCTTTGTAAATTCAATCTTTTCCATAATCTATAAATCTTTTAATCATTAAAATGCGTCTTTAATATCGCATCCGGCTACGGCCTTATATTCTGCCTTGAGGAAAGCATTTTCATCTTTCAGACGCTTGATTTCTGCGGTAGGCTGATGGCGCTCTACGTTCTTCTTCCAGTTGCGGTAGGCGTAATAGAACTTATCGCATAGCTTCAGCTCCTCATCAGTGTACTTTTGCAGATGCAGACAGTGTGCCTGTTTTATCTCATTCAGTTTACCATCCGCTTTAAGTACAATCAGCCCGGCATAATCAGGAAGGAGAGGATATACTTTCGCACTAAGGTACCATGGTACGCAATAATAAAAGAAATTCGGGCGACGACGTTTCTCATCTCCATTCTTCAGCAATTCATGCTTCTGCCGCTTATGGGTGAAATCGTTCTTGAAATCAGCAAGGGATATTTTGCATTCCACCTCATACCAATATCCGCTTCGGGTCTTGATGAGCATATCACTCTCCCAGTCGAACACATAAAGGTTTTCTACGATAAACTTATGGTTCGATTTCCAGCCGCGCAAATGCTGCTGAAGAAGCTGCTCTGATACCTGCTCCTTAGTAAGGAGCTGTGCTTGTTTACTCTTTGTTCCCATCTATCTTTTTCATTTGTCCGTCCTTTAATTCATAACCCACATCTCGAAGTCTTGACTCTAACATCTTGACTTGTGATATGGAAGCTACATAAATTTCGGCTTTATCAGGATCGCAAAGATTTATATCAGGAATAATTTCATTAGCGAAATTATCTGTTTTCTCGCTACGGCTAATTCTTCTATCCGGATCGCTAACATAAAGCTTTTTTGAATCACCGTCTTCACTCCAAAAGAAATGAAGCAATATCTTTTTATCTATATGCCAAAGGTTAGCCTTTACGCAAGCAAAACTCTGTTTAGTATTCCGAGGGTCTTTGCTTTTCAGGAAATAAATCACACCTTCCTGCATAAGCGCAGGAGGTACATTAATATCTTCCACGTATTCACTATATTCACAAGGCTTGACACGATACTTACAGTTTTCCGTATCAATATCATATTCCTCTGGGTTGAAATCTCGCCAATTAGGTTCCTCCAATGGGCGATACTCCACGGGATTCCCATCCTTGATGGCTTGCAGCACCTGCAACAAGACATCAACATCAAACAAATAATTCTTCTTCATAACTATTTTTTATTTATAAATGCGGATAAGGCAAGGAATGTAGCAATCGTAGTTTTTATAGCCTGGCTCTACATAGCTGACTTCGGGATTGCTATCACGCATAGCGTTTATATCATCCAAAGAGTAAGGGCCTACGTAGCATGAAGGAAAACCTATGTAAAGGATAGAACCTTCGTTGTCATAACCAGCAAGACGGCCGCAATATCTCCCTCCTTTTCTTGCCTGAACGTCTGTCGTAATCAGAACTTCACGACCTTGATAAAGATGATAAATCTCCTGAACCGTCAATCCGGAAATATCCTCATACACGGAATCAGCAGAGGCAGGAGCATTCTTCTGCTCCACCGTATTCACTTTTGGCTCTACTCTATCTTTAGTAGGCTCTACCCCCATAGCGAAACAGATTTTCTTTGCCAATTCTTCTTCTTCACGTTTGCAGCGATGTTTTATCTTTAAAACGTTAAGCTTTGTCTTTCTCCAATTATCAGCCCAAGAAAGGAGCCAGAAACCTACAAAGAAACCAGCCAGCACAACGATGATTGCCCACAGGCAACAATCATATATCTCCTGCGATATAGCGTAAGGGTTTGTATAAATACTCTTCAGTTTGCCGATACCATAAATAAGGATAACACCAAGGATGGGTACCAGTGCCGCCAACAGGTTAACACCGATAACCTGGGCATAATACTTCAATTTACTTTTCATCATTTTCTTTTTGTTTTGATTCATAAATCTTTTTTATTTCATCAAGATTTCTGACACACAAATCTCGATAAGCACCTTCAAAAGTTTCTGCCTGTTTATACATGCTGTCCTTTACCATAAAACGGCAATCAAGACCGCGTGCCAGGGTTTTAACCGCAACAATAAAACCGACAAACTCGTTGGGATCATATCTATCTTTCTTGATAGGAGATTGAGCACCAATACGTATCTCGTCCGTAATCTTGTATGTTTTCTTGATTACTTCCGATGCAGCATGAATACTCGTTATTGGCTCTAAAGACACGAAGGTCTTAATCATGTATTTATCGTGCAACTCACGCAAAGCTTCGATACGCTCCTCAGTAGAAGGAGCGCCAGGCTCAAATTTATCTTTACCGGTGATAGTAAAACCGATTGTGAGGTGGCGGGCTATATCCTTATAATCTGTTGTAAGGTCTCGAAGTGTACTCTTCCATAAGCCCGTCTGCATCCAATGCACGTTTTTTGTCAATATCGTGACTGGAATGCGATCAAATAGCAAATGTAAAACTACCTGCTGCAGGATAAACATATCTGCCTCTATATCGAATGGGTCGCAAGTGAAAGAGAAAAAGATGCCGCCATCCTGACGTATTTTATCTATTCCTATCTTCTCTAAATCCTTCGAAATAATATCACGGGCAGCCACAAGACTTTCATGGTCTACAACACCTTTCTTAATAGCATCATGGGCAGTCATATTGTTTTTCTTCAGATATTCATTGAGCAGCTTATCGCGCTGTCTGATGATAGGTGCCGCCAGTTCGGGCTTATCGCCGAAGACGTGACTCAACACTCCTCTGCGGTTATAACAATATGTGCAGCCGTTAGAGCAACCATGGTAAAGATTGATTGCCCACTTAGCATATTCACCAGCCGCACCCTGCGGCTGGTAAATCAATGCTCCTTTTACAGGAGTTTCTTCTTTATCTTGCATAATCTTCTTCTTTTATTTTTTCTGTAATTGCGATATTTCCGGAAGAATCAATATCAACGCTGCATTCTCCCGTTTTATGCCAGCCATTTGGACATTGGAAGGTTAAAACTTTATCTCCCCTTGAATGGCGAAAAGAAAGATTTACTAACAGACGTATTTTGCTAATCAGCGGTTCAAATGAGCGGAAACGAATGCAATCTCTAGTTTGATCCTCCTTCTTGGGAACTGTCACATGTCTTATCCATGAACCGCCATCGAACCACGCTACGAAATAGATAAAAGCATCATCCCTTGCATTTTGAAAGGCAGGGGTAGATAACAATTCTTGCTTTGTCATACGCTATTCTTTCTTATCTTCTGCCTTTTCTATGAGAAATCCGATGCCAGCATGGATATTGCCCAGCTTATACCACTTCTGACTGAGAGTCATCACATAGCTGCTGAAAGCATTCTCTTCGATATCCAACTCGAAGGCTTCGTCAGTATCAGGCTCACCGTGTCTGATATAACCTTTACCTGGGGTATAAATGAGACGATAGTAAACACCATCCTTGCATAGGTACAGACCGCTATTCTTACAATCAGAACTCCACCATTTCGGATTTCTTACATAGCAAAGCATTACATCACCATCGTAAATAGGAATATATGATTTCTTGCCATTATTCTCGCCTACGTAATCTTTGGCATCAACATTATCTACCTGGCGGGCGGTAGCCGTTAGCGTATAGCCGTTCTTTATCATTTCGGCTATATCAAGATATGCAACCTGCCATTGCAAATTAAACTCCTGCGAAAAACGCTCATCGCCTCTTTTAAAGAATGCAAGGATATTTGGCTTTCTATCCTCACAATTGGCTGCGGTATCTTCGATGAGAGAGTTGAAGACTTGAATCTTGCTAGCTTCCAACGCCATCTTTATCATAGAATTAAGATACCCGTCCTTCTTATCTTTGATACTCCAATACTGACCGGAAGCTATCTTACGCAGATCACCGTACATATCCATCGCTTCACGTTCCTGAATATTATGCAGATGACAGACAAACTTGTATTGGTCGGGATGAACGCATTCCACCATATTGCTAAACTTTAGCATATTCTTGATGATGCTTACATATTCTTCTGTTTCCATACGCTATTTTTGTTTATTTTCTAAATCTTCACTCTGTTCAAAGTTCTTATTCCAGCAGATGATGGTATTATTTTCAGGTATTCTACATACGAAACCTGGGCAGCCCCAGCATTCAATGGAATCTGTTCTGATAAGGCAATCATTATATTCATCCTTTTCTCCGTGAGGACACGGGGCATTATGAGGGTACTCCGTAGCTACGACTTTCACCTTATCATAAATAGAACGAAGTCTGGTATTTAAAGTACTAATTCTCTTATACAGCTCGCTATTCTCTTTTTCCAAAACGTTATTGCGTTTATAAGCGGCATTTCCCTCCAATCGTTCGTACTGCTTACGGAAACGATGGTTGGTGTACTTACGGAAGAATTTAGACTTACTGCCAGATTCTATGATAAGGTCAAAGATAAAGCCTGCTATCTTCTCCTTCACCTGTTTCATATTTATCTTCATACGATTATCCTTCTTTGCTACTATTAATAAGATCTTCATATTCACCAATCGTGATTTCCGTGAAATCAGGATTCTTCTTCTCGGCTCGAATGCTATCATCGAAGAAGGCAAAGTAACGGTCATTACAGCGGAGAAGCTGAGTGATAGAGAAAGGACAACCGTTAGGACCCCCTATGCCCAGTTCATCCAATATACCGAAATGGTTGGCAACAGCTTTGTAAGAGGCAAGTACAGCGGCGATAGCTTTACCCTGCTTGCACCGCTTGTTAGGCGCAATGCCAACGTAACGGCCATCATCAAACAACTGGGTACCTACCTCTCGCCATAACTTCTTATCCAGCTTTTCATATTGCGCAGTTGGCACCCAGATAGCGGTTATATCATACTCTCGCAGCAGACTGCGGTTAGGCTGATAACCTTGCCACTTCTCAAACTTGAAGCCAACGGCTTCATCTACTCTTTTCATGTAGGCCTGATACTCTTTTTCTTCAGCTTCGAGAACACCTTTAATGTAGTCGTAAGCCTTTGATCCTTGTTTCGCTTCGTATAACATACACTTTTTCTTTTTCTAAAAATAAAAATTATTTACTCACCATTTTATCATACTCCTCCTGAGTGATTGTGCCTTTATTCAAAAGGCTCATCAGGTAGAAGCGGGCCACGGTACCCAGGGCGATTTTCATTCCCTGATATACCATACCGATGGAATCATCATCGGTGAGGATGTTCAGGTCAGACTCCTTGCCATCCTTCTCGCAAGTTACCTTGACGGTAAACTTGTCGTCCTTCATTTCATGGAAGGAAAGGTTGAGCTGCAAAATCTGCTTGCCAAGCTCCTCTTCTTCTTATTCATTCTCTGCATTCTGCTGCTTTGTTTTTTCTGCCATAATCTTTAATATTTTTATTTGTTTTAATAACTATCAATTAATCTTTCGTGCTTCATAAAAAAAAAACGCTTAGAAGATGAACGCAAGTTATATTTATCGCTCAAGTCTTTAACAAGGAAATGAGCGTGACCATCCTCTTCCACTCTTTTTTCCTTATACCCACTGCGCTTGTACCAGTCTAACACCCAAGGTTCGCTTTCGCGGTCGTCCCAACGCAATCCGACAGTAAGACATCTTTCCATAACACACACTACCTCGGCTTCTCGCATCATTTTTCGAGCGACACCAGCCTTCCTTGCACAATAATCTACAAAGACCGCCCAAATGAAGGCATCGCAATCTTTCCAGAACGGATCACTTTCCTTCGCATGTTGTTTTGGTATATCAAGATGCAAGGTGCCGTAAACTTCAGTCTTCAGGTTTTCAGTCATTAAATATCTGCGAACGTTGTACCAATCTTGCAGCTGATGTGAAAGTTGGACAAAAGAGTAGACTTTGACATTACTGGCATGTTCACTCTTGTTGCCTTTCTGCTCATCAGCTTTGGATCCCTCTGCATCCATTTGACGGATTTTCGCTTTCGTCCAATTAATCAGACTAGGGTATATCATAAAGGAAACGGCTATACTCGCAAAAATCCAATACGCAGCTAACATCTTATCAGATAAGAACAGTTCTAGATATAGCTTGCCAAGATGAACTGTATTAGAAGCTAACGTCAATATACCATAAAAGACCAGTGTTACCATAATCACGGCAAGAATTGGTATCGCAACGATACCCACCCGTTTCAAAAATCTCAATACTTTCATTTTCTTTGTTTTTTGATTATTACTTTTGAACTGCGATAAAACCACGAGAGGCAAGACGAGAACAAAGTTCCTGAATATCGCGGCTACTATCTCCATCAAGGGCTGACCCGACAACAAACATATCACGAATTACATTATGGTCCACTTTCTTGTAGCAGGGGTAGCCTTCCGGTTGAAAAATATCACTTTCGTTCAGAAAGACGAATGTACCATTAAAGTAAACCACCTCGTATATACCAGACGTTTTTTCGTCTTTAAGTAAATCATGCTCAAAAATCTCTGCACCATACATATCTTTCATCCCCGTATATTGGCAAATGGTATAACTTAATACCGGGATAAAGCCGCACCCAAGGAAAACCGCATTTTTAGGTAAATCCTTACGCGATTCAAATGTCAGAATGCAAGATGCACCAGGATAAGCATTGCCAGGAGCAGGGAGGCCATACACCCAATCCAACGTATCCTTGCGCTTTGCCCTAAACTTAATATCTTTCAAATCCATACGCTATTTTTTTAATTTAACAATATAGGTAATCTTCTCCACACCCCTCCATTAGGCTGGAACTCGTTCTGCCAATCACGATACTCTACATCGAAACGAACCCCAAGATCTATGAATTGTTGGAGATTCAATGTAGAAAGAAGTTCGTCATTTTTCTCCTTACGGTCCATTAAGATAAGCCTGCAGCTTTTCATGGAGGCAAATATATGAAAGAAAACATCCAGTGCATTCTTTCCCAACATGCCTTGTATAGCCCAACGCTCACGATTGGTTCCTTTAGGTGAGATGTTTACGCCATCTATATCGGTATAAACCTTATTTTTGTTCCATTGTTCTACGTTGTGGTACATAGAATATCCCGAAGTATAAACATAAAGGTTTTCTATGTTTTTATACTGACCGCGCAGATTTTGCACGAAATCTGCAAAGTATGGAATTTTGAAAGGTTCACCACCTGTCAGCAACACGGTTTTTGCGTTGTTAAGTTCCTCAACCGTTACAACCGGAACAGAACTTAAATCATATTGGTCATTACAGCACAAAATGCAATGATTATCACAATCTGTATTTAACATCAGATGAATAACGGAATGATCCGCATTCTCTTCATCTTCATAATATCTTATCATACGCTACTTCTCGTTTTCTTTTTGTTGAACATCTTCTTTCTTATCTTCCACATACTTCTTGCCGCAGAAAGGGCAATACTCGGGTAGGATGTTTACCTGGTTCCACTTTTCGCAGAAAGAGCCATCTTTCTTCTGTTTATGGAATAAACCATAAACATTCACCATCGCAATGCCCGATGGAATACCGATACTTGTATCAAGGCAACCACTCTCGTTGGTCTTCTCCTTAACCATTTTCTCAACTCTGCTAATACAATTACATGCCATAATCTTTAATGTTTTTATTTGTTTATCTCATTTCATTTAATTCATCATAGAAATCAAGATGGAACTGATGCCAGGAAATTTCTTTCAAAGTTTCATCTTTTTCTCTAAACCTCATGCTTGGCTCATCCACATAGAAGAAGACGCGGCTTCTGAAAAAATAGAGTTTAAACGGCCAAATCGGTCTATTCACTGGCTCTGTGAGGTTCAAACCTATTCTTATATCATTGAAACCTGCTACAGGGTTATACGAGTCAAGCACCTGCTGAACAGCCCTACCCTGCTCTGTCTTTTGGTTGGGAATCAAGTAATGATAAACGCCGCTCGGAAAACGATGAGTAAGAATTTTCACCCAGGCTCTCTTATCTAATTTAGCCCGTTGCTCTGGCGTTACCAGTATCTTCTCGATTCTAAATCGGCGAGTGAGAAACCAATTTTCCTCAACGTGTATATCTTTATCGAAATCAGAACCGATAGCTTCCACTATTCGCTTCTTGTAGTTTACACGTTCTTGCAATTCAGCTTCGACAATACCCTTAATGTATTCGTAAGTCTTTGTTCCTTGTTTTGCTTCGTACAACATATCTTCTTCGTTTTTTAGTTCTTACTCTTAATCTGCGACGGAATAGCAGAGGATGAGGGCGAGATGGAGGCGGCGGTGGCGGGATATTCGGCGGCTTTATAGGCTCATGCCCACCTTCAAATATTCCAGAAAACAACACCAGGAAGAATATCGTGAACACCCAAAGAACGGTTACGATTATCTTTTCCTCCATTGATAACTCTAACGTCATTTCTTTCTTCTCCTATTACGATTCTGTAAATACTGCCCGTAGTCTTTTGGAGTAGGAATCATCATTTCCATTGGCTCCGGACGTTTATAAATACTCTGAGGATAATTAATATCTAACATTTGTTTCTATACGCTAATTAAAATTTATGATCTTTACAAACATTAAAACATGATGTTTTGTCATTATGTTTAACACACCATGCAGAGGCACGATGGTCATCGTCGACACTGTACCAAAAACAATTGCCGCAAAACTGATCTACTTCATCGGGCATACGCTTATCTGTTTAAATGATTATTACAAACCAAATCACATGATGTTTCGCCTTGCGAATCGATGCACCAGCCTTGGCCGTAGGCATCTTCGTGGTCGAACCAAAAGCAGTTACCGCAACATTTCTTTTCTTTCTTTGCCATAAGCTATTTGAATCTGATTACGAACATATTCTTTTTTAACCACGCATCAGGGCACATGCCCTTCTTCGGTTTATCTACAGTTATCTCGTCGATTTCCTTTTCAATATACGGTTGGTTATCTTTCGGATAGCCGAGGAGGAAATGAACGTGTGTGAAAGGCTCTAATACCTCCTTGCGGTAAGTTCTATCTTCCGGACTGTCCGAAGTATGCTTGAGTCCTCCGGTGAGATAACCTTGCACAAAAAGGCCTCTATCGGAAGCACGATGATATTTGGCTACGCCAGCTATCACGTTTGGCCTATTCGGTATATCCTTTCTAAATAAACGAATCGTCCAGTATAAAGAGCATTCCCGATACTCCTCTGTCTTCTCTCCGCTAGCTATCTTCTGGTACCACTCATCAGTAAGATGAATGGTTAATATTTTCTTTTCTGCCATATTATTTACTTTTTATCAGTGATGGAAACCACTTCGGATCCCGAATAGGATAAGATAAACGATTAGCCAACTCCTTATAAAAGAAATTGATAGGGTTGCGATATAACTTCGTAAACTCGCCCCGCATCTGGAAGGGAATGTGAGGCAGGGAAACGGGTAGCATAGACTTGCTGAATACCGGCAATACCGTTACTGCCAACATCTGAGCGTCGTAGTACGCTTCCATATCATCTACAAACGTGAAGGTGCCGGTGAAACTGCGAGGTGCTTTCTTGCTCTTTTGCTTATCTGCGGCAAAAATGTTGCTGGAGAAGGAGAGATTGCTATCGTCAAAAAGAGAAACCTCATGCCATATATCGGGCATTAACTCTTCTCTATGTTCCCACCCATCTTTATTTTCGCCCTGCCCTACGAATGTTACCAGATTGCCTTCCTTATTAATATTAGGAAAGCAGGGCTGCCTTTCAAAATCTTCTTTTCTGCAGACGAAGACTCTTTTGCCTATACCAGCATATTCTTCTGTCAGCTCTCCCTCGCTTACATTCGAGCCAAATGGCTCATAGGATTCTTCTTTCTTTGCCATAAGCTATTTTCCTTTATAATTTATACCTTCCCTTTCCAGATACTCTTCGGCTGCCTCTTGACTGTCAAACTTCATGGGGTGGCCGAACATATCTTTCATGTATTTGTATCTCTGCCACCAATGCTTTTTATACATAATGAAAAACTTCATTTTATCTGCAAAAGCAGAGAGCCTATCCCCGTTAAAGAAACTGGGAAAATATAACAAAACAATTTTTATCTTCATACGACTATCTTTTTTAAAGTAAATATACTCACCTATCTGCTCCATCAATATGATAAGAGATATTACGAATATCGCAAGGAGTATAAGCTGCAGACCTGAGCATTGTTCAATTGCCATAACTATATTATTACTTCTTGCTATAATCTACCCGCTCATCTTTGAAACCGGTGAGGCGCTTGGCATCCTCCTCGGTTATCAATTCCAAATCATCGTTATTGTCATTATCCTTGATAACCAAATCATCGGTAAGGACGAAATAATACTTACCCTCATGGGTGGTAAGATTGGTAGGACGGAAAGGTCTGCAGGCAATGAGGGCACGCAGCCCTAACTTCTTCAGAATATCATCGTGAGTAGTAACTGGAGGATATGAAGACATCACTTCTTTTATAGCCCTACCCTCTTCATTATACAGGTTAGGAGCTACCCAGAACTGATTATCATCACTATAAGTCCTGTTCCAGACTTCCTTATCCAATGTTTCGTACTCCTCGGGAGTAACAACAAACTCGTAGATTTCCAACTTTCGGGAAAAGGTGGAGTTTACATAAGAGGCAATGACTCGGGTTAACTGGAAGGGTATCGCCTTGCGGATGCGATCGCAATACTCTGCGTTTTGCTTTCGCTCCTTATCTATCACGTCCTTCACCCACTCGAAAGACTTAGAACCTTCTTTTAATTTAAATATTTGCATAGTGCTATTACTTTTAATGATTTTTCTTGAGACCAGCGATAGAATCGCTGGGAACGGTGGTTAGAGGGGTGACTGCTTGCTTCTTTGCCTGGCAGAGGCAGGCGGCTGAATGAATGCAGCAGGTGCCTCTGACGGTTTCAAAGATGATGTACTCGTGACCTTTTGAGGTGACGGTGATACTGCTGCCTTTTATCCGGTCGCCTTCTCTGCTATCTGTAATGATGGCATGAAGCAGCAGATAGAGCATGCCGAACATAAAGACCGAAAATATAATATCTGAGATTGTTGCTTTCAACTCATAAAAGAGTTTCTTTAACTTTGTCTTATCCATATCGTTTTGTTTTTAATCGGCAACAGATTTTTCGCTTTGCCGCTTGGGGTGAGCGGAGTTTTCGTATTTCCGAAACTCATGCTTCAGCCTCCGATTCTGGTTCTTCCGGCCAGCCGTACTCCTGATAACCCGCCTTATGTGCCTCAGCTGATTTCTCACGGCGATTGTCATAATATACAGGCTGCTCGCCTGCGGCTACTCGCTCCTTATTGTACTCTGCATAGGCAATGGCTAACTTATCCGTAAACTCTTCGTTAGCACGGCGTTTAGCAATCTTGTAGTCTTGGATAGCTTTCTGATATTTGGCATGAGCTTCGGAACGATCAGCATCTTGCTGAACGAAGAAAGATTTCTTTTCCAAGGTTTGCTTGCCGAGAAATTCTTTCAGGCTAGACTTCTTACGTTTCTTGAACTCAACTTCCTTATCCAGGAGTTCCTTCTTACGTTTCGCAAAGGCCTCGCCGCCATCGGTCTTGATTTTCAAAGCAACTTCGTGTTTTTTGTCTCTTTCCTTACGCAAAGGTGCAAGGACTTCTTTCTGAAATTCTTCTAATGTTCTCATTTTCTCAAAATCTTTAATGTATTATAAAACTTTTCTTAGTCGAAGAGGGAAGGCTGACGTGCCTTCAGCTCCTCTTCTTTTGCTGCCTTCTCCGCTTTCTCTTCCAGAACTGCAGCAGATAGTATCTGTTTCAGTCCCTTGCGAGAGGCGAGAGGTTCCCTTGATACGAGGGAAATAAACTTATCTCTGCCCAGTTTGCGGTAGAAAGGAATAAACTCCTTATCCACCAAATCGGCAGGGGCACGAGGAATCAGTTTGCCCTGGTAAGGCTGACCTTTTCCATCTACTACCAGGAAATGGCGTGTGCCATTTTCCTCATCTGATATATCAATGCCTCCGGAATATTTGGCTATGCTGAGTTGACTGCACAGCCAAGCCTCCTTGGCTATCACGATTGTTTTCATAGGGCGAGGGGTTGCTTATTTTTCTGCAGTTAAATCGTTCTTGATTTCATCCCACATCGCCATCTCTACCTTCTTACCGTCGAAGTGGCCAACGGCTACCAGTTCGCCACCTTCCTGGGTGGCATCAGCAGAAGAGATAGCACTGCTGCGGATGATCATGATGTCAAACTCATGGATAGCATCCATGATGCTCTTCATATCGATGTGCTGCATTTTATCTCTAGCATTCAGACGGATGCGCTGAATATCAGCATCGGTCAGCTTGCTGGACGTTTTCTCCTGCGCCTCCCTCACAGCCTGTGTCTCGATAGTGATACGCTGCTGCTCGTAAGCATCAGCAAGCAGTTCCGAGTTTTGTATCTGGGCGGCGATGTTCAGGAACTTCTCGAACCATTTACTTCCACCCGCTAGCAGCGTGGTAGCTAAACTCTGCTCAATGAGAAGAGTCTTTCCCTTTACCTGCCAGTAAATCAAACCAGCCTTCTCCCACTTCTTGATCGTGGCGATTACGCTAGTCAGACTATCCAGTATTTTGAGAGCTTTCTTTGCTCTATGTCTTTTAAACGGATTCCACATAATCTATATATTGTTTAAAAATGAATATTCCAGTTTAAAAAGCGCCCTATGCTCACGCACCGGGGAGGTGTAGGGAAATGTGAATAGACAACCCTACATTGCTTTTGCTTGTAGTTATTGTAAAATAAATACGGAACATCCTTTCGCTAAAGGTGTCTGCTATGAAGCATCTACATAAATTCAATAATTTAACAGTTAGAGCTTTAAAAATCTTCGATAAACTATATTGAATCTTAAAACATGAATTACCATATTAATGCGTGATGAACCTGGTGCCATCTACTTCGAGCACCAGAATGTCGTTCACCACCCGGATTTCTCCGCTGTTTACGAACTGCACTTTTCTCTGATGCCGCAGCACATCTACCTTCAGACAGACGCATTCACCTTCATCTACATGCCCGGTCTTAGTGAGGAATTTGATGTAGAACGATTTGCGCTTTACGTTCCTCGCTGTCTGCGGATGCACATAACCAGTAACCTGCTGTCCGCTGCGGGGGTCTATCCACTGCCACTTTTCGCAGAACTGACGGAGGTTCTGATAAGATTGATGATATTTTGCCATAACTCTTATCTATTAGTCGATGAATTTATACGAAGCCACCGAAATCATAATGATCACGAGGACCATCCTGCTCCTTATCCTCTTCGTAAGGAGGAAGCTTGGCTTGCAGAAAACGGTTCAGAATGATACTGTCTACCTTCCGTTTCTCCTTGGTTACCCTTTGCCGATGCCGCAATATATCAGGAAACAGGATATTCTTGAGCGGGTTCGACCAATCGGCTGCGTCATTGCATGCAGAATAGTCTGGGTACAGCACCATGGAATAATGCGATAACTTACCGTTAGGTGTATCGAGCATCGGGCCAGCCAACGTAAAGGCTTTCTCCTCGTTGTAAAGAACCAGGTGCGAAGTCTGTAGGGTCACATCATTATGGTTCTGATACAAGATTCTGTCTCTGTATTCCATAAGATGAATATCTATCCAGTCTTCTACACTCTTATCGGTTGAGAGCACCAGGTGAGTAATCCAACCCCGCTCAAAGCAGGTATGAAGATAGTTGATGATATACCCGGTGGCAGATGTTCTGCTTACGGTCATCGCCAACACCATCACGCAGAAATGATTTTTCTGCGCCCGGTTGGGATTTACATCTGCCAAGTATCCGATAGCGTGGAAGAATTTATCTACCAGCACATCGCCGTGCGTATAGAAGCTCAATGCTCTCCGGGGGGCTTGTATGATTGCCTTGGGCAGCTTTTTATCTACACAGCAGGGAGGAATGAACAAAGTATCATTCATAATCTTTTATCTTATTCGTTCGATGTAAGTTTATTCTTCAAGAATCATCGGCATGATTAAAGTCAATGCTCTAGGTGATGATTCGTTGGCGGTAATGACCCCAGCACGACTAGGATCGCCAAGATGCAGGCATACGGTATCAGACTGGATAGGTGCCAGGGCATTCAGCAAACTGCTTGCCTTGAAACCCATGCGATGACCATCTACGCAATTACTGTCGATGATAAGCACCTGGTCGTTGGCCGCCATGTTGAAGTCCAAATCCTGCGCTGCTATATCGAGGAACATACCTTCTTTCTTCAGAACAATCATGTTACTGCTTTCACTAGCGAAGAGTGCTACACGCTTTACTACACTTGCCAGTTCCCGTTTGTCAACCACAACATTATAAGGATTGTTGCGAGGAATTACCGAGTTATAATTAGGGTACTGACCTACCATCTTTTTGCAGACGAAGGTAATATCATTTCCAGATGTAAAGCGCACCATGCTCTCGTTTGCCTCAATATCAATATCTGCAACGTCATCGAAAACGGAAAGGGTCTTGAAGAAGGTTCGTTCTACAAGAATCGTACCTGGTGTTCCACTGCGGAAGAAGTTGCTGCCTCTCGTTTCAGGGTTGTTGGTATGGATGAGTTTGATGAGAGAGTGGCCATCAGATGCAACAAAGGTACACTCGCTTCTGTCCTCGGCTACATCAATGCAGAGGCAGTTCATGATTGGTCGAAGTTCTGAGTTACCCACAAAGTTGCCGGCATGAGAGAGCACATTGCCGAAGGTTGCCATCGGAAGGGAGATATGTAGGCTGGCATTATCAGGTTGTGCCGCACGAGGAAATTCCTCGGCACTGAAATAAACCAGGCTGACGTTACCCTTCTTTACATTTTCGCCGTTCTGTGTGCAGTACTCGATATTCATTGAGCGGTTCTTATCCTGCGACAGATCCATGGTGACTACGCAGTCAGCAGGGAGCGTAGAGAGGAGCGATAGCAGAGAACTGATAGGCAGAACGACATCTTCCTTAAAGCTGCCTTCTACGATACTGAGGGTGGCAGGGATAGATAACTCCGAGTCAGTGGTAGCTGATACGAAGAAGAACTGACCATCTTCCTTACGCTGGGTAAGGAGCACATTGCTCAAGATGGCGATGGTTGACTTGCTGTCGATACACTTCGCAGCTTTCTGCAAAGCTTGACGAAGCAAGAGGGATGATTGCGATTGTATTTTCATTTTGCTTTTATTTTTTTTATAAATTCTATTTTCTTGTTTGCGGACCAGAGATGGAATCGCTGGGAACGGGGGCGCAAAGGCGCTAGCCTAAATCAGCACTCAACATTCAACATTAAATATTAAAACGGCAGGGTGCTCTTATCTATTTCCTCTACGGTAGCTGCGGCATTGTTGCCATCGCTAGCGTTCGGTATAGCTTGCCTTCTGCCCTGCTTGCGGGAGGTGAATGCCTTCCATCGTTCTTCCTCTTCTGGGGTGAGAATAACAATGTTGCCATCGTCATCACGGTATGGTAATGGGTCGGGACCTTCGACATATTCTTTCGCTATCCGCTTTAACTCGTCGTAGCTTTCCGGAATATGATCCTTTCCGCTACGGAAGAAGAAATAGACGTGCTTACTCGTCTTTACCCTGCGGATATGCTTCGGTTCTACGCTGTCATCGTTCTCCCACTCTCTGCCTACGAAGTATTCCTCCGTTACCCAGGCTCGAAGCTTGAAACAGCCATGGCGCTTATTGTCCTCACCTATCAGGAGATGATCAGGATTGCAGATGATATTCATATTCTTGCAATACTTCTTGATTTTCTTCTTGAAGGTGGCTCGGCTATATTCCTTACTTTTACCCTCGCTGGCATCAGCCCAATCACGCATAAACTCGCAAAACATTTCGTCTGCACAGATAGGTGCTGAATAGACTTCATTACGACTGAAGAACCACTCAAAATAGTTCACCGTGTTCTCGGTCAGCTCTCTTACCATCAGTCTTCGCTGAACGTTCTTCTGAGGAGCAATCACGAAGGTATGGTAGCGCATGATAAACTGAACGGCTAAGGCACAGATGTATATCGCCTGATTGCGGTCTCGCTCATTCAGATTCTCCGGTTCCTTAACGAGGTTCTTCATCACTTCCTTGGGGGAACGTGCCAACTTATGCTGCATCGGATTTTCTCGACAGAACCTATCCGAGAAAGATACCAAAGGAAAACGGCCGATGGTAGACTCATCATCATCACTCAACTGCGAGTTGCTGGAAATTACGTTCGTTGGCGATTCTTCCAACTTGAAGACGATAGGATCACCAAACTTTCGTTCTACCTTGGCTCCCGCCGTTACCTTATTATAAAAGTACTTCATTGGGAAACCCGAAGGTTTATCTTCCCAGTGTACTACCCTATATTTACCCGGAGAAATCAGCAGGTCGGAAAGACTGAACTTTGCATCGGCAATCGTCAGGAAATCCTTCATATCGACGCGCAGTACATTGACTGCTGAACCTACCACAAGTTCTATCATCAGTGATTTACCCGAACCGCCACTTGCCTGCTTCTCGTCCTCCACCTCATCTTCGAGAAGATAAGGACAGATACTCTGCATGTCAGCCCATGAGCGATAACAGATTCTTCCCAAACAGGAAATCATGTTAGCAAAATGGGAATCGATGTCGGCGATAGCTTCGGCAGGCATGGGCTCTTTGTTACGGATGCAATCCTGCTCCAGTCGCCACTGCATATTGCAACAACCGCGTATAACTCTCAGGATAGGCCAAAGCTCTTTCTCCTGCTTACCTTTCCAATCCACCTGCCAACGGAAGGTTTGCGCCCAATCTTTAAGCTCGGATTTCTTTTGGTCGATTTCGGCTCTCGTGAAGACTGGCGAACCGTCTTCGTGGGTCTGAGCTTCCTGCTGGGCGATGACTGCCACCCTATCCTTGTATTCCTGGCTCTCGCTGATAACAAACGGAGGATTGAACACCCTCATCGTAAAATCATACGGTCTTTTAGCCAGGGCAGGGATAAAGAAATTCAGGCGGTCATAGCTGACTGGCATGATGGTTTCGGGTGTAATCTTCAACGCTACATTGCGGAAGAAGAAATATTCCGTATGGGCATCGAAACTTTCGGTGAAGTCTATCACCATGCCCTGCAAGCCGCCAGCCGATTTCTCACTGAAATTTTTATCTATCAGGTTGGCACAATCTGACATCATCTTGCGCTCCTGATCATTGTGCCGCCAACTCTGCTCCGTAAACTGCAGAAGTTGGTTTTTTGTCGCCTGGATGATACTTTTCTGGTCGATGTATTCTACAAAACATCTATCCAGATGGATATACTGACCTACAAGGTCGGTACTCTCAGGGTCTATCATTCTGTAATATCCGTGGCAGGTCATAAATAACCACACCTTGGTAGGCGATACCTTGCAAGTAGGCGGTTTAGGCTTGCCGCTTCTCGGATCACGAGGATATTCTATCTCGAATGGATCTGTATTGTTGGCACCCCGCAATCTCGAATATAGCGGCAACCTTATATCGTGGTCGAACTTGAAGTTATCGGTATCATCCATGTGGTAGCACATCAGATAATCTCTCACGGAGCGAGGAGAGCAACCGTACAACCAGTTCCACCTTTGGTTATATCTGCTTCTGAAGCCATCAGGCAGCGTGGCATAGCACATATCGCAATATTTGGTTGCGATGGCTCCGCAATCCCTTTGGCTGGCGATGTCGTTAGGGTAAAGCATAATCACCCTTTCGGCAAATCGATTCATCTTCTGATACTGCACGGCATTGAAATCGAGTTTTTCCTGTCTCCACTGCCCACGCTCGATATACCAGAAGTTTCTTCTGCCCAGCGAAAAGGCTACGTGGTACCAGCAGTACTTTTGAAAGTGCTTATCCTGCGCCTTATCCTGACGCAGGGAACGCATGGCGTAATAGATGCTCAGTGCATCTTCCGGTGTCCGGCAGAAAACGATGTTCTGAGCTTTGATGTCGCCTACTTCTATAGGTTTCTCCTCAGTATGGAAGGTGCCTTTCGGCTCGCCATCCTTGGTTTCGTTCTCTACCCATATTTCCTTCGTCTCTGTATAAGCCTCTCCCGGTTGCAACTTTTCTATTGCCGAGTGAACGGCAGTAGAGTTGTTACTCCGATGGTCCATCGCATAGGTGAAGACCTTATCACCCATCAGCCATTTGCTCACCTTTCTCACGCTGTGATCCTCACAGGTAGAGAAGACGATAGGGTCTTGCTGCATGGCTGGACGGAAGAAGCATCCGCAACTGCCTTGAGGTGCTATCACGTCCGTTGCGAAGCAGACGAACAGCGGGTTCCAGGGTGTGCCGTAAATCACTTCGCTCACCAGTTGTCCGTTTCTCACTACGTTGGGCAGCGTTACCTGGTCTACGGCATAGATGCGGAAATCTTCATTCAACATCTTGGTGTTGAAGTCCTTTCCGAAGCCGTATTGCGGAATTCCCTTAACCGATGTGACTTCGCACCCCAGGGCTGCGAGCTCCTGGGGGTTAAAGTCTGTTTTTGGCATAAATGAGAAAGTTTCTATCGTTTGTGGAGCGATTGTGCGATAGTCCATTTTTGCAAAGAGCATCGGCCATTTGGCTCTCGTCTTCTCGTTGTCGCCATACACCCTCACGATGAGGTCATGGCACAGACGCAGCAGACTGGCTCCGTGCATCGGCAGTTTGCGCATGGCAGCATAAAGCTCTAAGGCTCCATAGCCATACTTGCCGGTCTTGGTACACATCCAGCGCAGGGCACCATGCTCTGCCTTGGAATTGTCTTCCACTCCTACACCGTTATACATACCGCCTCGCTCATTATTGTAGATAATGAGGTGAGGAGTCTGCTTTGCTTTGCCCTGCTCGCCATCGTCTGCCTCTTCCTTCTGGCAGAGCGGACAGAAACAGGCTGTCTGTCCCTCGATGCGCTGCTCATCGGCAGGTTTTACGAGGAATTGCATGTCGAGATTGGCAAGCTGGTTAAGTATAGGATGGAATAACATATCTTTATATCAAGAGTATTTATATAGTAAAAGAGAAAGGGAAGGCACCACTCTTGACCATTGACCAGCGATGGAATCGCTGGGAACGGAGGCGAAGGGTAGGCCAAACTTCAAGTGTTTACACCTTGCCGGGTTATATTCCAGAGCGAGCGGTCGGAGCATTTGAAAATCTGTGGTACTCGCCCGCTGCAAAGATGCAGTGAATCGCAGTCGTGGGGCATTACTGACTCCCACTACCCTTGCGTAAGAGCGTTTCCAGAATGCCTCCCCTATTCTCTTTATATCATATTGTCAAAGAAAGAAGACCTTTCGGGCGACACGCCAAGTTTTTTGAAGATGCCGCAGCTACCGTTCGATGGGGTTCCCAGGCTTTTTAATCAGACTATCCCCCTTCTTCTTGAAGCTGCGGGTGTGAGATATGCGATGAATGTTTCCAAGTCCACCTATCGCCCGTCCGGTCTTCCTGCCATTTTAACCGATGGCTCGGTGTCTAACAAAATAAAAATCGGAAACGAAGTGTATCGTACCGAAGTTGCATGATGTCATGCAGAATATCTTTTATTTCTTCATGTCTTTATGTTTTATAAATTCAGAAATGTTTCCAGGCGATAATGCCTTATCTTGCAGTTGCAAATCGTCTCCATACGATGTACGATCATCTGCGAGAGACTTTCCATCGAGAGGAAATCGGTATCTAAACCGATAATCTGCACTTCCTGCCTCCAGTATATCTTGCCGTTCTTTCGGCGGCAACTGTGCGAAGGCGTGATAATCATATCTTCCACGCTGCCCGTCATCATCCTGCACAGATACTCACAGGTATCTTTCAGCAGGGCGAAGGGCGCATAGAAAAGGAGGGTTGGAATATCATCCTTCAGTCCGCTCATCGTCTCGGTATAGGCGAAGCGATGCAGCATTCTGTATTTAGATAAGTTCCTATGCCTCTGCTGTATGCCCTTCCGGTTAGGGATATATGGCAAATCAAACAGTCTTGGCATAGCCTTCTCTTATCTTTTTCATCATCTGCCAGGTACTATAGATACTTCGCTTGCAGTCGAAGATAGGGTCATGTGCCGCACCTTCATCGGCGATGTCTTTATAGTCCATAGTCAGGGCATAAGCCTTGTCGAGGTCGAAAGGTTCCTCGTTTGGCTCGGCTGCATCCCAGATGATTCTCGCACATTCCAGATAGAACGTGCGATGATCTCTCAACTGGGTATGCTTTATCGCGAAATTGATACCCATCTCCCAGCAGATATATCTCAAGATAGCTACATCGAAATCAGTACCCTGCGCCCAAAGGCAAAGTTCATCATCACCGAGCTTCTTCTTGATATAGGCTATCCAGCCGAACAGGTCGTTCACGATTACATCAATCGGCTGACAAGGTGCCTCGTCGCTGTCATTGCCGAGCAAGGCAGCTTTTGCCTCGTCACTCTGTTTTGACCACCATTCTGCCGTACTCTTGTCAAATGCGAACCCGTTGATGAACATGCTTCGCAGGTCAACGTGAGCAGAAAAAGTGGAATTTCTTAACACACCATCACCTTCATCAAAGAAAGGTGATTCGTCCCCATATCGCTTCCACGCCACCGCACCGAGACTCATCACGGCTGCGGTGGGCGAGAGCGAACAGGATTCCCAATCAAAGGTTACATCTATCATTATATATGGTTACGAATTTTACCTTTTTACTTTTTTTACCTTTAAAAGCAAGAGTGCTTTAATTCCTTCCTGCTCCCATGGCTTCCAGTCATCAGCGGTAAAACGCTTGATGATGGTCGTGCGGCTCATGCCTCGCTCCTCCATAAAGGCAAAGAACTTCATGCAGAGACCGTTGTTGGCCTTCTTCAGACAGGTGTAGAACACACCCAACTCATCGCTCATGGCAGCCTCAAGCAAATATCCCTTCTTACTAATCTCGTTGCCCAGGGCATCGGTCTCTACATACCCGGATAATAGGTTAGCTACTTCCGGTATAGCTAAGAACTGCTTTTTGCAGTTTTTAATGCCTTGGATTTCCCAAGCGTCGAAACCTTTCTGAAAGAAACGGAGATAGAAAGTTGAGATTGTGAAGCCCTTATCCGATAAAAACTCAGCTAAGGTCTTCTTTTCCTCCACAGAAATATCATTTACCTCTAATGAAGAGTTCTTTCTGCAGATTTTTTCTATAATTTCCTTTGTCATTTCGATTTTATTTCTTAATTTTGGTGCAAATTTAAAGATTAAAATCGAAACAACCAAATGTTACCTATATTTTCTGATAGAAATTAGGGGAATTTAACATAGGTTACATATGTTAATTAATTTCGTGATGAACAGATTAGAGTTTATCCACCTTATAAATGTAGTTGAGATATGAAGTACTTTTACAATTACAGCTTCCTAGACAAATGGATGGAAGCAAACAGCAAAATCACCAATAGAGAAATTATGAAGGCTATGGGTACTACGAGCAATGCGTGCCTCGATAGTTGGATAAGAATGAAGTCGCCGCTGCCTACCATCGCCATGCTGCGCTTCTGCAATGCGTTTCACGTTCCGCTCTCGGCATTTATCGTAGATGCGGATAAGGACCAGCAAGGAAGGGAAGGCTGCTGCGAGGAGGGGTATGTATGCCCTGGTATAGATGACCAGTTTGAACCCGATGGGGGCTATCTGGATAATGAAGAGAAGCGCAAACAGGGTACGAGGGCGCTGCGCAATCCGCTCGATGTGGAGAGGATAAAATCGGTAGTGCCTGGGTGGACCAGCGTTGGAAACGCTGGGAACGGAGGCGCAAAGGGGTTAAGGCTCGGACGCAAGGAAGAGCACAAGGAAGAGACTGCCGCTGCGCCTATGGATGCTGCTGCGCCTACTCCGATTACGGAACCGGTTACAGCAGCAGAAACGGACATCAGCTTGAAGACTTTTAACCGCATGCTCGATATTATTGCTGAACAGCAGAAGCAGATAGGCGACCAGCAGAAGCTCATCAATGAACTCACTCACCGTCTGGAATCTCAGCAAACTGGCTACGGCATGGTGGCAGAAGAGATACATCGCGAGACGGAATAAAATAAAAACAGCCAGCTATCCATCACGGACGGCTGGCTGAGAATGTTTCAGCTTAAACTACGTTTTAGAAACAACTCATATAAAACATATAGAAATAAATAATAAAATATAAAGAACGAAATATGATTAATGCTCATTTACTGCTGCCATCTTGCGACGAAGGAACTCCTTCTCCGTGATAACCTGGCAGTCCTCGCTTGTGCTCACGTAAGGCACATCGGTATAGAAGAAGCCATGATGCAGGAAGAGGATAGGCGTTGTATTGCCAAAGGAGAACGGAAGCTGCACCTCCTTGCCTTCCTTACCCTTCGCCATCTTAGGCTTGAACTGCAGGATAGCGATAAGAGCCGTTTCATTTACGATAGGCAGTGCCATCATCTCCTTCTCCAGTTCGCTGTTTTCTTCTGGAATAAAGAGCGATGTGCTCTGCATTCCGTCCTTGGTAGGAGTCTGAATATTCGTCCAGCCTTCCTTGCTGATCGTGTTTTTGAACTCTACCATCGCCACACCACCTGCAAAGCCTTCGGGCGATTCGTAGTAGGTATCGGCTCCCTGCTTCTCTGCCCAGGCTCTCGCCTTCTCGCTTGCTTCACTACACTCAGCAAGAAATGCCTTCAGCTTCTTGCCAGTCTCACTCTCCTCAGCTATCTTCAGATAGTTGTGAGGTCTGTTTTCTTTACCCATAAATCCTTGTTTTTTTACTTTTTTACCTTTTTACTTTTTTACCTTTAAACTGCCCTGCAATAGATAACCGGCTCGCCACTCTCATCATTCTGCATACGGAAACCTTTATAGCCTAACTCCTGAAGATAGAGCGAAAGCGGGTCGCCAAGCGGACAGACTATCGCCTTGAAATACTCCCGAAGTCGGGCATCATTGAATATCTCGCAGTCTTCCGTCCAATGATCCAGCGGCTTATACTGATTGCCGAAGGCTTCTATCTTCTCCGGGATAACGAAATCCTGCAGCGTAACTTCTGCCTGCTCGTCATTATCCACGATGTCGAAACCGTACTGCTGCTTTTTTTTACTTTTTCCCTTCCCCATGGTCGGTATGTTTATTGATAAAGGTGAGTACCAGAACTATCACGATAAGCAGGAACAGGGCAAGGGCGTTCTGTCTGGCTTTCTGAATCCAGTTAGCCTTTCTTGTCTCTGCTGTATTCTTTTCCTGCGTATCTGATAAGCTGTCGGTGGCCTCCCAGTGGGTGCCCACATCATTACTGCTACTGACGGCAAGGCTATCGATGGTCTTCTGCATCGTATTGATTTTCTGCTGCTGCATCTGCAATCGCTCCTCATAAGAAGACTGGTTGTTATAACTGCCCTTGCGATGTGTAGTGCGGTTGGTGGTAGTCTGCTTATTGCCGGAGGAATCAGTGGTCTCGGTAATCTGCTCCTGGATAGTCTCCTCATATTCGCCCGTTTCCGTAGACGAAGAAGAAGTATGCTTATCCTCGCTCACCTTAATGGCTACGCTGTCATTCACCATTACCTGCTGATGCACGCTATCCTGCTGAATAGCCGATACGCTATCCTTCACTTCCTGGTGGTTATCGCTAACCGCCCGTCGAGAGGCAGCACATGCCGTAAACATCATCGTCACTACTGCTATCAAAAGTAGTTGAATAATCTCTTTCCTTTTCATACGTTTTCATTTCTTTTAATGTTTCTGATGCAAAGGTAAGAAAAAGGGGAAGAATAGATGGGACAAACGAATAAAGGTAAAAAAGTAAAAAGAGCATTTAAAAGTAAAAAGGTAAAAAAGTAAAAAAGTAAAAGAACAGCAGGGCGATATATCACGCTAGGCTCTTTTTACCTTTTTACCTTTTTACCTTTAACCTCGGTAGAATACCGGAGCAAAGGAACCTTTGCAGTCGAAGAACTCCTTTGCTTTATCCTCGATACCCAACTTCCGTATCATATCAAAGTCATCATCGCTGCACTCTACGCAGAACCTTCCGTTCTTCATGCCTACAAAGGAAAGACGGGAAACCAGTGATTTCTCAGCGTCACCTATAACGAGCTTGCAGAATGCCTTCCACTTGTCGGTACCCTCGCCTACCTTCGTTTCTATCTTGGCAGATGTAGGCTGCACGTTCTTCTTAACATCGTAAGCCTTCGCATCGAACAGCTCACCTTCAGAATATTTTCCTGCCTTATGCAGTTTGCCGAGCGGCGTATAGAAAACCTCAAAGGTGATATAATCAGGGTTTCCTCGTTTCTTACCTTTAGGATAATGTTCCGTATAATCAAAGGTAATATCTATATCATTCTTCTTTGCCTGTGCCACCAGGTCAGCTTTTGCCTTATCCAGAACGTCCTTCTTGAACTTGGAGTATTTGGCATACTGATAAACCTTTTCCTTCGTTTCCGGGTCTATCTCATAGCACCCCAGGAAGTCCTTCAGCTTCTCTACCGTAACCGATAAAGGGTCGCTCTGCCCTTTCTTGCGTGGGCGGTCTTTATTCTCCATCAGCCAGAGATAAACCCTCGGTGTTACCCTTCGCTTACTGGTCTTCGCTACACGCGCCATGTGCGGCACATATCCCTTGCTCAGGTCGAAGGCATAGTCAGCCACAAAATGATTGATGTTTAACTCGACAACACCCGAATAAACATCCTTGATGGTACCATCCTTGCCTACCCACGTTTTCTTAGGCAGCGAAATGCGGTCGAATACAGGGTAGAAGTCCGAAATCTTATCTTTCTTTACGAACACCCTCAAAGCGCCAATTTCTTCTACAATAGGAACCTTACCATCGGCAAACTCCTGAAACATTTCCTTGTAGTTGCTATGATTATCTACAAGTTCTGACATATCTATACGGATATGAAGAGCTTCCCTCTTCTGTTCCTCAGACAGGAACGGAGATTTAGGATAAGTCTTCTCCTTATATCGCATCTGGTCGTAGTACTGATTGATGTACTCCTGCAACTTTGCGCTTACTTGCAACATAATATCCTGTTGCAGGAGTGAGAAGGTGCTACCCAGCGAAGCATAAGAGCATGGAGTCTTGATCCACCGCAAATTACAAAGCTGCTGTTCCGTTGGCTGGTTCTCCAAATCACGGAAAGTAACCTGATTTTCATTTATTCGCTTGTCTTCTTTTGCGCCCATAACTGTTACTTATATATTTTCTTTCATTTTTTATATATACAGATATAATAAATAGTATCAGTATCAGTATAGGAACTTGAAAAACGCCCGAAATACCGATAAACACTAAGGTTTCCGAAAAATCGAGGTTCCAAGAACTATACCTTTTGGTACCGAAAACTATACCCTTACGTACCGAAAACTATACCCTTCCAAATTTTAGAACTTCGTACCAAGAACTATACCCTTTGGTACCGAAAACTATACCCTTTGGTACCGAAAACTATACCCTTCGGTAAAAGACTTTAGTAAGAAGGTAAAAGAGTTTAGTAAAATTTTACCTCAAACTTAGCCACAAATGTAGTGACTTGGTTGGTACCAAAAACTATAACCCTTTTGTACCTTTTGGTACGAAACTCGCTACATTTGTGGCTAACTTTTCATCATAACCATCTATAAATCAATCATTTAACCATTTGATTCAATGAAGATTAGATTGGTACAACGTATTTCTAAGAACATAAATGTCTATAAATCAGCGTTTTATGATATAAACTTAGCCATAAATGTAGTGAGTTGGTACCAAGAACTATACCCCTCGGTACTATTTCGGCACCTCAGAAGGTAAAAGACTTTAGTAAGATTTTACCTAAAACCAATTTTCAGTTTACCTTCAAATCTGACTTTTCGTTTACCTGCATTATCCGTTCTTATGTCTATCCAGATACTCGATGACTGCCTGCAGAGCGATGTCCTTGATAGGCGTACCCGTATCCATCTTCATCTGCAATATCTGCATGTAGTAGTTCATCGGCACATAGATGGTGATACCGTTCTGCGTCTTCTTGCCAGTTTTTCTCATAGGTGCAGACTCGGGAGCAGAAATAGGAGCGGCTGATGCAGGAGGAACCGGAGACTGCGAAGATGCTTCAGCCTGGGGTGCAGGTTCCGGCTCTGCGGTACCCTGCCCGTTCTGCTGTTTCTCCAATGCCTCGGCAGCGCGCTTCTGGCGAGCTTCCTCATTTGCCTCATAAATCTTTTCTATACCTTTGATGGCTGGAGAGTCTTCCAAACCTTCAAACTTATGTATACTATTTTTTGTTTTTCTTGCCATAATCGTAAATCTCTAAACGTTAAACATGAATCATTATTCCGGCATGCTGGCCAAAATCTCCTTCGTAAAATTCTCATAGTCCTGCCCTACTCTGCTGTAAGGCGAATAAGAGAATATATCTTGATTGATAGCCTGTGCCTCTACCATCTTCGTATCTCGACGGGTATACGAGTCGAACATGTAATCATCGAACTTATTACCCAAATACTCCTTAAACTGCTTGGTGGCTCTCGTCTGATCATTACTCATCACCATAAACAAGCCTCGAATATCAATATCAGGGTTCAAGTCTTCACGCGTTTCCTGCACCGCATTCAGAATTTCGGCAATACCTTTCGTTGCCAGCATTTCGAGCTGGATAGGTATTACTACACCCGTTGCCACCGACAGGGCATTATGCGTAAGCAGAGATAACGCTGGTGGGCAATCTATCAGAACGTAATCGAATGCCTCCAGGATAGATGAAACTCCTTCCGCTGCCAATTCGTCGCCTCGTACTTCCGTCAGCGGCTTGCCGAATAACTTATACAAAGCCTTGCGAGGCACCGGCATCTGGTTAAGGAAAGGTTCGATGTTGATAAGCCGGTAAGATGCTGGGGCAAGATAGATGCCCTCTCTTACCTGATAGACGGGCAAAGGAGACTGCTGTATCAGCGCATCGTATACGGTAGGCTTCCCGATATTCTCTGCCTCACTCCATCCGAAGAGGAAGGAGAGACTTGACTGAGGGTCCAAATCAATAAGCAAGATACGAGGTTTGCGCTCCTTGCCATCTTCACCCCTACCAAAGTAACCTTTACCATAACGGCGAAGACCAGTTGCCAAACTCTGTACGGTTGTTGTCTTACCAACTCCTCCCTTGTGATTTACGAAGGCGAGGATTTCTTTTAATCTTGTTTCTGCCATAATCTTAAAAGTATTAATTCGTTTATATATTTATTAATGTATTCGTTTCTTTAAATCCACTAACGCATCCACGCATAAATGCACGTTTGTGCGTTTCTGCTTTTGTGGAAATATGTAGATACAGAATCATGCTTTTATGCGATCCTTTTGTGTTATTTCTTAAACACGCTACAAAATTAAGAATTCAAATTGATATTACCAAATTTTTTTATAACTTTCTGCGCTTATGAGTGCATTTATTTGTTTATTCGTACATTCATGGGTGTATTGGTTGCTTTATTTCTTGATATCTGCATTGATTTATTTATTCATTTATTCGTGCATTTATTTACTCATTTATTTATTCATTTTTTTGTTGATTTCTTTATTGATGTGTGCGTTTATGTATTTATGCGTTTGTGTATTTGTGTATGCGTTTCTGCTTTTGTGGAAATGTGGAAACGTGGGAATAAAGAATAAAGGTGCAACATACCAAAGTACGAATGCACCTTTTTACCTTACTGTCCACCCTAACCGTCGTAATCTTGTTGCGCTCGAAATTCACATCTGGAACCGGGAAGGTGGAGTAGGGCTTTTCGCTGTCTTTCTTACCCATGGTAATGGTGATATTGGTAGAGTAACGTAGGAAAACCTATTCCATCAGGTTCGGGTTTTTATCATATTTGCTGGCGGCTTCCTGCTGCCACTCGTCACGCTCTTTCTTATATAGTTTCATCTCATTCTCTTTGCCCAAAACATCGTTCCAATCCTTTTCAAATTCCTCCTTCACAAATTTCCTTATCGGTCCGAGATACTTCTTTTCTTCCTGGCAGATGAAACGGTTTTGCCTTTTGCGGTCTTCAGCTCTCAGATAAGTTGATTTCCGGAAGAATATTCCGAATTCAACCCTGAACCCTATCTGCTCGCTATATGCTATCAGGAAAGAAACCAGGTAGTCTCTCAACGTCCTTAATATATCCTCTTTCTCATCCTTTAAACCGAGTTCCGTAAAGTGTATATCCTTAGACAAAGACATAACTATTACGCCCTCGTCGGTTTCTACCGTCAGTTTATAGGACGAGTATTTTTCGCCCCAGTCACGGTCTAGAAATACCTTCAAGGAACCGGTCATGTTCGATTTATCTATATGAACGTCAAAACTCTTCAGGTCGGGAATAACCGATGAAATATATTGGGTATATCCAAAGACGTAACATAGATCTTCAAAAGGTATCGTTTCTCCACGATAAGCGATGATATAAGCTCCAGTATCTGCATCCACACATTCAGGATTCTGCCAGAAACCATCTCTGTCAATGTAATAATACTCGTCAAAGCCTTCTAATTTGTCCTTGCCTTTCTTCCATGCAATGCCAAGACGCTCGTTCAATATGCCATAATGATCAAGAAAGATGGCATGATCGCTGCAGGAGATAGTAACTACGACTTCATTATCTTTCATATTTTTAGTTTTAAAATTGTTCTATAATTGATAACGCAAAGGCCTCCGGAATTATTATATACCCTTACGTTTTTTTATTAAATCTCCTCAAGTAGCACGCCCTGAAGGGGCAGAAGCTCCTAGCCCAGGGCAACACCCTGGGTAATCATAGGCGCGCCCATCTCGCCCTGTAAGGGCAAAAGCTTTCTTGCGTTCCCAGGTGGTGGCATAGGCTGCGCAGCCACGCCTACCAGATAGTGGGTTTTCCTTGCGCCTACGTCCTTATCACGTCCAAATGGTACAATGATAGGCGACGATACAAGATAGCCGCATACAGGCTTAAAATCTCTGGTGTACGATGGTGATGCAAGCAACTCGGCAATATTCATCTTTATGATAGCCGCAGGAACGGAAACGGAAAGGTGTTTTGTTTCTTTCTCGTCTTCCTCCTTATCCTGCGCCAAATCTGCATGCTCCTTAGCCTTCAGCGCCTCCTTGAACATCTTATCCAGCTTCACACCCTTGTAGGCGAAGAAAGCGCAGCCACGATAGCTGTTAGCCTTATTCCGTCTATCATCAGGCATAAACTCCTTACAGAAGCCGGAAAGAGTGTAAACCTTGCCCTGGTATACCACCTTGTTATTGTCTATTGTGATAACCCTCTGCCCACCATGGATAAAAGTAATGATGTCGCCAGGCTCGATGCCGATCTTATCAAAAGTAAACTTGCGGCTATCATCCACAGACTTCTTTTTCTTCTCTGAAGATAATGCAGCCTTCTTCTCAGCAACCACGGGAGCCGTGATTTCGCAGGTCTTCTGTAATAGCTTAACACCTTTGCCTGGTTCCCCCGCATCATATACGCCATCAGCCACCTTTTCGCCAATATATGAATCGCCATCCTTGCGAGGGCAGAGCAGATAAACGTTTCCATTCTCGCTCTCAGCCATCTTCAGAGTCTTCTCATTGATACCCAAATAGAGAATATCCAACTGAGGGATAGAGAGGAGATGCTCTGTGTCGAAACTAAGGGAAAAGCTATGTTTCAATACGTCATCGGTGGCAAAGGTGGCCACGTTCTCGCCCTTCTTTACCGTGATGACCTTTTCGCCCTTCTTGCCGGAAAGAGAAATATAATCTTCACCAGATACAGAATAGATCATCTTACGGATAGCATTCCAGCTGCCGCCGATACGGACGCAATATCCGTCGAAGATACTGCCAAAGCAGGATGCCCAGTCTACGAACCGACAAGGAGAAGGCTCATAGGAAGTCATGCCATCAAACTCTATTACGGTAGCCTCTTCACGATTATCCAGTTTCACGGCCACCAGGTCGTACACTTTACCGGGCTTCATCTTTGCGCACATCTTCTTCCAAGTCTTCGCATTGATGAGCATTTCGCGGGTATCTCCCGATTTCTGAGTGATGGTAACAGGCATAGCCAGCAGCTTGTAGGTATCAGTAGCCACCAGGCGGCTTCTCTCAGCATCTATAAAGATACTCAAAAACGCACCTCTATCTTTCCCCCTATATACGAAATCGCAAAGTTCTACCATCTCCTTGGTAGCCTGGAAGCATACGCAGCCACGTTCCTTACTGTCCTCCTCCTGATAAATAAACATGTGCGCATTCTTACCGATACCGGCAAGACTCTCGAACTTGGAAACAAGACGGAAGATATGTCCGGCTGTAAACTCGCAGCGGAAACTATCCACCTCAACGCAGATAGGCTGATACATGCTTATCTCCTCACCCCAGAAGAAAATCTTATCCAGGTTCTTCGCTATCTCGCTGGCACGGTAAGAACCCTGATTGTTCCTTACCATCTTCTGCCATATCATTTCAGCTATCTCATATAGCTTGTTGAGGATAGCCATATTCAGTTCCTTATTTGTCATAGCCTTATAATCTTTAAAAACGAAAGTATTAAAATTGGTATATCCTACTTGAATGCTCCTGCCAGAAGAGGAAGGAAGAACACAGCTACACCGATGGTAGAGAAGAGCAGCACGGCTACACCTACGAAGGCGAGGGCTGCAACGGAATATGTAATTACTTTTTTCATAATGCTATAATCTTTAAACGTATTAAAATTGATGTTTATAATTTTGTCGCAGCATCGGTGATGTTACACTGATACTATAAAGAAGGATTTTCCTGCGCCTGCAAGGTCGTAGCCTTGATAGCGCGGAATGTTTCTGTGATATATCGGCTACCTCCGTGCTTTCTTATCCAATCGTGAACGTCATCAGGCACCACGTATTTATGAACGCTGCCTTCTGCTGCACGTCTGCCTCTTTTATTCGTTGTTTTGATTGTCTCCATATCTTTTGTGAATTTAAAAAGTTACTATAAAATATTCTATTTTTCCTAAATAGAAGTTTGGCCAAAGCCTTTTTGTGTTCTATTTTTCCTCTTCCTCTTCTTCGAGTTCAAAATTTTCAGCTTCGATAAACTTGCTATCGTTACCCATCGCCTCGGCTTGTTGCTCACGGGATAAATAGACTGGCCAACAAATAAGATCATCTGCATAATTGCCAATATCTATTTCTGCCTTATCCTTGTAGTTCCAGAACACGGAAGCCACGCAAAAAACTTCCATCGCCTCTTTATCTGATAGCATAGATACTGCGCCCAGGAGTCGGGTAATCTCCTGCTCGGAACAGAACTCATTTTCGCCATCGCCCAGAAGAACGTAATCGTGAACCTTGTTAAAGAGAGTATCAGAAGCTTTGGTCATATCCACATCGTTAGGAGAGATACCCTTAATAGCCTCAGTGATGACTGTCAGGCTGTGGGAATCGTTCAGCAGCCAGATAGCACGGAATCGAGCAGAAACGTTACATACAGCCAGATCCAGGTGGTTTTCACCTATCCACTTCGTGATATTTGCAACGATGCTATCAATATCCTTATTCTTGCATTTTTCTTTGTCGATGACAAAATATCTACAAGTATCAAACAAATCTCCTTCTACGAAAGTGATGCCTATGCCCGACACATTATCTTCAACCGTCCATACTACAGATTCGGTCTTACTGGATTTTACAACAAATCTATCTTTCTTCATAACTTCAAGTGAATTTAAAAAGTTACTATAATCATTTTTATTTATCTTCGTTCTCTATCTGCTCCAGCTTCATATATACCAGCGCATTCTTGTCGTAATACTGACGAGGAGCGGCACAGGAATAATACTGGTTCTCACTTTCCTTGATACATAGCGCTGCATCTACGATACGTTTGCCGAAGCTTTTCAGGGCGTGAGTCTTGCCGATGATGGTGATACCAGACTGGTATACCTTACGAACCTCGACAGCAAAACGATGCAGGGCAGCTTTTGTATTCATCTCCTCCTTCGTCACCTTCTCCAATACATTCATGTGATCAGCAGGACGTGGGTTTCTGCGCAGCTCAACAACACCCTTCTTCTTGTAATTGATGCAGACGGAATACTCGCCGGGCTTCAATTTATCCAGGTGAGCCTCCAGCAGATCGTAGCGCTGGAGCACATCACGAGGAGTGATGCTGATACTATCTTTCGTGGCGGAAGATGATGCCTGATTCTTAATATCCTTCATAAAGATCCGCTTCGCCGTGATGCGGTAGGGCTATATAATTAGTTAAAAGATAATCTTGCATATTGCGTAAGATGCCCACGTGGTGCACCAACCTGGAAGTGTGAAAGCATTTCTGCTTTATAGATGATTGGCTTATCAAGAATGATGGTAGTTGCCTGTTTGCCATCACAATCATATTGATTACACTTGTAGCCAATAGTCATTTTTGGCAAATTCCACATTCCCCAATTTTGCGTATTAAGGAAAGAAAGCAATACATAAATATTATGAGGAGTAGACTCAACAGTTGCACCATCAGTAAACACTTTCTTGTATGCTGTTTCAATCAGAGCATTCTCCGCCAAGATTCTGCGTTGCAGTTCTTCATGTTTTGCTTTCTGTTTTTTCAACTTACTCTTCTTCTCTGCCAGAAGTTCCTCTTCAGTCATATCCTTGCATTTTGCCAGAACAGCATCAATGCCACCGAGATTAAGGATGAAGTTACCTGCATTCTTGATTGGCAAACCTTTTTCTGTAATAAGTAAAGAACCATCAGCGTTTTGGGAAACAACCAAAGTTCTCGTATTTGTTTCTAAAATCTTCATATTGAAATTGACTTAACCATGATGTCGAGGGCTTGAATGATTATTACTTAAATTCTACACCTTTGAGCGGATCATTATCGCCGCCGTTCTCAATCTCGATGCCTTCCTGCTTTTCCAGAAGGAGTTTTCTTGTTGCCTCCAGCATCATAATGGTGTGGATGGTGGCCTGTCTTGCGTGATAGTCTGAGCCGGCATCGTCAACATATTGCCTATTCATACGGACCAGCGTGTTCAGGAAATCGGCGCACTCCTCACGGCTCGGATTGTTTACGTGAACCTCGCAGGTAACAGCCTTCAGAAAGTACTCCATACCTTTCTTCAGCAAGGTTCTTATCCTGCCCGTATCAGGGTGCTGTCCTATCATCTGATGAATCTTGATTCTCAGGCTACACCCACGGCGAGGGAAGCCGATGCGGTAATCATCGCCTACCTCCTCCTTTTCCTCGTCGATGTAATCTACCTTTGCGATAAAACCGCAATCCTTATCGGTGCAGACGAGGAAGTCACACTCACCACGCTTGTGATTTCGCAGCGTATCTATAATAAACAGGGGAATTTCTCTTTTTGCCATATCTCCAAGTATTTTATGATTCTTTGTAAAGCTGACAATACAGCTCTGATCTCATGCGCTTGATATAGAAGACCACTTCGCCCCGTGCAGGCTGATAGTCTGACTTTACAAACATCGCATTCTCGCCATCTGTGGCTACATACTTTTCCATCCCGAAAGTGTTCTTCGGTATGCTACCCTCGTAGTAGCTTTTGGCTACTGAGGATAGCTGCAAGGGTGATAATATCATTTTTTCCATATTCTATAAGTAATATATATGATTCTACAATTTGTTCATAACGTAGCGGATAACACGCTCGGTATATTCCTCAAGACCGAACTTCTTGCCATACTTGCGAAGGTCGGCAAGTGAAATCTCGGTAGCCTCGTGACCGATGGCAGCCTCGTAGCGGTTTTTGAAGTTCTGGGTACCAGGACGGCAGTTGCCGGAAGCCAAAGACTCCTCAAAGGTGAACATGTGACCGATTAATTTCTGATAGGATAGCTTATTCTTGTTGCGGGCATTCATCAAGCTAAGAGCCTGCTTGCTGCGCTTCTCGGCGCTGATACGCTGCGCCTCCTTCAGAGATTTAGCTACGATGTGCTCACCCCTTACCAGGAAGCCTTTTACAGTTTTAATATCAGCGATAGCCTTGCCCTGCTCAATCCATTCGCAAGCCACGCCCTGACGTTTGATTTTGCCACGCACGAAGGTAATCAGACCGCCCAAGTTATAGATATAATAACCCTTCTTCAAATACAGAGTGAAGGAACGGCGGATCATTGTATAACCGCAGCTTTTGCTATATCCGTCATAATCTTTCCACTCGTAGCACTCCACGCCGTTTTCCTCGGCGATTCTTGCATCGATACCTCCGAGATTTTTGCCCAGCTCCAAACAAAGATAGACAAGATCATCGACACCGAAATCTGTCTTTTTGCCTGTCTTGTCGAATGCGCAGAGATGCTTATTTATGTAAGCCAGTTCCTTAGCTCTCGCTTTCGCAGCCTTCTTCGCTGCCTTCTCTTCCTCCTTCTTCTCTGCTGCCTGGCGTGCAAGCATACTCAGATATTCGTCTTCGTTAGCAAGACCTTTCTTTTCCAGATACTTCTTAAAAGCCTTCTCTGCAAGAAGGATATACTTGTGAACCTTGGCTGCACGCTTGATTGCGTCCTTTTCGCACTCGCCTACGATGACCTCACCGCCTCCCAGCAAATCCACCTCGTTCTTACCTTCGAGATAGTTAGTAAGGCGTATCCAGGTAGCGCAGGCCACGGAAACGGAAGAAATCACGTAGTTATTGATGCAGCAGTGCTTGTAATCGTTCTTGCGCTTATAAGCCTTTTCGATGTCGGCAGAAAAGTCAGAAGCGACGACAATAAACGTATGAGCGTTGAAATCTACAGGAGCATCCTCTTTTACGAAGGTGCTACCCCTGAGATATTCGTAATCGGTGTAAACGTCCATCTTATAACTGTCTGCCAACGGAAGACGGAAGTAGTTAGAAGCATTGTGGTAGCCTGATTGACAGATAGAAACCTCGCGACCATAGCGCTTGTCTGCTTCGTCAAATCTGAACGAGCCAAACTTGATTGAAGCGGTATTACGAACTCTGTCCTTAAACTCCTTGAAAGTGATAATCATATTCTCGCTCATGCCCTTGAGACTTATTGGGCTATCTGGCACAGCCGGTTATTATTAATAGTTTTTATTTATCTTCTTGTTTTATCTGATGCAAAGGTACGGATAATTTCTGAAACTACCAAATAAAATGCACTTTAATTGCGTATTTAAGTGCATTTTTAACGTTTCGTTACGTTTTTAGCATCTCATACCTTATTTATCAGTCATTTGTTCGCCGTGAAGTGTCGATCCTCACATCTTTAAATAGATGTTGCCAGCCGTGGCAGCGATGGTAAAAATTGCCGCTGCTATCCATCACGGACCGCAGACAGCCCCTTGTTAACTATAAAACAAATGCGAACGCCTTCGCACATAAACATTTAATTTTTAAAGTTATTTAAAAGAATATGCACCCCGCCGTGGTGTCGCTCCACGCTGCCGGTCTGCCGGACGGGGTAGGGGAAGGCGCTCAGGCTTCCCCTGTATGGGGTGATAGGGCATTATGAATAGCCTCGATATATCTTATCCTATTCCGCATCACTTTACGCGCAGTGCTTAATATAATCAGCCTTAAATTCTTCCTCTGTCATGCCTTTCCTTTTTAGTATAGCCTCCCAGTAGCCTTCGCGGATTTGCTCCGCCTTATACTCCTCGAAGGTATGAGGAACGCAATCATCGGCAACCCAGAAAGCCTCGTGTTGCAGTACGATGCCATCACCAATCCAACACCCGGATAAGAGTTCGTTTTCCTCGTCTGGAGTCGCCTCGTCATCTTCCATCTGCTCGTCGAAATGCTCGATAGCGTATTTAATCATCGTGCGAATATCCTTTGCCCAGGAACTCGTATCTTCAGACTTGATATTACACTCCTTCAGCACCATCCCCACAAGCTCATCGATACCCTTGCGGCTCTTGATGTATGCGTTGTGGTAGAAGTCGAAAGGAATAACGTGGTCCAGCTTCCATCCTTTCTCCTCGTTAACGGATGGTATGCCGTATGCCTTGCGGCTCTCTTCTGTTACCTGCACTTCGTTCTCTATATTCTCTATAACGTTCATACCGTTCTTCTTATTATTCTTTGTGTTCATAATTTCTAATTTTTTAATGTTGTTATAAATATGTGATTGATAATGCGCTCTATAATATAGAGCTTAATAATTGCCTTCTACGTACTGCACCCCCTCCTTGCTGTAATCTCTGAAAAGCTTCTTTTTGATTGTTCGTCTGGAGATCTCCAGCTTTTCGGGAATGAAAAGACGCTGATCTATATCGCAGTGGTCGCAGAATACCCATAAGCCGGTATCTTCCTCCTTCGTATATACCAGGATGCCCGCCGTCTTCTTGAAGGCTCTTGCCGTAGCTGCCATAGCGCCTTTCAGTTTCTTTTCGTCTATCTCGTTACTCCACCAGCTAACCGCAATCGGTTTTACTACCTTGTCGCCAACGGTCAGTACATAAGTATATTCTTTTTCCATGATTTCTAGTTTTTCGTTGTTGCTATAATATTGCTATAATACCAGACTGCTGCCTGAGCCATTGCATCTTTCAATGCCTTCAGGTACCTGTCTGTATCATCGGGCGTATTCATTGGCACGTGCCTATCTGGATATTTGCCGTTCTGATCTCCACTGCCAAGATGGATGATGCAGAAGGAGCGGTCCTTGTCGTGGGTGGCTACCATACCACGGCGCTTGCAAAGCGCCACCACCTTATCGAAATATTGTGGCTCGAAAGTGATTACCTGGAGCACACTCCAGGGATATTCCTGGGCAGTCAGCAGGATTTTACCCTGCTGCTGCGATATAGCGAAATTATATATAACTGATGATTTCTTCATTTTCTATCTGTTCTATAATGAGTGATTTCTAATTTTTCCGATGGGCAATAATAGGGCAGCGCTCAGGCTGCCTTATTATTGCCAGGGTATGTGATAAACTCTGTGATGCTCATCTGCTCGAAGATGTTGTAATAAGCCATCATCTCCAGGCGGTCGTCGCCGTTCTTAGCCCCGATTTCAGCCTTCACTATATAATACAGCATGTAGGCAAGATAGGCTTCCTGACGGTCGCTCGTAGGGTTGAATAAGGCTGCACGGTTCCAGTCTTTAATATCATTACTCAGAAAGGACCAGAAACCATCGCTGGAAGAGTGATTTTCCTTGATCCAGCCGGCTATCTCTTCACGGTGATTTCTTACCTTTGCTATAATTGCCTTCTTTGCCTCGCTAGATAGCCCGATTTTAACCTGGATAGTATCGGTACTGAAGTTATAAGCCAGAGGGTGCTGCACGCCTACGAAGGACAATTTAATATCTTTGCAAACATACTGCTGGAGCCAACGTTCCCACTGCTTGGTGTATGCCTCGCAAACTGCCTTCTGGTAGCTGTCTTCATTGAAGGTGAAATCCTCATCCTCTACAACTTCGTTCCGGTACTCGTAATCTGATACCTCAAAAGAAGAATCCCAGATAGTCTGATAAAAGCCTTCGAAGCTTACCAGGTCGATGTCTGATACATCTAATTTCTTTTTCTTTTCCATAACCTTAAAATTTTAAATGTTCTATAATATGTTTTTTATTCCCAGGGAATCCTTATTTTGAAGGATTCCCTGATACGATACGCACGCTATAATAAGGCGTACTGAAAGGGTATCTTACTTCGTTTACAAAGTACTCGACAGATGGTGTACTCATTGCCAGGGTATCTTGGCAAATTACACGTCCATTCATACCATGCACCATCATGTTGAGTGCACACATTTTACATACCAGCGGATCTGAGTCTTGAGCAATATACTGGAATGGTCGCCCGGCCGAATGGTCCAGTTTGCTAGCCTCGATAAAGTGGGCAAGAAGTAGGCGACCGCTGCCAGCTGCACAATCATTCACCGTGGTGCCTTCTATTTTCGCGCTGGTGGCTTCGTTTTTGCCCGAGCCTATAATGGAGCTCATTAGGTTAGAAGCACTCTGAGAAGTGAAAAATTGCCCCGTTTTCGATGCCTTACCAGCGGTTAAATACATATCCTCATATAGCATACCGAAAACGTCGAGCCACTGGCCGCGGTCCATTGCCTGGCCAACATCATTCAACCAAGCCATAGTCAAAACGCCAAACTTTGGTTTAGCCTGAAGGCGCTTCTGCTGCCAGTTTTTAAAACCGTCCAGGGTACCGTCAAAAGCCTTCACGCTGAACAGGTCGAGCAGATAGTCACAAAAATCACTGAGCGCCGTTTCGTATGGTCGCCCGTCTGCCTTCGTCTGCTGGCTCAGATAATCAATATAAAATTTCTTGTTTATCATAAATCCTCAAAAATTTAAACGTTCTATAATAAGTAATATTTCACACGTTCTATAAACAGGTGCCCTGGATAGCCTCCAGGGCTAGCTGCTAGCATCCCCAGATGTGACTAGTAAGCGGGTACTTCTCCAGGTCGTGTTCACGCGCCCAGCTTTTTATTGTACCGTCGGTTTTTACCAATTCGTGGAATGCAGCCTCAATTTTGCGTACCTGTTCCACGTACTTAGCATAATGTTTGGTACTTTCTTTATATTTGGCAATATCCTGCCTTTTATCCAAGATATACCCGTCGATCACGCCCAGGGCTTTTTCTGCCTCCATACGGTCGCCCGTGGTCCATTCCCACGCCTTATATATCTTAGAGCATGAAGTAGGATAAAGCGTAACACCTGGAGCATACTCCCCGTATGAATTAATAGCAAACATAAACAGGCAGTCTTCACAGAAACTACAAATAAAGCCCGTCGCGGCTTTTGCAGCGTCCATGAAGCGTTTATTTATTACTTTGCCGTCGAAGGTACGGCAAACGTCCTTGAGTGCCTTCAGGGCTATAATTTCTTTGTTTGTACGGTCCACGAGTTTATCGACGTGTTCGCGATACTTTCTTACTTCCTCGTTTTTCTTGCGACGTTGCCAGGCCTTCACGGCGTTCCGGTAATCTTTTTCCGAGCCTATAATATAGTTTTTTGGCTCATCGCGTTCAATCAAGCCACGGCGCATGTAAAACTCATTTCTCAAAATTCCGTACTCCTTCGCGTTTTCCTCGCTGCTGAAGGTTTTTGACGTTGGGGCAGAAAGAGTATCATAAAACCACAGGAAAACATCTCCTGAGTCTTCAGACAAAACGCCCAGGCGGTCCGCGATATTCACGATATTTTCTTTCTCTAAATTATTTAAATCTATCTTTGTTTCCATAATTCCTCAAAATTTAAAATGTTCAATAATAGAGTGATATTCTTTGCAGCCTATAAAGAAGACTCCAGGGGTACCCGGAAGCCTTCACAGGCTTATTTCCCGTATTTGTCGTAATCGATAAAAATCTGTTTGATAACATCAAACTGAAATGAGAAGTACACCTGATCATAAATACACTCATTATTTGCGAAAAAGTGTACCTCAAACGTTCTGCCTTCATGCCAGATGTCCCAGTGGCAGTTTGCTAAATCGACAGCGGCAAAGATATTATCATATACGGCACCGTCGCCAAAACTAATTGTTTCATTTTCCACGTTCACCTTAAAACCAAGTGCACGTAATATGATAGCTAATTTCTTTAATTCTTTCATATCCTTAAAATTTCAGATGTTCTATAATAAGTGATATTTTACACATTTTATAATAGTGGGTACCCTGAAGCCTCCAGGGGTACCCCGTTTTGCGTTTATGCTGCCTTGTTAGGCTTCGTTTCGTCTACTTCTTGATAGAGTCTTTTTTCGATTCTGCTGTAGCCTGTTTCCCCGTTACTACAGTGGTATGCAACGGCCAACTCTTCTCCACTATAGCAAGAAAAAACGTACTCTGCTTCATTTCTCAGATCCTCTATAATAGCGTTTAATTTCTTGATAATGTTCTTTGCCTGAAGGTGATCTAAACCGGCGTTCCCGGTCCAATTATCATCTACCACGGAAACCTCGCTAAATTCGCCATCATCAAACATATCATATTCTGGGCTGCCGGTCCAGTAATCACCGGCAGAGTCTATAGTAACTTTACCAGAAAGATCCATACAAGCGCCTTCGTAATAACCGAAACGCACCAGGGCTTTTATTTCGAGTGAAATTTCACAACCTCCATAAACGAGTGATTTATCCTTGTAAGCAATTACGCGCGCGTCGCCTTCGTACCCGTCGTAATCCTCCCAGCCCTTCGCCTGAAGACCTGAAACTATATTTTGCTTGGCAAAATCATAATCTGTTTCCGTTCCGAACTCATCAAACTCCCCTTCAAGTTCCGGATCCAGGTTGCACTCCTCCACGTCTTCTTTAGTATAGTATCGATTCATACCGATAGCAAAATAACGGGTGCAATTTGTACTCATAAAATTACATGTAGCCATAACTCTAAAAATTTAAATGTTCTATAATATATTTATTAATTCCTAGTGATATTTTACACCCACTATAAAAGCGGCTTTTATCACCTTGTTAGAAGGTGCCGGCGGTCCGCGAACCGCCTGGAGATCTCAAAACCTTTGCACCTTGATATTTAAAGTTTGAAAAAGAATATCATTATAAAGAAATTGATAACAACACACACACGGCCGCGGTAATTATATTAATACCTATAATTTGCAGCCCGTTAACTGTTATCCCTTCACCGTCGGCGGCAAAGTAAGTTTCAGGCTTAAAAAGCCACTGCCAGGCGGCTTTTATAGCCGCAAAGGTACTTTTATTCAGGCGTGCAAATAGAAGGGCGCACACCGCAAATAAAATGCTTACCAGTTCGGCCGTACCTGGACGGCGTGAAAAAATGATATTATAATTATCCATGATCCTAATATTTTAAAGATTCTATAATATAGTTATTTTGTGGGTACCCTGTAATATCCAGGGTACCGGGGTATTTTTACGCACATCTCATAAAGTTATCGAGATAATAACGGGTACCGTACACCGTGAAATAAGGACGCGCCTCCGCCTCCTCGTTTCTTGGAAACGTGTATTTAATTTCCTGCCATCTTTGCGCCGTGTGTTCCTGGTCCATACAATAACGGCGCCACAATACAGCATCGCCGCCGGCGTTAACAACAATACCATAACCGCCGCAATTACTAGTTGCACAAAAACACTCCCCGCGTTTTGCAAGTTCGTTATATTCCATTTCCTTTGTATACTTTGCCATAACTCTAAAAATTTTAAATGTTCTATAATAGGGGGTACCGGGGGAATGATCCCCCGCCAAGGCCTCAAACCTTTGCACCCTGGAATCTTTAAAATATATTATAATACTGCCATCATAGCAACGGCCGCGTTAACGGTTTTAGCCTGGTTCATGTTGTTAATAACAGGGGTATGATCCTGCACAAATTTCTTTTGTTCAGTACTCAACGCCGCGAAGTTAGCCGCGAACGCCTTATAAAAAGCTTCTGCTTTCTCGTGTTCGTTTTGTGCTACTGCCTGGATCTCCAGGCGCAAAGGTACGCGCATACTTTTAGGGAATTTATCTACAGCGTGTAAAAGCGCCGTTTCATACTGGAAAGACTCATAGGTTCTATTTAAATAAGACACGCGGGAATGTTCGTAATATTTGCCGCCTCCACTTGCAAAAACATGATGGCAGAAGCCGTTTTTTGTGTTGGTCGTATCACATGTAAAATAAACGTGTTCGCCGTTTACCACAAAATCAAATGTTTTGGTATTATATCTTTTAGTTGCCATAATTTTTTAATTTTAAAATGTTAGTACTTTATTTGTTTAACTCGCTTTTTGCCTCTAGATAATTATCTTTAATGATCAGGCCAAAACCAAAATACATTAAAGCGCTAATTACAAGAAGTAAAAGAAGGGAATCAACACACGCCCCCGTTTTTACTACATTATTAAAAAGCAGGTTGTAAACGCAAAATAAAGCGCCTAAAACAAAAGGAAGTGGAATAATAGCCAAAATAAAACTCATTATATCCATATTTGCCAATATCTTAAAAAATTCTTTCATAATTTCTATTTTTTTAAAAGTTTCTATAATAAGGGCCGCCGGAACGGCCCCCATTAACTATATATTAGAGTCGGATCTCCTCCAATTTTCCAAGGTCGAAAATTGCAATTTGTTCATTCGCACGGCCGGCCTCGATAGCCTCTTTACGATCCTGAAAAATTACGGTTGCATCATAATAATATAGGCCGCTTTTAGAATCATACCAGCCGCCAAATGCTAAAGTACGACCGTTTAAATTATCTGAAACCTGGAGCTCCTCGATAACATTTGCGACCTTTGCCAAACCTTCAGCGCCAAAACTGTTTTGAGTCTTCTTTAATGCTACTGCATAACCTGTAGTTACGGGCTGCAGAGTTGCAGCGTTAACAGTAAAACCTTCAGGATTAAGTGCTGCAATTGCAGCGACACTTGAGATAACTAAATTCTTTTTCATAACTTTAATTTTTTATTTGTTTATTCTTTGTTTCTGTTTTACGTTTGCAAAGGTAATACTTTTATTTGTTCCGCACAAATATTTACCGCAAAAAGTTTATGTTTTCCTTTATTTTTAACCTTTAGTTACAAATAAATGCCTTAAATTTACATATATTCACAAATAAACTTATTTGTTATGTGTTTTACCTAGTTAACTTAGGATCATTTCTTATTATATGGTATACCTTATTATATATATAGGGAAAAATAAAACGGTGCACTCCTTCTCGGGAATAGAAGGAGGCTGCATCTCGTGGGCGCACCTGGCATCTCGTGGGTGCACTC